TTGGGAGTTGTGCGCTCCATTGGAAACAGAGTCTGAAAGAAAAGAGCTGATATCATCCCTTCAAAACAAATTTGGCCTATCAACAGTTCAGAAAAAAGACAATAGATATTTTCGATTTCATTCAGAAGATTCTTTAAAAATTACAAAAATAATATTAAACAACATCCCACACAATTTAGATATTGTGCAAGATAAGATATTGTCTAAAAATAAATATCGTGCATTAGGGGGTGAAAAAAATGAGTTTCGTTAATCTCCACGTACATAGCGCTCAAGGCTCACTTCTTGACTCTATTCTTACTGTAAAACAAATTGCTCAGTATGCGAAAGACAATGGGCAACCAGCAATTGCTCTAAGTGACCATGGCTTTATGTATGCGTCAATGAATCACGTTATTGAATGTCAAAAGCTTGGTATCAAACCTATCACTGCATGTGAAATTTATGAATGTGATGACCATATGCTTAAAAACGATACAAAAGACAATGTGCAACCAAGATATCATTTGCTTTTAATTGTAAAAAATCAAATCGGGAAAGATAACCTTTTTAAAATAGTATCAGAAGGATGTACGAATGGCATGTATAAAAAGCCAAGAGTGTCAATTCAGTGGATCAAAGACAACAATTTAGGGGAAGGTATTATTTGTCTCACTGCATGTCAAGCTGGACGACTAGCAAAATACCTTGACACAGGAATGTATCAAGAAGCAGAAGAATTTGTTAATCTGCTTAAAGACACATTTGATTATGTTGCTTGTGAGATTCAGTCACATCCAACAGAGTCTCAGCTAAGGTCAAACACTCTTATTTGGAAATTTGCTAATCATCTTCAAATTCCATATGTCATTACAACAGATGCTCATATGCTGAGAGCAGATCAACTAGATACACATTCAATCTTTGTAGAAATTGGAGAAGGCAGAGAAGCAGGAGAAACTTATATTGGATGCCACCTTCAAAATGAAGAAGACATTTATAAATATCTTGGAAATTGGAATCTAGACAGGGTAATTCAGCATGGTATTGATGAAACAATTCACATTGCCAATATGGTGGATGACAATATTGATTATGAGTTAAATAAGGGTACAATAATGCCAAAGGCTCATATCCCAGACGGATATGACACAGAGTCATATTTTAGATATTTAGTATATTCTACATTTGATGAAAAGTTTGGGCATATGCCACAAGAAGAACAGGATGCACGTAGAGAAAGAATTGAGTCTGAAATTCCCGTCTTGAAAGAATTAGACTTTTTGAACTATCTTTTAATTCAGCATGAATTTTGTAATGAATGTGATAGGCGTGGAATCCCAAGAGGGTATAGTCGTGGTTCCGCTGCAAATTGCCTTTGCGTTTTTATGCTAAATATTACTCAAATAGATAGTGTAAAATATGATCTAGACTTTACAAGATTCGCGAATCTAGGTCGTAAAGGCTCGGCAGCAGATATTGACTTGGATATTTCAAAAGCTAGAAGACAAGAAGCAATCCAAGTCCTGTGTGATATTTTTGGACAAGATCACGTTGCACCAATGGCAACATTTAATACACTCAGCACTAAAGTAGCAATTAGTGATATTGGAAAAGTATTAAATGACAAACAGGACAGCCCATACTTTGGGCAAATCCCATATAGTCTGAGGAACGAAGTAACAAAAATGATTCCTACAATCAAGACATTAAACGATCTTGGTGAGTCGGAAGACAAAGACATGTTGCTTAAAGACCTTATTGGCAAGAACGAAAAACTTGATAAAATTTATAAACAATTCCCTTTATGGTTTAAATATGTTATGGAGCTTGAAGGGCTCCCAAAATCGCGGGGTCGTCATGCAAGCGGTACTCTATTAACTCCTAAACCAGTATTACATTATGCCCCATTATGTTTAGATAATGAAAAGCATGTTATGGCACAATTTGAAATGCATATATGCCAAGATACTGATGGTGGAATGGGCCTCGTTAAGGAAGATGCACTTGGGCTTGAAACATTAGACATCCTCGATTCGGCTTTAAAAAATGCCAATTTAACATGGAAAGACGTTGATATTAATCATTTAAATATTGATGATAAGAAAGTATTTAAAGAAATCTATGCTTCTGGCAATACTGTTGGGATCTTCCAATTTGAAAGCGCCGAGGCAAGGAACATGAGTATTGCGGCGCATGTTGACAACATTGAGGATGTTATCGCCATAAATGCAAGTAATCGTCCCGGAACAAAAAATAGTTTTCCTGATTATTGCAAAAATAAATTGTGCCCAGAATCCATTCAATGTATACATCCAGATTTAAAAAAACTATTTCAAAAAACATGGGGAATTCTTTTATATCAAGAAGATTCGCTCCATTTGCTTGCATATGCAGGTTTTAATGAGGTAGAACAGGACACTGGACGTAGGGCCATCGGCAAAAAAAAGAAAGATGTTATGGCCTCTTTGTATACACAATTTGCAGATGGGCTAAGAAAAAAACAATGGACAGAGCAACAAATCAAAGAAGTTTGGGCTTTACTTGAGAAACAAGCAGAATATAGCTTCAATCGTGGTTAACACAATGGCCCCTTATATTGGCGACAATATATTGAACACCGAATATGCTGGAACACCCTTAGAGCTTCACATACCAAGGCGTAATAGTTGTGGAGATTGGGCAATCAGCAGGGAGTAATGACCCTCAACGACCACCAAGGTGCTTCTCTCAGAGAAGATGGTATGGTCTAATCCCTTTTAAATACTGCGAAAGCAGGGGTATAAATGCATGCTGTTGCTTATAGTCTGTTATCTTATCTTACCGCATGGATGAAAGTATATTATCCAGTAGAATTTATGACCGCACTTTTGACAGCGAAGTCGGACAATACTTCAAAGCTTAGTGTTATTATTACAGATTGTCATAGAATGGGAATCAAAGTACTTCCGCCTAAGATTAATGAGTCTGAATTTTCTTTTAAGGCTAAGCCAGAGACTAAAGAAATCCTTTTTGGTTTTGGCGCAGTAAAAGGCATTGGCGAGTCAGTAATTACTAAGATTATTGAGAACCAGCCATATAGCAGCTTTGATGATTATCTGTCAAAAATCCAAGATAAAGCGGCCACAATTGCTCTAATTAAAGCTGGTGCTTTCCCTACTTCTAATAAAATGAAGCTGATGAGAAAGTATGCTGCCTTATCGTATGATAAGAAAGAATATAAACCAGTTCAATCATATGGGACAAAAGCAAAATTATTGCTAAATTGGGATATCAACGTAGATGATTACAAGGCTGGCAAAAAAGTAGATAAAGAAGCCGTGCTGCAATTGTATAATGCAAAGCGTAAAGAAAAGTTCGACCAAGTGCAAGAGGTCAAATATAAAGCGTATATGACAGAGTTCCAACAAAAATATGCTAGAGATCAATTCCTATGGGAATACGAAAGCTTATCAATGTTTTTGACAGAGAACCCATTGCAAGAAGGTGTAGATTTAATAAACGCTAATTGGGATGATGTCCCGAATGGAGAAAAAACAGTTGTCTTGTGTGTTATATCAGACATAAAGCGCAAGAAAGATAAAAACAACAATCCCTTCGCATATCTAGATTTGATTACTTCTGATAGAATTATTGAAGCGACTATTTGGAGTAGACAACTAAAAGAATATTTTGATCTTATCTCGAAGGGCAAGTGCCTTGCAATTCTTGGAAGGAAAGAAGACGATCATTTGTTCGTTGAAAAAGTTAAACCCTACACCGTTTGGCTCGAAAAAATAAAACATACACGTGCCAAAAAGACATCTTGACAGCACAAAATTATTGTGATATAATCGCATTACAAACTAGAAGAAGGAGTGATTCAACATGGATGAAAATGAAAACTATGAACAGCCAGAGAGCGTTGAAAGCGTAGAAGAAGCAGACGAGCAAGCACCGCCAGCATCTGAACTTGCAAACGACGAGCTCAAAGAAGCAATTACTACACAGATGAAGAAGGTACAGATGGCGGCTTTGCTCAGTGGCTCGAAAGCAATTTGTGGCGTTGTGCTTCAGTACATCGCGGAGTTCAAGCGTCAACCGGGCAAGAAGTCGGCGAACGACTATAAGAGACTAATCAAGAAGATTGAACATTTTTGTTCAATTAGTTTGGGCAAGGACGTTAACGAGAATGGTGATATTGTTGATGTAAAGAAGGAAGAAGAAAACACTTCCGAACCAGAGCAGGATTAACAATACAAAATTATTGGAGGCAACTATGCAGAAGTTTACTGTTGCTCTAGATTGTGATGAGGTGCTTAATAATCTCATTGAGAAAACTCTAGAGCTATATAACACGAGACATGACACAGAACTAACGACAGAGATTTTCACGCAATATGACTTTTACAAATGCCTTCCATTTGAAGTAGCTGAGGAACTAACTTCTATTTTTATGGAGAAAGAGCTGTGGGATTCACTATCCCCAGCTCCTGATTCTCAGTGGGGTGTTAAGAAGCTAATTGATAATGGGTATGATGTCTACGTTGCAACAGCAACGCATTACTCAAATTTTGCGTGGAAAGTTGATTGGTTCGCTAATAACTTCCCATTTATTGACCAGAAACATATTATCTGTATTCAAAACAAGTCGCTATTGCATGTAGATGTACTTGTTGATGATTGTGCAGAGAATCTAATGGCTACAAATTATGCGGTTGATAGAGTGCTTCTTGACAAGCCATGGAATCGAAACGTACATGATGATGTGTATGGAATTTACAGAGCTAATAACTGGGAAGAAATTGTAGATTATGTGAATGAACTATATAAAGAAAACCAAGGGCTTTATTTGATGGAGGGATGCTAATTGATTGTAACTAAGCGTGATGGACGAAAGGTAGAATTTGATAAAACAAAGATCGAGAACGCTATTTTAAAAGCACATAAAAGTATTTACCATGGAGAGAATTTTGAAGATATTCAAGATTTTGCTGCAAAAGTTGCTTTCGATATCGAGTCAAGCAATTCTGCTTCTGAACTTTCCGTTGAAGACATTCAGGATATGGTTGAACGAAAGCTAATGGCGTCTCGGTTCAAAACAACTGCCAGAGCATATGTAAATTATCGTTTCTTGCATGAAATGGCGAGAAATCAATATCAAGAGCTAATGCAGACCGTGTCAGAAAAGCTAACAGCGAATAATATCCAAAACCAAAATGCAAATGTTGACGAAGCTTCATTTGGTGGCCGTATTGGAGAGGCGAGCGATGTTGTGACAAGACGTTATGCTCTAGAATACCTTGTCTCACCAATGGCAAAGGCCAACCATGAGAATAATGAGGTTTACATTCATGACCTTAATGCTTATGCGGTTGGTTCTCATAACTGTCTTAGCATTCCGTTCGACGATCTGCTTGCGAATGGATTCAATACTAGACAGACGGATGTGCGTCCTGCACAAAGTATTAATACGGCATTTCAGCTTGTTGCGGTTATCTTTCAACTTCAGAGCTTACAACAGTTTGGCGGCGTAAGTGCTACGCATTTAGACTGGACGATGGTTCCTTATGTAAGAAAGAGCTTTTATAAGCACTTTAAGGATGGGGTCAAATATTGCCTACGAGATGAATGGGACGAACATTGGGACAGCGACTTTAATGATTCTCGTCCGATTGACTGGGATGAATATAAAAACTATCCAGAGGCATATGAGTATGCACTGGATATGACAACAAAGGAAATTTATCAGGCCGTTGAGGGAATGTACCACAATTTAAATACACTTCAAAGTCGTTCTGGAAATCAGCTCCCATTTACATCAATTAATTATGGTACTTGTACGCTTCCAGAAGGACGTATGGTAACTAAAGCACTACTTGATGTTTCTATCAAAGGCATTGGCAAACTTCATCGCACTAGTATTTTCCCATGTGGAATCTTTCAGTGCATGAAGGGAGTAAACCGCAAGCCAGAAGATCCGAATTATGATCTATTCCAGTTGGCTCTAAAGTCTACAAGTCTTAGACTTTATCCTAATTATGCCAATGTAGATTGGAGTAATAATGCTGGATATGACATTAATGATCCAAGAACGTACTTCAGTACCATGGGTAAGCGTAAACTTATAGCTCATGTAAAACCTTTTGAACCTCGCCAGAGGGTGTCTAATTTAGGCTAACGGTTAGGACTCTACGAGTTGAGACCGTGCTAAGTAATTAAGAATAGATTATTTCAGGGCAATGGATGGTGATATGTGCGACAATTTATAAAATAACTATTCTTAATTAAAAGTGTATCGACTATCCCTGATGAATGTATGGGAGTAGGGGCAGAGATTGGCGCTGCCGTTGTTTTAGGAAACGAAGCAACTGAGAACCGAAGCGGAAGGCTATCGAAAGATAGAAGATATAGTCAGTGCAGATGGCAACATCTGATAAACACGTGTAGAACAGCAAATGGATATGACATTAATGGTTTTGGTCAGCTAAAAGACGGTAGAGGAAATATCTGCCCTGTGACAATCATTATGCCAACATTGGCAATGGAAGCAAAAGAAGCTGCTCTCAAAAATTCAGAGCCTTTTGAAGAAGATTTAGAAGGATTGGCCGTTGATAATTTCATGAAACTTTTGAATGAAAAAATCAATGAAGCAAAAGATATGCTTCTTGAACGTTTTGATTGGATTTGTTCTCAATCTCCAGAAGCGGCAAAGTTTATGTATGAAAATAATGTTATGGCTGGATATGTACCAGAAGAAGGTATTCGTTCTGCTTTAAAACATGGAACTTTAGCACTAGGCCAATTAGGTTTAGCCGAAACACTGCAAATTCTCATTGGTTGTGATCATACAGAGCCAGAGGGAATGAAATTGGCAAAGCACATTGAGCAACTATTCAAAGATAGATGTGCAGAGTTTAAGCAAGAATATCATCTCAACTTTGGTGTATATTATACACCTGCAGAGAATCTTTGTTACACTGCTATGCAGAAATTTAAAATGAAGTATGGAGAAATTCCTAATGTGTCTGACAAAGACTTCTTTACTAATTCAATTCATGTTCCTGTTTGGAAAGAAGTAAATCCATTTGAGAAGATTGATATTGAATCACAGCTAACAGGATATTCAAATGCAGGATGCATTACTTATGTTGAATTAGATTCTGGAGCAAAAAACAATGTTAAAGCTCTTGAAACCATTGTCAATTATGCAATGGATAAAGATATCCCTTATTTCGCTTTGAATGTCCCAAACGACCAGTGTATGAATTGTGGATATTGCGATGAAATGAACGATGTTTGTCCAATGTGCAATAGTAATGATATTAAAAGGTTGCGTCGTGTGACCGGATATTTAACAAATGATTACAAAACTGCATTTAATAAAGGCAAGCAACAAGAAGTTGAAATGCGTGTTAAACACGACAAAATTATTAGTAGGTGATTCATATGAATTATTTAGGAATCAATAAATGCTCAATCGCAGACGGCCCCGGAGTACGAGTAGTACTCTGGGTGTCTGGATGTAATGTACATTGTAATAATTGTCAAAATCCTCAGTCATGGGATTTTAATGCAGGAGAACAATTTGATGATCTTGCGAAGCAAAAACTGTTTGATGCATTAAATAAGCCATGGGTACAAGGTTTAACATTATCTGGTGGCCATCCTTTAGAATATGAAAATCTGCAAGAAGTATATCGTATCATTAATGAATTTAGAGAAAAATTTCAAGACAAAGACATATGGCTATATACTGGATACACATTAACAATCAACGACTTTGATACATCAGTTGATGTTTGTTTTGACAATAGTCTATTGGCAAATTACATTCTTGCAATGTGCGATGTTGTGGTTGATGGCCCATATATAGATTCTATGCGAGATATTACATTACCATTTCGTGGGAGCACGAATCAGCGTCTTATTGACGTTCATGAGACAATTAAACAACAAGAGATTGTTTTATACAATACAAAACTATAATAAAGGAGTAATGAATAATGGGTGATATTACAAGAGAGAAGACAATTGAAGAACTAGAAGAGGAACTTAAGGCAGCATCTGAAGAATACAAGAGACTTAGCTCACTAGTTAAGCAGAAGAAAGATGCTGAAGAGGAAGAGAGAAATAAAAAGATTGAGGCTGCAAAGAAGAATCGTGCAGCAACTATTGAAAAAATGCTAACAGATGTAGACAATGAGATCAAGAAATATCTTGAGGATTATGGCACTTTCCGCATCAATAAGAGCTTCTATTATCTAAATTATATCTTTAACGGCAAGAGTCCAATTTGGTTTTGGTAATGGAGGGCTTGCTTATGAACGCACATATTAAGTTTGCAAAGACAAGACCAGATGCAAAGATCCCTAGTAAGCGGCAAGGGGATGGATGCTATGATCTTTATGTTTGCTTCGATGAAGAATTTGTTGTGATTCAGCCTCATACAGTCAAGCTAGTTCCAACAGGAATCTGTAGTACTTTTGATAGCAATTACCGCATTGGGTTTAGAGAACGCGGAAGTAATACAAAGTCCGCAATGTTCGTTATGGCTGGACAGATTGATTCTAACTTTACAGGAGAGTGGTTTGTAGCGCTCTATAATGGCAATGACATTCCTATCGAAATTACTAAAAATGTTTCAGAAGTTATAAAGGAAGAAGATTTCATTCGTGTTCCATATAGCAAGGCTGTTGCACAGTTTGCTGTAGAAGAAGTGCCGCAGGTTGAGATTGAAGAAGTAGATGTGGATTATATCACTAATCTTAAAACTGAACGTGGAGCGGGTATGCTTGGGAGTAGTAATAAGTGAATATTGGACAAATAATGACCGAGAAGATAAGGAGAGGTAATATGAAGAAAAAGATTAGAGTATATCTGGCCTCACAAATTTTTGCAGAATGCTGGAGAGATTACAATGAAAAAGTGGCACAAAGAATTGAACAAGAATTCCCTGAAATTGAGCTATACGTAAGTCAGCGTAACACCAGCATTAACGATAAGACAAAATGTGCGAAGGCTGAAGATATCGCCTATGGAGATTTTACACAAAATCTTGACCATGACGATATTGTTGTAGCAATCGTAGATGGAGACACTCCGGGCATTGGAACAGTTTGTGAATGTGCATATTTTGCGAGAATGTGTCAAGAAGAAATTGAAAGGACTGGGGCTACAAATAAAAAAATTATTTCACTTTATACTGATACAAGAGAATGTTCTCGTACAGTTATGGATGCAAAAGTAGAAGCACTTCATGAATTCGCAGAGTCACAGTTTAGTTATTTAAACCTTTTGCTTGTAGGTATGCTTAAAAGGTATGGAGTTATGTGCTCAAGTGTTGACGAAGTTATTGAGCAGTTACGAATTGCAATAAAAGAATATGAATGTCAATAAAGGGTACGAAAATTTACAACATTTTAAAGGTACTGTTTATATGAACAAAGATGGCAAAAATAAACGAGTACCACCAGATGAAATTGACAAATACATTCAAGATGGATGGATATATGGCATGGCTCCTCGAACTAAAGAACGTCAAGAATTAATTAATAATAAACGTAAAGAAACTTGCTTAAAAAAATATGGTGTCCATAATATACGAGAGATTCCTGAAGTGAATCAAAAAATCCAGCAAACATGTCTAGAAAGATATGGAGCCCCGTCTCCAGTTGAATCTGAAGACATACGTAGTAAAATTAGACAAACATGTTTAGAAGAATATGGCGTAGAATATCAAATAGGTTCTGAAGCTACTAGAAATAAAATTAAAAGCACTAATTTAAAAAAACTTGGAGTAGAAATGCCATTTGCCTCACAAAAAGTTCTTGATAAATGTAAAACAACTTGGTTAGAAAATACGGAGTAGACAACCCATGGAAAGCAGAAGAGGTCAAACAAAAATTAAACACTCCAGAAATTGTTGCTAAAATATGGGACACCAAACGAAAAAATCATACAGGATGTCTATCTACTCCTGAAGACGAATATTATAAAATGTTAATTGAAACATATGGAGAAAATAACATAGAGCGTAATTATAATACAGATGAAAGATATCCTTTCGCTTGTGATTTTTACGTAAAACATAAAGACTTATTTATCGAACTTAATTTTACTTGGACTCATGGTGGACATCCATATAATCCAAATTCACCAGAAGATGTTGCCAAAAAAGAAAAATGGGAGCAAAAAGCGCAAACATCAAGCTATTATAAAACCGCTATAAAAGTGTGGACAGAATCCGATCCAATAAAATTACAGTTTGCTCGTGATAAAAATTTAAACTATCTTAGAGTATATTTTAAAAATTCCAATCAACGCAATAAGGAGGATTATATATATTATGATTTATGGGATTAGTGATAAACCGCCAATTAGCAAAATGTTGTTATTTGGTACGCAAATGGTCTTATCTGTATTCGTGGCAACCGTCTTGATTGCAAACATTTGTGGGGTTGCAATATCTGGCGCTCTTATAGGCGCAGCACTTTCAACTCTTATCTATATTCTTGTAACTAAAGGAAAATCTCCTATGTTCCTGAGTTCCAGCGGAGCCTTCGTCGCACCAGTATTATTTGCACTTGGTGTAGGTGGTTATACAGGTATAGCAATTGGAGGTTTAACAGCATGTCTTGTATATTGTATTTTGGGATTCATCTTCACTAAAATTCCATACCAATCAATTTACAAGGTGTTCCCTCCAGCTCTTATTGGCGCTGTCACAACAGTAATTGGAGTGAATCTAATGGGATTCATTTCTGGCTATGTTGGAGAAACTGGACAGTGGGGAATCGTTGTGGCACTAATTACAACATTCTCTATTGCACTTATTTCTCATTATGCTAAAGGTATTGTGAGAATACTGCCATTTTTGCTTGGTATATTAATTGGATATGCAATCGCCGTACTCCTTACAGTTACAGGAGTATGTACCCTTGTAGACTTTTCCGTATTTAATAATCTTAAATTTGTACAAATGCCAGATTTTGCTTTTACTCATTGGGGAGCAATTGAATGGAGTACTATTATCCCTATAGCTGTTATGTTTATAGCATATACTGTGTCTGCTTGTATGGAAGCTCTTAGTGACCATGCAGCACTAGGCGGAATTATCGGAATAGATCTTTATTCAAAGCCCGGACTTGGTAGAATCTTCTTTGGTGAAGGACTAGGCAATTTAATTAGTGCATGCTTTGGCGGTCTTGGCTCATGTAGTTACGGAGAAAGTGTGGCGACGATTGGATTCAGTCGTGTAGCATCTGTATGTGTAACAGCAACCGCAGCAGTTCTACTCGGACTACTTGGTTTTGTTGCTCCAGTTCAAGCATTTATCGCTTCAATTCCAAGCTGTGTATTTGCAGGAGCGGCTATTATTCTTTATGGCTTTATCGCATGTTCTGGTGTTAAGATGCTACAGAAAGTAAATCTTAATGTACAGAAGAATCTGATTATAGTATCTGCAGTTTTGTCTCTTGGCATCAGTGGGCTAGTTGTTGGTGGTAAAATAATATCATTCTCTGCAACTGCACTAGCTTTGATTGTCGGCGTAATTCTTAATCTAATTCTTCGTGACAAGGAGTGACAAATATGCACACAATTTTCCTAATTGTTGGCAAGAGTGGGTCTGGAAAAGACTCACTCGTTAACCAGCTATGTAAAGAACATGGATATAGACAGCTTAAATCATATGCAACCCGCGCTCGTAGAGATGGAGAGGGAGATACTCATACATTTATTACACCAGAGGAAGTAGCTCAGTATAAAGATCAAATGGTTGCTTATACGTGCATCTCTGGTTATGAATATTTCTCAACAAAGCAGCAATTACTAGATTCAGATTTTTATGTAATCGACTATAGAGGGATCGAGTATATGCACAATCTCTCGCTTGATCTTTCTGATGTTCGATTCGTAACTATCTATATTCACGTACCAGATGAAGTTCGTGAAGAACGAGCCATTAATGGACGAAAAGATGATGCACTAACCTTCTATAAACGTTGTTTTAATGAAAATGAACAGTTCACAGAAATGATAATGAGAGATGATTTTGATTACGCAATTTCAAATATTAATTTTGATAAAGCATACAAGGTTCTTAAAACAATTGTAGAGGAGGAGCTAAAAAATGATTAAACGCAATATTGTAGAAACTATTTATGAATATGACAAAGACGGCAAGTTGACGAGAAAGTCCGTCACAGAAACGCATGAGACAGATGACGAAACGAGATATCCTCTTACCAATTCTATGCTCACAACTTTATACAACAATTGCACCACAACGACTTCGTGTGAATGCCAAGACAAGTGTGGCTCTTGTAATGATGATTTTTGATTATAAAGTGCATATAAATATACAAAATTAAATAACAACATGTCGGTAGTGTAATCTTGCATTACCGACATATTTATTTATCAAAAATGCAATGATATAATATAAAATAGAGCAAATATAATAGGAGAGTGACAATATGAAATATATAACAGTAAAACAACTATATGAAAAATTAAATGCAGAGCATCCCGGCTTAATTGGGATTAATAGTGTCTATGAACTTGTCAAACGTAAAGACTTTCCATCAGTAAGAAACGGACGCAAATTTCTTGTTATTGAAGATAAAGTGGACGAATGGTTTGAAAAGAAAAGTTTAGCTTATAAAAGATAGATAAACTATATTGAATTGTGGTCAAAAGATGTGGTACAATAAAATTGTGGTAAATGATGTGGTCATTAAGCAAAAACATATCACTTAAATCTAGGAGAATCAATGACTTGAGTTGTTTTTATTTATGGACACTTATGGTTCATATAGCCTGAGAAACAGCCATAAAAACATAATAGAACAGCTATTCACAAACACAAGTCTAAAGCATTGGAGCTAGAATATATGCTGGTTTAAGCTTGCTTTGGAAGAAAATTGTATTCACTCGATATCACCAATAATCTTGTACTGTTATGATAAATAATCAAAAAATTGTGGTATTATTGTGGTACGATTGTGACTAAAAATTGCCATTGACCATATTGTTTTCATCAAATATAATAATGATATGAACTATAATTTTGTATTGTTAGAAAATGGAGGAATATATTTATGGCAAAGAAAAGAAGTAATGGGGAAGGATCGTGGACGCAAAGAGACAATGGCACTTGGAAATTGTCTGTAGCTTATAAAGGAATAGGAAGAAAATATTTTTACGGGGACAAGCAAACTTGTTTAAAGAAAAAACGTGAATTTGAAGTATTACTTAATAAAAATATCGTTGGGGATAAGGATATATTATTTGAAGATTTTATTCATTCTTGGCTTTTCACAGTCAAACAGCCAACATTGAAACCTTCATCATTTGATAGAATGGAACGTGTATTAAAAGAAAAACATGTGACAAGATTATATAATTTAGAAATGAAACAAATAGATGGACATTTAATTCAAACTTTTATTATTAATAAAATGAAAGACGATGGGCTCGCATATGAAACAATTAAGAAAACATGTTCTGCATTAGGAGAGATATTCAATTATGCATTACTACGAGAAAAGATTGATAGAAACCCGATGGGGGAAGTTAGACTACCAAAAAAGTCGCTATTTGTACAAAAAGAAAGAAGATATTTGTCTCAACAAGAAAGAGAAAAATTAATACAAACATGCTATTCTAGGCATAAAAATGGAGTGCGTATTTATAAGAATGGCGCTTTGTATGTATTTTTACTCTATACTGGATGCAGAGTTGGAGAAGCTTTAGCTTTAAGGTGGAGCGACATTGATTTTGAAACGCGCACTGCGAAAATTTATAAAACTGTCGCTCGTATCAATGACAGAAGCAAGAGTAAAAATAAGACCATTGAAATTGTATCCAATTCTACAAAAACAGGAGTCGCAAGAACTATTTATTTGTCAGACATGGCAATTGCTGCGTTAAGAGACCTGCAAGAGCAGATTGGATGGGAGCCAAACGGATACATTGTCCATGTGAATCATACAAAACCAATTTGTAAAGTCGCTGCACAAAACACATTCAATCGCATTGTTAAAAGAGCAGGGATAGAGCATTGTGGAGTCCATGCGCTCAGGCATTCTTTTGTAAGCCTAATGTTACACAATAATGTCCCACTTGCAATGGTGTCTCAAATGGTGGGGCATCTAAATATAAACATGACGCTGCAAGTATATTCTCATCTATTAGACGAAACAAAAATTGAGTCTATGTCAATTATAAAAGACATTAAATAGCAGAATGTTCTTTATAATTGACATTAACTACACTCCCCCACTACTGATTTCAAAAAGGTGCTATCACCTTGTTAATTTTACCCATAGTTTTTGCTATAAAGGTGATTGCACTTTTTGGCGAAAAATGTTATGATATTCATATAAAGGTGGTGTGAATATGACATGCAAACCGGGAACAAAATCCATTACATTTAGGCTTCCAGAAGAAGAAAAATTCCAAATAGAGCTTGCAGCTCACGCAGAGAATAGGTCAGTGAATAATTGGATACTAAATGTGATTAGAATCCATTTAAAAGCGCAGCAGGGCGCAAAAAAATAGGGACTAGAGATTTTACTCTCTAGTCCCTAAACGTTTATTATGCTTTCAACCAATCTTGGCTCTCATAATATTTCGTAATTGTATGATATAGTTCTGACCCCATAGAATTACAATGAAGCTCATTAATGTACTTTGAATAAATTTCATCAATATGATTCTTTTCTTCTGGATACAATTTTATTCCACGAGCACATCTAGACGCACATTCAGACAATTCTGCCTTGATCCGATCCCGCTCATTTTCAAAGACTCTATTGTCAAGCGTACACAACTTAGAATCAACGTTATTCAGTCTCGTATCAACATCTTTTAGATGATTGATAATTTGTTCATCCGCTTTCTTGCTTTTCGTTTCTTGCTGATCAATCTTGTATTCTAAATTATTAAGCTGCTTCGTATGAGCTTTCATCGTATTAGTTAGCTCCTCGGCATTTGTTGTGTTTCTGAGCCATGTTTCTATTTTTTTTCTTATTGGTTTAATCAGAACGCCCAAGAACGCAACGATTACCATAATCCCGCTTATTAGGCTGGATATGTTTGTAATTAAATCTATCATTGTTTATATCACTCCAAACAATATAATTTATTCTCCTTTTAATATATCAATCTCGCGCTGAAGTTCTTGGCATTTTTTTACTAGTAACGGGATAATCTCATCATAGGCTAATGAATAATTTTTATGTTCTTTTGTACTTTCATCTTCGTCATAATGAACAATTCCCGTTTTCTGTTTTGATTCATTTGAACTTAATAGTACTTGCTCTACATCTTGTGCGATAAATCCATAATGTATTGTATCAGAATCGTCATTCTTTAATACATATTGAACCGGCTTTAGCTTGTCAATGATGTCAATATCAATATCGTTAATGTCGCGCTTTAAATTTCTATCAGAATCCACTTGTGGAGACGAAGCAAAACTTGCTGCCCATTCACAGCGGAATAACCCTTTGTTGTCAGCTTGTTTTTGTGCAAAACTACCAATTGCAATTGAGCTATTGTCACCAGAAATATTTAATGGTACATTCTTTGTCCCAACATTTGTGTAAAACATAGCGTATTGACCAACACTGTCAGAGATAACAATTTTAAAATCATATGCGGTGTCTACAGCGAAAGAAGCATTTTTATACGTATATGTGTAGCTAGTTCTATCACTCGCGTCATCTTTCACAACAACACTATTTGATTCGGAATACGTAGCATCTGAACGTTTTTTACTATATGCTTTAATTTTGATATTGTTATTGCCACCTAACGTATAAAACGACGCATTCAACTGGTGCGTAACATATTGCCCAGACCCATTCATGCTACCATCTGCGTTGCTTCTAAACGAAGTTATTGAAGTAATAGTTGGGGGATTATAATCGATTATTGTAATTTCTCCTGTTGTGCTTGCTGCTCTCCCACGACTATCTGTAACAGTGACTGTATAAGTTTGTTTGCCAGCTACAGTTAGAGTATTACTCGTCATACTGTATGAAGTTGCTGAACCAGTTTTAGTCTCGGATAAATTTTGCCCACTAATCACACATTTTGTGATAGTAGAACCATATGACCCGACAGCAGACACTGTCCACGTAACAGCAGAATTGCTTTTAACATACATTCCACATCCAGAAGGATTTGTCCTAGCAATAGATGAAGTAAAACTATTGATAGAAGGTTTCATACTATTCGGAACATATAATATAAAATTAATTGTTTTTTCTCCAATTAGTGTCCCGCCATTGTAAGTAAGACATTTTAACGTACCAGTTCCATACCACGAGTTTGGAATTTGTCGTGCCAATTTACGTGATGGTGTCCAACTAACAGATGAGCTTGAAGTATTTATAGCAATAGTACCAGACTTATTACCAAATTTATACTCTAATGTATGTGTAAAAGAAGATACCGCTTTTGAAATGCTGATTGTTATTGGTGAACCTATAGTCGTGCCAGACACACTAATACTTGAAGCTCTTGGAATCTGTGGCAAGTCAACATAATAATCATACCTTGTGCTACTAATGGCATAAGTATAAATAGCTGCCTCTGCCCACGCGGAGAATGATTGCGTGCCATCAGAATTGTGCGTTAAAGTAAAACTACCAGAACCAAGGACTTCCCCTACATGCATTGCAAATCTGTCTGCACAGCTATACACTGTAACACCTGCAATGCTAACAGTTACAGGGCCTGTCATAACATAACGAGATGAGCTCCCGGTTCCCCCAGCAGACATAACAGTCCAATATATTGTAGATGTATTGTTTGCGACACTTTGCGATGAAGACCATTCGACTCTGATTCTATCTGGGTATAAGCTTCCAGCAGCATTATATACACTTGTTTCGAACGCACCACTTGATGCAGTTGCCATAAAATATCACCTCCACGTTATTGTATTGCGACAATAGATAAGCTTCCATTGCTTTCTATTTGAAGTTTAAAATTGCCTAAAGAAATAGATGATAGTTTCTCTTCTGTGCCAACTTTTAAACTACCCTCAATTTCTGCTTGTTTCATGTATGCAGTATCATTCGCAAAATAAGTAATTGGAATGCCAAATTTAATTTCTGGATCTGCAAAATTTTCACCAATTGAACTTATCGGCTTATATTGGGCAGACAAAAAATCTGGATTTTTATAATAGTCGTAATAAGTATCATTGTTTTCTTGGTGGATATATAAAATATAATCATAATTATTATATCTATTGCTTTGTGTTGGTTCAGACTCTACTTTTATAATTCTCGCCTTACGACAGAATTCAATTCTTTGTGCAGAAACTCTTGAGAAATATTCTCCAGAACCGTTGTTTTCGCCAACAACTAAACCATTATCGCCATCAAAACTAAAGAAAGAAAGCTTCTCGGCTGCGTCGCCTTTATTCATAGTTACTGTTCCGTCTTTATCAACCATAAAAGCATAGGAACCATCTTCCTGCTCGCCAATACAAATTTGGCCACCAACTATACTACTACCTTCGACCAGTCCAGCACGAACACAGCCTGCTAGAATGCCCCAATATTCTTCTCCATTAATAGTATAATTACCAAATACAGACTTAGTCGTCTGGAAATTGTCGTCTGAATATAGGAATTTATTATTGGTAATCCAGCCCTCATGATTATCTAATACGCCATCTACAACTTTACGAAGGTGAATACCATAATTATCCCACGACACACTTTGTCCAGCAGAATTTGATTTAATTGAAGTCGTTGCGTCAATTAATCCGTTTCTAATCCTCTCATCAATAGCAGTGGCTACGTCATAGCCTTTTTGCCAATAAGAAGAACCACTAGCAACCGCTTTACCAGCGCTAACTGCTTGAGACAACAAATCAGCATGGATATCGCCCTGATCCTTCGCAGATAATAAGTCTCCGAAAGTACATGAGAAATTACTTAAATCAGAAAAATTCAACTGGACTTCGAGCAATCTTGCTTTCTTGATAAAGTCATCTCGCATTTTAACTTTCACAAAATTGCCAAGGCTAAACTGATTCAGAATAGGAGCAAACTCAGGCATCGCATAGATATTTCTCATAGAAGCAGAGAAAGACAATTTTGGCTGAGAAATCTTTTTTAATTCTTTTTGTCCAGCGACTAACAATTCTTTCTGCGTATTAATCTTTTCCAAGTCAGTATCAATTTCTGAAACATAGAAGCAATCATCCGAATATTCGTCCTCTCTTAGAAACAGGGACAATCTATCCAAATTCTCTGGAGTAAAGTTTTTATTAACGCTGATGTCCTCTGATATTAACGTGATTTCATCATTTGCTTTTTGGATCTCCGCTTGAATATCTTCAACCTTTTTTTGTTTATTCTCTAGTTCTTTATTAATGGCATTAAGCTTATTAAGATTATTTATATAAGCTTTGTATTCATCACTATCTGCGTCCTTTTTATCCCATTCAGCAGCAATTTGTACATCTTGGATTGACAAGTATATATCTTTTTTTTCTTTGAGAGAATTAATACCTTCTGCCCCAACAACTAAGTTTCTTTCATTCCAAACATAAGTATACTTTTGTTCATCTTTTCCCGTCTGCTCGTTCTTCACAATAGACACTTTAATCTCGCATACATAATACTTAGAAGCAACTTCATTTCCATTGTTATCTTGGTTGACTATTTTATAAACTTCACCAAGGTTATCTATACTTGCTTCTGGCAAATAAAGTCCTGCTTGTTCAAAGTTCTCTGGAGTAACAATCTTTTCTGTAATTTTATATTCGTCAGGGACAGAATTTTCTTCAGTTAACTGACTGTCTATAAGTTCGTATAGCCTTTTTAATGTTTCAGTATAGCCTTCTACCCACACAACATAATCTCCGGCTTTTGGTTCATAGGAGTCAAGTTTGGGGTAGACATCTGTAATTAATATTTTGCCATCTCCAGCATCAGATTCAACTACCAGCAATGCGTTTTCTACCTCAATAGTTTTTACAATAAGTTTATCTCCATTTTCAAGCGTTGCATGCACCGTCAATGTTTTTGTAGTTTTGTCGTACAGATATCCATCGCCTTCTGAAATTGTTTCAGTTAACATCGAATCATGGGATTTCTTTTCAACGATATGCTTTGAACCAATGTCGTTTTGTAGCACGAAATGATTATCTAAAAATTCAGCGGAAACTGTATCTCCAATTCCTAAACTAGTGGTAATAGTTAATATGCTAGAATCAAATGTGTAATCTTCAGTAATATTGTCATTAATTCTAACAGAAGTTAATGCCTTATTACTATTTGAAACAACAAATGATTTGTTAATAGTTTTAAACAAAACTATATCGTCCTGACTGAGCCTACTATCATTAACAACTAAACTATTTTCATTTTTGTCATAAGTATAATCATTAACGTCAACAGTTAGCTCTTGTGTCTTCCCGTCATTTGACTGGCGCAAAATACACACTGCCGCAATATTTTCATTTGCAGACAATTGTTTAACATCGAAATGAGTGTCAATAGACGCTACAACCACAGAGCTATTTATCAAAAGATTGTCCAGAGAAATAGTTAATTTTTTAGTACTATAATCGTACTCATATTGTTTAACACCAATTTCTTTGCCATCAACGAGCACAGATACTATTTTGTCTTTTGGCAGAGATAGAGAAAAAGATTTTGGAACAAATTCTATTACAATTTGTTCTCCACTAAACAATAAGTCTAAATTAGAAACTGTGACAACATTATCCGAAAAAGTGTAGTTAACTTTCTGAGAATTAATTTTGACAGATAATATTTGTTTATCGTACTGTTGGCTTTCAAACTTATTATTAACTAAATTTATAACAACTCTATCGCTTGGATTTAATTCATTTATTGTTAAAATGTTTCCATCCAAATTATATCCCTGCTGCTTCTCGCCATTTACCATTACGGACACAATTTCCTTGTCGTCATCATCGGATAAATCAAACTGCGTATCAATTGATTCAACTCTAATAGTATCTCCTACGGACAAGCCATTGATAGTTAGTTGTGCCCCGTCCAGTTCATACTTAGAAGAGCCCGTGCCATTTATCTCCACGGAAACGACTTTGTCTCGAAGTTTTTCTAAAGTAAAACGATTTTGGATATATTCTACTTCAATAATGCTTCCATATTTTATTGCGTCAGTGTCATTAATAGTAATAGTTGACCCAGTAGTGTTCACAGTATATTTAACATCATTCCCATCAACTTTAACAGCAGCTATAGCATATCCGCTTGGAATAGACACATGAACGCTCGTAAACAGTGTGCCACTCGGTGTGTTGATTTCTATTTCGTCACCAACAGCTAACGCGACATTGACGATTAAATGTCTTTCATTGCCACTTGTCACATAAGAATATTCAGATGACGTTAACTCACGAGCGCCATTAATAATAATCTTGCTGTCTTTTGTAATCACGCTCTCTATTACGAACTGATTCTCACATGTGACTACTTCAACTGTATTACCAGTTGTTAACAAAGACTTATTAGTGATTTCTAATTTGTTGTTTGAATATTCATAGTTAGTGTTATTTACTTCTTTGCCTTCAATTTTTACAATGCTATTCTCATTGAAGTTAAAATCTGATGGAAGAGTAAATATATATGAGCCATCGAAAGTGAAAGTTGCAACATCTTCTTGTGCAGTTATCGTTTCGACCTGCATATTTGGTTCATTAAAAGTTTCATTTTTGCTATCAACAACGATCTCTTCAATTTCGCTGTTAATTTTATATTCCTTAATAACTTTATCTATATTATATGAAACGGTATCTCCATTTACATTGAATTGTTTTTGTGCGCTTTGTACGGGGAGCTGTTGTACAACGCCAGCAACAAAATCCTCTTTTGTCGTCTTTACATCAAAATACTCTTCTGTTGATCCGCTGATATCCTTGCTATAAAACCCACTCATGTACTTAGACTGCTTGTCCATGTAATATTTGTATTCTTGGTACAAGCTATCTCCCATCCACTCTGGAGTACAATAATAGTCCAAATTCATAATAGAAGGTAGTCCGAAGTTAACATTTCGAATATCTAAATCATCTGCGCCTTTCACAGTAAGGACTGTTTTAATATCATCCGCAGAATAATTCACTTTCATGTCATTAGAAAGGTTTTCAAATGAAACAATGACGTCCGTATCGTATTTATGCTTAAATTCATTAGAGACTTCAATAATGTCTCCTTGAGCGGGGATATTATTAAAAGATAATTCTTTTGTGTCCTGATTGTATTTATATTCAGTTACAATATGTCCATTAATTGTAATGTCTGTATCTGCAGAAACGTCACCTTGCAGCTTAAAACTATTCATTTTTCCGTCGCCAATAAACCGTTCTACTTCATTTTCTGCATAAATATTGACTTTATTATTAATTGTGTCAAATTCTACGTAGCACTTGAACGTTTCGCACATGTCGTTCATAATAAAGTCATAAATAGATTGACGATCAATTTCAAAACTGCGGCTTTGATTTTGTAGCTCCTCATCTATATGTCCAACAGTCCACCCATATGCCTTTTGTAACACAAGATGGATTAAGCTATGAGCAATGTCATCTGAGTTATATAGCACAACTCCGTCAATACTACCAACAGTATCTCCAACGTCGCCTTCGTTGATAATGAAATTTTCAAGATATCTTTGAGATAGAGAATACTCTAGCGAATAAGCATTAATATGTTTATATTCTTGAATACCATTTCCATCAATCTCTGGGTCTTGCAATTGGAAATACCCAAATCCCTCTAGATACACAAACCTAAGCCCTTCGACATAATCATAGTACGGCGTTGGCTTTGTCTCTCCAGTAATAATATCGCAATAAATAGAAGGAACATCAAATGAAATTTCACTATATGCGTTAAATTTGAAAGTACCTTCTAGATTAGTCACATTTAATTTACAAATCTTTTCTTTGTTTGTCTGGCACAAAACTACATTTGGGGCACGATAAGTGTCAGACAATAAATCTTTTGGTAGTTGCATTTCTTTCACCTGCCTTTATTATGAAATACTTACTTGTCGTATAGGTTTATTAATAATTAACTCTCCGTTTACGACCTCTGCATCAAATTCATTAAATGGGCATACGCTTCCATCGTCTTCAAGCGTAAGTACACCATTGGAGACGTCCGTACCAATTTCTAGCTTCACGTCCTTGAGTTCTCCTCTTACAATCATTTTGTGTCCCTCAACTTTGATATTAGTCCAAATTGGAGGGTTCTTAGTTGTGTCGCCTTTGATTTTTAATACCTTGCCTTCTACCCAAACGGTTAAGCCATCTTTAAGGTCATAATCATTTAGCAGGCCATCTGCTACTTTCATTGGATATCTAAACTCAATTTTTAATGTTCCGGTACCATTCGCGGAAAAATAATTAGTTCCGGGGAGCAACGTTGGAAACATAAAATTGAAATCATCGTCAAAGATTCTCTTCTCATTCGTAGAATATACAACAAAATTATTATCTATTGTAACTGTTTCGTCCTGTTGTAAATTCTTAAACTCCGTCTCATTATTCAATGATTTGTTTTTAATGAGTAAATTTCCATGAGATGAGCCATTCTGAAATGTTAACTTTGGATAAATATAAGAATAAACGTCATCACTTTGGTTGTCTATTGCGAATTCAGTCTCTCCTGCAATTTTGATTTCTACAGGATATACTTTTGAATACGCCCACGGACTTACTGCAGTAAATGTTGCTACGATGCCAATAACTCTTGCATCCATCTTCTGAAGCTGCACATTCGTGAATCTACCAAGATATGAGCACACAACATCACCATCTTTGTCGCAGACATCCATCCATGCGTTGCTTCTAGAACCAGTAAGCCAACGCAATGTGTTTCTAACCTTGTATGGGCCAATATCAGACCCGTCTACTTCGATAAATGTTACAGACGGAGTTGCGACAGAATTATATTTCGCGCCATAGTCTGTGCGCATTGTACCATCATAGCTATCAGTAAAAACAGGCTCCATATCTAAGTATGAATCCACTGTCCCGTTATCTGGATTGAATGTACTTACTACAAGCTCTAAATCATAATTTGTTTGATTGCGGAAACGAATTTTAGGATGATATATCGCCAAGATATCACACCTCCTACTAACTACTTGAAATTATATAAATAGGAGAGAGCTGTTGTGCTCTCTCCTATAATTTTGTGTTATCTAACACGATTATAAAGCTTTTTATTGATATTTTTCATATAATTGTCCATCTGGTCTTGCACCGCCTTGGTAATGTTCTGGATGGAACTATTATCTGCTCTGTCAATATGGACAACCTCTCCGACTTGGAGGTTCAACTCAAGATTGTTGTTAATAACATGAGGCGCACTAACAACAGGTCTAGATTGCTCTAGAACACTAGATGGATCTAGTTTGCCCCATTCCATAAGTCTTTCTGTTAGGTCTGCAGGAATAATTCCTGTTCCTTTCTTAATATAAGAAAGCCTACCTGCACCGTCTGGAACAAGCTGCAACTCTTCACCAAGCTCGTCAAGGAATGCGAACTGGTCTTTATCAATTGATTTAGCTCCACTACTGTAACCCTCTATGTCGCTCAGACGCACCCAGCCAGTGTAGCCACCATTTCTGCCAATGAGAACTTCCGAGTCGGTTGCCTGATAAACTGTAAATGTAGATCCCGGCACCCAAGACTGCATTCTTGTTCCGTTTCCACCATCTCTAGAGAAGTGAGTCGCTGAACTCTTAACAGTTACAGATGACCCCTTAGTTGGGGCTGCTGGAGTGGATGGCTCAGTAGCTGGTGATTGCTGCGGCGTCGAAGGAGTTGGCGGAGTATACTTCGCGCTCTCAGTCGAATTCTTCTTGCTATTTGTGGCCTTAATTATGCTATCTGCGGTCTTATCAGCCTCAACTTGTAAATCTACAAGCTCTTGTTTTAATGCGCGTAATTGCTCAGTAAATGCGCTCGCAGAAGTGTCTAATTGCTCCTGATAAGTACCAATGGCATCTACGCCTTCCAGCCAAGGCTTAGTTACAGAATCAGAAAGAGTGATTCCATACTTGTCGGCTATTTCAGATAGGTTTTGTGCTAATGAATCTGTATTCGCAGCGATAACAGCATAGCTATCTTGAATGACTTGGTTCTCATTCTTAAGCGATTCATCAAGCGCATCCATTTCGTCTTGCTTGTTGTCTTGATAATTCTCAAGAGACTTGTCAAGGGCTTCTTGCTGCTTTTCAATACTATGGTCATAATACAGGTCGTTTAACTCGTCTTGCGCTTGCTTCAGTTCGGCTTCTAATTTTTTCTTCTGCGCAATTGCGGAAGCTGAATTGTCGCCAGAAATTACTGCAAGCCTCTTCTGAATGTCTGCAATATTCTTCTGCTGCTCGGCAACTTGCTTCGCAAAGTCATTTGCATCTTTTTGGAGGCTAAGTTCCTCTTTCTTTTTATCTATAAGCTTCGAAAGAGCGTCTATCTCCGCCTGCATAGATGTTTTGACACTTTCTATACGAGTCTTATTCAGATCAATAATAGACTTCTTCGCGGATTCTTGCGCCTCAATTGCGTCCCATTGATTCTCTTTAAGCTCGGCAAGCTTTTCGTTATACTCATCTGTGCTATAAAGCCCAGCGGAATAATCTTTCTCCAGACGTGCAATCGCTTCGCCGTATTGCTCAACTTTAAAGTTTGCAACTTCTAGCTGCTGTGCAAGTAGACCAAGAGCAGTCACGCCATCTTTAGTCCAATTGCCAAATTCGTCTACTACTTTTTCTTCGTCAGAAACCAAGTTATACAAATGAGAAAGCTCAGAATCAACATTATCAATTTTGCTAATTAACTTGTCAAGATTATCCCAGTAAAGGTCATTAATACTATTCTGGAAGCCTTCGATATCTTTCTTACATGAAAGGATTGAGTCGTCAACGTCATAAATGGCGTTAACCATTTCGTACCAATCATCAGTTCCAACTCTAACATCTCCAGAAGCGACAGCTTGATCTAGGATACTTTGTAGTGAAGCACGCTTATTATTTAGGTCTTCAATTTGCTTCTGAGAGTCTTTCATTAATTCCTTATAGAAGTTTTCAGAAAGTCTTTCTCCCGCTTCGTCAAGAAGATCCATCTCGGCCTGAATGAGGTTTGAGTGCTGTTCGACTAAACCAACAATATTCTCAAAGTCATCCGCAATATCATTTAGCTGTTCAAGACGTTTAGCGGAAATTTCAGCAATAGATTCTAGATAGCTATTCTCTGCATCTTCTGCTTTTGTAGACCATGTACGATATTCTTCAATGGCATCAGCAATTTCGCCTTCGCTTTCCCCGATAAAGTCTTTAATTGCGATAGCGCCGTTCTTTGCCATTTCTTGATACTCGGCGGGAACTTTAGACAGTAGCTCCGTTGCCTTCTGGTTGTAAAGCTCTGCTGCAGCAAAATATGTAGATGCTTTCTGTTTTTCTGCTCCGACTAAGTCATCATATAAGCTGTTCTTATCTCCAATTTGAGAAGTATCGTCAAGGAAATTCTCAATTCTATTGGTCATATGAGTAATTGCCTTCTCGATTTCTTCAAGCTTATATTCAATAAAGTCAATGGTTTGCTCTGCATCATCGGCTGCGTCAGATACATCACTTGCCGCATCAGATAGGTCACTAGCAGCATCACTTAAGTCCCAACCCATTTGAGACCAGTCTTTGTCACTGCCATCTCCCCACGCAGCATTCGCTCCAGTGTCAGTTTTCTTTGTATAAGTACCATAATTCCAGTGAGCATTGCCTTTAGCAAACGACAAGCCGCCAGTGTATGTCCCACGAGACGTGTACCCATTCTTTAATAACTCTTCTGTCTGCTTGTGGTTATAGATTATTGCACCCTTCGGCAAATCAAGCATTTCCGTGCCATGTTCTCCAACAGTATAATAAACGCCCTTGTTTGCGTCTACTACTAGTTCACGACCAAGCTCGCCTACAATGGCATTGTGCTCATTTGCTTTTAATCCGGGCTTCTTGCCTGAATGCGCATTGCCTTTTGCCAAAGCATTTCCAAGCGCACTAGACGCACCGTCAGGATTATAGCCACTTCCGCTTTTTGCATCTTCACGACCTTGTGTAAATTTACTCTTCAGGTTGTTCCAAAAATTGCTCGCTTGTGTACTAATCCAAGAAGAAACCGATTCCCAAAGACCATTAATGGCACTAGGAACAGTTTCTGTGAAGAATGTAGAAATGCCAGTTTTAATATTTTCTAAAGTAGTAGGTACTGTTTCTGTAAGAAATGTCCCGACTCCTTCCCAAAATTCATTCCATTTTGTCGGAAGCGTTGCTGTAAAGAATTCTAAAATCTTTTCTCCCGCTGTGACCAACGCTGGGCCAATCACTTCATCAACATAAGTGCCGACACTCTCCCAGAAAGAATGCCATTTTTCTGGAATCGTTTCGGTAAAGAATGTATTAACGCCTTCTTCTACATTAGCAGCCCAATCTTTTACTCCGTCAAGACATTCGCCAACACCGTTCCAGAACTCATCCCATTTTTGAAGCAATGTGTCTGTGAAAAATGTATTTATGTCTTCCCATAGTCCTTGCGCCCATTCTTCTGCACCAGATAATTTGTCTCCAATACCGCTCCACAAATTGTCCCATACAGTTGGCAATGTTTCTGTAAAGAAAGTAGATATGCCACTCCAAATATTGTTGGCGAATTGCTGTACCTCAACAACCACCTCGTCCACTAATGCGTTCCAACCTGCAATTACTTGATCAGGGCTTTGTGCTTCAAATCCCGTAACGTTGGAAGTAGAAGTTGTGCTTGCACTTTTTTCAGTACTCGTCGAAGTTGTACCAGAGCTTGTTTTTGTTGTATCAGTTGTTTTAGTATCTTGCTTCTTGTTTTTGTCTGGAGATTGAATGGCATCCAAAATGTTGTCAAGGACTTCTTTGACCTGAGTTATTCCATCAGTTATTGGGTCAACTTCTTGATTAGTTAACACCTCAAGTTGTTGTTCGTCATTTTTTAAATCAACATATTCTTGAATCTTCTGTTGCTGATCTTCGTCTAATTCAAGCGTTGCCGGGATCTTCCAAACGCCATCTTTATCTTGCTCTAGCTTTGGAACTACCTCAGTAACTAGAGTTGCATTTTCTTCTTTCCACTGATCAATTTTAGATTGGACATCAGTCAATACAACCTGAAAATCCATTACGGTTGGCTGTTCTAGACCATATTTAATTTTTAAAGCTTCTGCTAACTGCTCTTTTGCTTTTTCGAGCTCATCCGTCTTTATTTGGATCTCTTCATCCGAAGCTCCAGCATCTTTTAACTCTTGTAATTCTCTTGTAAGTGTTGATACATTTTCTTTTGCAGTATCAACGGTATTGTTTGCATCGATCCAAGCTTTTGTATTGTCAACAATTGCCTGCTGCGCATTATTCAACGAATCTGTAGCGCCATCAATTTCTTGCTGAATCGCATTATATTCTTCTGCATTTTCGCCAAGTGGATCTTTACCAGCCTTGAAAAACTCTTCTTGCTTCGCAAGTGCCTTGTCCAAAGAGTCGGTAGTATCTCTAAGTTTTTTGTCAAGTTCTGTCATAGTTAGGTCAGAAACGATATCTCCCCAACTTGCATCATATTTTGACAGCTCTGTCAACATTGCAATAGTTGCGGCCTTTGTTAATCCCATTGCATTTGCAAGGTCGTCAACGCTCTTTATACTACTATCAAGAGTAAATGTGCCGTCCGCATTTTCAATAAAAGCACTAGCTTCTTTCGCGTCGGCAATAAATGCTTCTATGTTCTTTAAGCCTATTGAAAAATTTCCATCATCATCAATAGTGAAATAGTCTGCAAACTTTGAGTTTTCAAAATAATCATCAATGGCGTCAAGACGTTCTTCAAAAGTTTTACAGTTTGCAATGACGCTCGGAGGAACTAATGCCTCACATGCCGCCTTAAATGCTTCCGTCCCAACTTTGCCACTCAACAATCCGTCGCTAATGGTCTCAAGCATTTCAACCATTGAGTCGCCATACGCCATTTCTGAATCTCTGTTTTTGGCATCTTCAAATTCATCATATGCATTGGTAACATCTGATAATTTCAACTCTAAAATTGAATATTCTTTAACTGCATTCTTGAGTGCTTGTATCTGACTACGCAGCGCGCTAATATTATCATAAGTTGCTTTTGTAACATATCCATACGCCTTGTAATCCGCATACATTGCCTTAACAGCCTGTTGTAGTTGTTTTACAACTTTTGTATACTGCGACTGACTTTGTGCTTTCGCCGCACTTACTGTTGCCTTTTGTTCTTTTTTCTTCTGTGCAATTAATGCTCTTAATAGACGTGTATTCTTAACGACCTTGCCATTCGTAGTATCAATTGCGTCACCGAAGCTCTCTTCGCCAACAGTTACATCTCCAAGATACTCTTGGAGTGCAGTATAATAATCGTCAGAAATCGCTTGCCCGTCAAATGTTATGTCATTAACTGTCTGTAACACTGACGCATACGAATCATAAGCAGAAGTAAGGCTTGCTATGTCGCTAACAGCCACAGAAGTGGCTTCACTAGTCTGTTGCATAGCACCGCTAATGTTCAAGAAATATCTTGCAACATCTTCTGCACTAATTCCAAGAGAGTCTAATTGTACTTTAAGCTGTGGATTTTCAGCAATTAAGCTCTCAACCTCTCCAGTGACTCCTTCAATAGCAGATTCGTAATCTCCGAATTTATCAACGTCAACATTGATCTCTCCAGATTCAATTTTCGCGTTAAATGCTTCTTGGAATGCTTGTCCTGCCTCAGAACCACGCTCGCCGAATAAGCGGTCAAGAGCAGACTCTTTTGCTCCAGCAGAACCAAACATGATTTCTGCTCGATCATTGTAATTTTGCATCGAACTAAGAAGACCATTTACTGCCTTTTGTGCCTCTGTTAAATTGTCACCATCAAACCATTCCAAGTCGCTGACGCCATATTCTTCTTCTTTGCCTTTCATAAACTCGTCCCAATTGGACTGTGCGTCGGCATAATCTTCTTGCGCAGACTCTAAATTCTTTTCTAGCTTTTGGAACTTTTTGCTATTGGTGTCCATACCAGAGTCTAAGGCATCCTGTACTTCTGCTTCCGCTTTGTCTAGTTTATCTTTGGCGTTCTTTACTTTACCTAATTCGTCTTCGAAATTGTTTGTTAAATCAGCCTCGCCAGCCGCTCGCGGCTTAAAATCTTGATCTGTATCTAATGCGCCCTTTACAGCCTCTGCTTGCTTGTTTTTCGCACGCTCTTCTCTTGCTTCTTCTAACCGAATCTGACGTTCAAGCTCGGCATTTTGCTCTTTTAATTTGTCAAGCTCTTCTTGCTCTGTAAGAGTTAATGGGCCTTTAGATTCGAGCTCTTCTATACGATTCTTTGTAGTTTCTAATTCGGAGTTGAGAGACTCTATATTTGAACGAATATTGTCTAGTTCCTCACTAGTGTCTTTAAGTTCTTCTACGTAATCTTTATGAGACTTAGTTAATGCACAAATAGTCACAGTCAACGCAGCAATTGCAGCAACGGCCAAAATCGCCCAGCCAACAGGATTTGTTACGAGCCAAGCAGCCGCAGCCGCCACTGCCTCCCAGATTCTTGCGGCCAATGCTTTAAAAGACACTATCAGTCCAGTATTCGCAGTAGTTAGCCCCATGGCAGCAATAATTGCTTCAGCGTCCGCACCAACAATTCCTTGCGTTGCAAGTGCTTCTCTAATCTTCGCTGCAGTATTTAAGTTCGTTGCAACAGTTTCTTCTCCTGCTTTACCAGTTAGGATTGTCCTTATAGCGGCTTCTTTTGTTGCATCACCAATTTTAGTCGAATTTAAAATCGCTTCTTTTACTTTTGCTCCATTTAGCGCTTCTATCGCTGCAGTTTCTCCTGCGTATGTGGCTATGTTGCTCTTGATTGCATTAGTTAACTTTGACCATAGGTCTGGCAAGAAAAACTTGCCGAGTTGGATACCAGCAATTGTAATAAGTGCGCTTTGCAACACGCCAACTTTGTCTATGATATTTACTAATCTAGTGCCAACATCCACAAGGAATTTAACAGCATCAGACCTTATAAAATTCATCCACATTGTTTGGACTGCATTTGTAAACTGATCAATCTTTCCTTGAATACTATCCAAGTATTTTTCATTTTCGGCCATTGCACTGCCAGCAGAATCTGCAGATGTTTGCATCGCATCTTCTACTAAGTCAAAATTCTTAATAACGGCGGATAAAACATTTGCTTGTCTTTTCCCGCCTAGCAATTCTAGTGCGGCTGCTCGATTTACGTCCGTCATGTCGTCCCATACTTGAGACATTTCACGTAAAATTTCTGTAGTGTTCTTGAATGTATTCTCATCGAGCATAATGTCAACTTTACCGCCTGTTAAAGCTAACAATTTTTTCTGCAGTTCTGAGACGCTATTGGCCATGCCATCAACGTCCTCACCTGCATCTTCTAATTCTACCTTGGCTCCGCGAATACGAAGCGATAAGGTTTTCATTGCTGTCGATCTATTACTTTCCCACGAAAACCAAATGGTACTGACCGATTATGTAATCGGCGGCAAGGTCTTTCGGCCTTGCTCTACGATTTTATTTTTAGATTATTGTCGTAGTCTAGACTGGATCTTCACCCTCATTCCCGTCATTATACGGAGTAGGGGAACAGCGGAACCTGTTATGTTACCATAAAAGGTCTTACAGTCGTTACGGATACTTTGCACACTGCAAAGTCTTTCCTCGGTCTTGACCATCTCTGGCTTTTAACCGATATAGCTGTTTTCTTTCAATATATTACTATATTGTTAGGCTATTATGTTAACCTACAGATTCTGGATTTTGCACAACGCTATTGGCGGCTGTAATTAACCCAATAGACTCATCAAGTGTATTGCCAGCCTCTGCCATAGCACTAGCAGAACGCAATAGCGCTTGTCCAATACCTGATGAACTGATTGCAAAGTGGTTTCCCACCTCGTTGAATTTATCTACGATTCCCATAGCATGAGACGCTTCAATACCAAATCCGTGCATTGTAGAAATGATACTGTCAGAAGCCTCACCAATATCGGCTAGGTCATCACCAACGTTATAATAAACGGAAGCGGCCTTTGCCAAGTCAGATGCTTGTTCAATGTTATATCCTAACCTTGCGAAATCTGCTGTAGCATTAGTAAAATCTTTAACGGTAGAGCCGATCTGCCCAGCAGTTTTAGACGCATCTTGTAAGAATCTCTTATAACTTTCATCAGTTTCGTCAGTAACTTTTTTCAGTTCAGTTAACGCTGCGTCAATTTCTCTTACATATGTAATACCTTGCTTAATTTGAGCAACAGTTTTATACACCATATTTGCGCCAGTAAAGTATGTAAGAATTTCACCAGACTTTTTCTTAACATTGCTAAAGAAAGAGCCAAGCGTACTACTTGCTTTGCCCATATTCTTAGCGGAAGCATTAATAGCATTTCCCGCTTGATTAAACGATGCAGTTAGTTTTTCTACTTCGCCATTGCCATTCTCTATTGTAAAAGTAACCTTGGAATAGTTGTCAGCGAACTGAATAGATTTTTTATCTAACCCATCAAAAGAATTAGCAAATGCTTCTAATTCACTTCTTCTGCTTGCTTCGTCGCCAATATCAAAGCCATCAGAGACTGCACGAGTGATATTACCAACTTTGTTTTTCATCTCTTCGGACTTCTTAATGATATTTTCAATTGCTTTGCCATATTTATTAAATGACTCAACTGCACTATCAAACTCTGCGGCCTTTTGCTTACCCAAATCCGAAGTGATGTCTATGTTTGCAAGCTCTTTTTGAAGTGTAATTATTCTTTGATATGCTTGCTCGTATTGCTGTAATTGAGTAGTAACCCCGGAGGCATTGGCATAGCCTTTGCTATTAACGCTATTAATTAACCCAGTATGCTTTGTTTCGACTTGTCCGACAACATCTGCCCCATACAAAGTATTGCTTTGCTTTGCTGAGTCCTTCTTTACCTTTGCGTACTGTTCAAAATCGCTCATAAGCTGCTTTGTCGCAGCACTCAACCTTTGCATGTCATCTTCTGACACTTTACCAAAGGCTTCTTCGGACTTTGTTAGATCTTGTATCTCCTTTGATAGAGTTTCATATCTACTCTTTAACTGGCCAAGATCACTATCTTTATCTACGAAGACTTCCGTATCAATTTTCCTAAAAGCAGAAGATAGCTTTTGATTTGCATCTATTAATGTTTTATAATTGTCTAGTTCTTTATAGCTGTCGTTAGAACTTTTAGAACTACTAGAACGAGAAGTTATCCCTTTTCTTGTGCCCTTGCTGGAATCAGCTTCATTTCCAAGTGATTCAGCAGTTTTATCCGCGCTATCTTTTACATTTTGGTTTGCATTAGCAAAATCATTTTTCGCTTGAGTGGCTGACGCGAAAGCCTCGCTCGCTTCTCTCGCCTTTTCTATTTCTTTTTCTATAGCAACCGCAGAAGCTTCCGCACTTTCCTTAACTCGTGCATTAGCTTCAACAAACTGATTTTTTTGTTCCGTCGCCGCCGCAAATGATTCCTGTACACCACTAACGCTGGCTACTTCGGGAGCAGTCGTTGCAGGATCTCCTGTATTTTGACCATTAGCAATCTCACCAGTTGCTGTCTTCGAAACCTTTGACGCATCGCTCTGATTTTGTTTTTCTTTTTCTTTTGTAATTTGCTGTTGCGTTTCCAATTGTTGCTTTGCTTCTTCATTTTGTTGTTTCTCTACTGCCAACTCTTGCTCTGCCGCATCGGTGCCTTTTTGCTTTGCTTCTGTCGCACTACCTAATTGTACTTTTGCTTCAGCAAGCTTGGTTTTTAATTCATCAATTACAGAAGACAAATTTTCAATTTTTGCTCTATATTCATCTACGACATCATTTGAAGTCATATTATCGACTTCGCTCATCGGGACAGAATTATCTAGAGCATTTTGGATGTCGTAATAACTATTCTTCCACGAATCTAAAGCACCTTCCATACGAAGGATTTCTTCTTCCAATTCTTGTACTTGTTTTTGTGCCGCGTCAAGCTCGGAAGCGTCAACAGGATTTGTCGGAATAGCATTTAGTTTTTCTTTAAGAGCGGCAATTTCTTGCATAAGCTCTTTTTCTTTTTCAAGCTGCGCGGTTTGATTGTCCATTTGATTAGACTGAGTTGAAGGCTGCCCAGACTGAATCTGATTAAGCTTTTCTTGCGCGGTAGTCTCCTCGTTGATAGCCTCAGTAGTTTTTTGATGTGCTTCTGCTGCTTGCGCTTCGATTTCCTTAATTCTAGCTACGCTTTGATTCCAAGCATTAGTAGAGTCAATTTCTCCACTCTCGAACGAGCTAAAAATATCTTTAAACTTGTCCCAATCGGCGGTGTGCGATGGATTTAATGTTGCCAATAAACTTTTTAATTTTTCAATTGGTGCAACAGAATTTTCTCCATTCTTTTGTATTTCGGCTAAATAAGATGACAACTCTGGTAGCTGTTCCATTGTATATGTCTTAACAGTCGAAGCTAACCCATTGTCTGTAAACGCCTTATCTAGGGCTTGATTGACTTTTTCATTAAACGCAGCAATCAACTGTTCATATGAAATGCCCGCTTGCGCCGCTTTTTCTTCTGCTCCTTTTATTAATCCAACTTCTCCGTCATTATATTCCATCAGAGGAAATTCTTTTGTAGCTGCTTTTAAATTTTGAGAGTAAGATTCTCCAATTTTGATGGCCATTTCTTTAGAAATGCCAGTAAAATCAATTGTTTTAACAACGCCATCTGCAATGATACCATTAATTTTTGTGCCTTGGTCATAAAACAACTTGGTAAATGAATTAATATCCGACGGCGTAAATGCACTCATTCCATCTGGGTGATTGTGCAAAGACATTACGATATTTTCTTTTAGATTGTTGACAAGTTGTGATACTATTGCGTCTGTATCTACCTGAAAATCCTTCCCAGAAAAAGAACTTACCACTTTGTCCGCGCCAAAAAGCGTCATAGACTCTTTTGCGTCGCCGCTACCTTTTGAATAACCAACCTCTTGCCCCGACGCAACATTTAATAATTCTTGTAGCTCGCCAGTTACACCGCTAACTTCTTTTGCGCTTTTTTGTGCAGCCGTAGGGATTTCAACATTAAGTAGCTCACAGATTTTAGAAAGTGCTTCGGCTCCGGTAATGTCTCCAAAGTCTAAATCTGAAAAGATCTGTTCAATTGCAGTCCCTGCCTCTTTAGACGCCTGAGAAACTTCTTTAATTTCATCGACAAGTGCCATTAACTTCTCTTCGTTTTGGGCCCCTTCGTCTGTCCCTGACAATAACGAGACATATTCTTTAACTCTTTTATTTAACTCATCATATAAAGAAATCTTTTTTTCTTCCGAAGTTCCATTTTCTTTTTCTACAAAATCATCTGGATTTTCAATGTTTTTAAGGTTGTCTATTTCTAAATTAATATCTGCAATTTTTTGCTTATACTCGCTCTTTATCTTTTCAAGCGTAGCATTCTGCTTTGCTCTAAACTCTTCTAAAAACTCTTCGGCCCTATCATATTCTCTAGAATTTGCAGCATATGCCGTAGCGTCATCGCTACCATGCTCGAACACATAATCCATTGTGCTCTTTAACTGGCTTGCTGCCTTTATTTTTCTTACAAAAGCTTCTTCTTTCCCTGACTTGCCAGTTCTCTCTAATTCCGCAAGTTCTTGCTCTGCTTTTTTAAAATCTTCAACAAGGCCAGCTAGAACAGTAGTATCATTTTTCTTTGTTGTTTTTACTCTTTTGTCTTTGCCATTAAAAATGTCTAATGCTTCTTGATATCTTGCCTTTTGTTTTTCCAGTTCATCAATTTGTCGTTGAACTTCTTCGGAAATTTTATTACCTGCATCTTTGATATCGCTAGACACTTCATCCCCAGCAGACTTGATATTATCTCCAACTTTAGATAAATCAATCTCGCCAAATGCGATATTTAATTTACCATTTAACTCGCTGGCATATTGGATTAATGCATTAAACTGTTCTTCAACACTTTTAGTGTTAAAAAGGTCTAAGTCAATTTGTTTATCAATGCCAACGTTCTTGAGGATTGTATTTAATTGCTCTGCGTAGCTCAGTAATTCTTTCGTCGCACCTTTGTCTTTTAAATTAACACCACTAAGCCCAGTAAAAACGTTTTTAGACAACTCTGAAATCTGAGACATCTGTTCAACCATTTTATCAAAAGACTTCATATATCCGCTATTAAGCTTATCTCCAAGACCTGCTTTGACGGAATCCAAATCTTTCCTAAGTGCCTTAACAGCATCGTCCATAGCGACAAACTGCTTAATAAAATTATTAAGATTTCCACGCTTGCCAATGTTTGCTAAAACTCCATCCACCTGTTCAGCTTGAGTCTTACATGCAACAAGGCTACTCATAAGATCATCAATACTATATTTAATTTTCGAAGTATAACTCGCTTCTGCCAAAAGAATCACCTCCTACTTTATAAATATACTTTTAGCAATTGAGCTATTGTTTTTTGAAAATTATCTTCAAAATATCTACTGCCGTAATTGTTAATAAAATCTTTTAAAAATTCGTCTGGAATTTCTTTGCCAACAGTTTCACCATACATATATTCTCCGTCTTTAAAATATGTCCATGGGTGTTCGCCTTGTAAGAAATTCTCGAAGACATAATCGCCTTCAACTTGGCCACCACTTTCCCAAGAACCACCGCCTTGGTGTTTACTTGAGTTACTATGGTATGCACCTTCCAACGGAGCAGAATTCATATCAATATTTGTTGTTAGAGTAAATGTTCTTCCTCTTTTCTTTAAATCAGAATTTACTTTATAAATATCATACAAATTATGTTGTCTCCCATACTTTGTATAAGCTCCATTTTTGTATTCATAATATTTGTCTACTGCCGTTTTTGCTGCGTCATTAAAATCTTTTTCTGCTTGCATTCTACATATGTTTCCTGCAATTTCACTAACAGTTTCGACATTATCTATTAGTTTTTGTATAGCATCGCCTAATGTTTTTTCTGCGGCCATATGCCATCAACTCCTATAAAATAATTATTTTAATTTATCAAGTGTGCTTAAAAGCTCATCAATATCTGCACCTTCTGGAAGGATGCTATTGATATCGAAACCATCAACCTTCTTAGCAAGAGCATCTGTTAAAGTTGTCAGGCTTGAACTAATTCCATTAGCCATCTGCGCAAACGAAGCCTCAATTGAATTCTGACGCATTAATTTTTTCTCTTCATAATGCAACACTTCCTCAACATGGTTGTAATCCTTCCTGCACAGTTGCTCAACCGTGTCTAAAATATCATTGCTGCGTAGCATGTCATACTCCTTTAGCAGCGCTTCGAAATCTTCGCCAATATCTACGCCTGTATAGGCATTGAACGCAAACATAGAAAAATAAATATTTTTTTCAAAATCGTCCACATAGAAATAGCCATTATTGTCCGCAGAACATTTTTCTAAAGTGCGTAATGCAATATCATGTTTAGTCTGAATTGGAATATACCAAACCTTAATCATATCTGCTGCATTGTTGAACTGTCCTTCTTTAACTTTCTTAACAAATGTATTAACTTTCATAATTGTTCCTCCATTTTTATTCAAAATTTTATATATTAAATAACGTTTTGTTATTAATTTTCGTATTTAATCTTCGCCCCAAACTTCTTCGTTGGCGAAATTATAAATTTTATGCGCCGCAACTCCTATGCAAATTGCTTCACATTCATCTTCTGATAGATCAAGACCAAAATTTTCTTTTACATAATCAATACTCTGTTGCTTAAGCTCTTGGCGTTTTACTTTCGCCCCCTGAGAATATCCTAATGCTTTGCGCCATTGGCTTGGCAACAAAATATGCACATTGACATTATGAGCTTCCGCATAACCAATTATCATACCAGCCAATCTTGCCAAAATTATCATAGTCGCTGGGTTCGATTGTTGTTGCACATTTTCTAGAACAAGTTTCTCTGGTTTATACTTTTTAATAACCTTCCAAAGTTCTTTCGCCATTTCAAAAGATCTTTTATCTGTTTCTAATTTGCTCTTGTTCATATCAACAACGCCAGATTCTATATATTGACCGTTTTCAAATATGGCATAACCAGAACGACGTGTGCTTTGATCAAAACTTATGACACGCATAACAATTCCTCCTTTCCGAGAGATTCATATTTACACTAATTTTAAATATAAAAAGAAGAAACCATGTGGCTTCTCCTTTAAACTACGATATACAATTTTTTGTTATTAACTGTATAGAGCATCTACTCTGTTTTGTACTATTTGATAGTCATATCCCGCTGCTTCAAGGCGTGCTTGACGTTCTAAACCATTTCCCCATTCGCCTCGATATACCTCCAATACAATTTCATCTAATGTTTTACCTGAAGCAACAACTGATTCAGTATTTGGAACAAGAATCTTTTGTCCTATATAAATAACATTAGGATCAGAAATTCCATTGTAGGAAGCAAGTTGTTGATATGTAATGCCATATTTTGTGGCAATGTCAGAAAGAGTGTCACCAGATTTTACAGTATAAACTGTTTCTGTTTGACTTTGCGAAAAAGTCAATCCATTTTTACCAGCTTCTCTAATCAATGCAGGATAATCAAAATAAGAAATGTTCATATCAACGCATCCAGAAATACCATTGACAATTCCAGAACTAGAATACTGCCAAATTCCATAGTCCTTGTTATACTGACATTCAGAATTATATTGAGCAATCCATCTTGCCTTAGTGTCATACCAAGAATCAGTCAGATATGCCTCATTCCAATATAAATTGGCATAAATACCAACCCAATAACCAGCGTCTTCTAAAATGCCAACAAATTTTTTAGACATTTGAAGAATTAAATCTTGACTACATTTCCCAGTAGTATTAACGTCTTCTAAATCATAATAAACGGGATATTCAAGTTTACGACCTTTTATCAATCTAAGTACATGTGTTGCTTCCGAAGCAGCTTTTTCTACTGTATCTGCATAACTGTACAGATACACACCATAAGGTATACCAACTCTTTCGCATTCTAAAGCATTCCTTTTAAACCAAATATCATCTTGTTCTTCTAAGTTCATTCCATAGCCACAGCGAAGAATTGCAAAATCAATTTCATCCTTTTTTACTGCATCCCAATCAATTTGTCCTTGCCATTCGCTCACATCAACACCTTTTAATTTTTTCATATTATCCCTCCTTTTTATTCATAAAAAATGAGGGAGTGTATTGCTACACTCCCTCGCCCATATAACTACTTCATATAGGCTATTTGTTTATAAAATTAATTCTCTTTATTATCCGTACCATGATTAGAATCAAACATTCTCTGACAGACAACCAACATGCGCAGCATATCATATGATATATCTAGTTTGCCATTACCAGTGCCAGCAATTGCACCAGTGTCGATTAAATGCTGCACAGTGCCACGCGCCCAAGATGGGATATCTTCAATTGTCTCATAATGCTTATTGCATGCATCAAACATATGCTTCATGACATACAGCATACGTATCATATCAGCAGACAAATCAAGATCGCCTCCACCAGTGCCAGAAATTAAACCTTCATCAATCATTTCACTAATAGTTCCTCTTGCCCAGCTAGGAATATCATCAATAGTATTGTATCTCATTACGTTTTCCTCCTCTTCACCATTATCATTATTTTTGTTCATGGCTTCATATACATCCTGACGAAACCCGTCCATAGTGTAACCCATGCCATATGTATTCCACAGAAGTTCTGGATCCGCATGGTTGCTGGCCACACCTCTACGATGACCTTCTGCATGACCAATAATCACACCGTCTTCCAGTGGATTAAGCACATAAGTGTTGCAAAGCTGTGCGAACAGTTCTACGGCTGCATGATATGTTCCAGCAATCTGTTCAGCCGCCTCAGCATAGCTCATTCCAGAGCTCGGCTCAGTCATTTCCACGCCAATATGCGTATTATTCGCTGCACCGCCGCAGTGCCATGCTCGCATCCACCAAGGCAATGTCTGATATACAGAGCCATCTGCCTGAATAAATGCGTGTACGCAAACTGATTGACCACCCGGCTGATACTGGTTAAAGTTACGAGCAAACACCGCAGCGCTAGGCTGTGGGCATCCAACGCTATGCAACATCAAACCACTTGGAGTAAGTGTCGAACCAATCTTATAACATTTATTTTGTGTCGCAAACGCTTCAATAATTTCCATTTAAATCACCTCAAAATATTACTGTCCGCCCTTAACTCTTTCAATGATTTCAGAGACAGCAGAGCTGCCAGACATTAGAGCAAGTGCGGTAATCACTGTGCCAATCACAGAGCCCTCCTGCACAAGACCTAGAGCAAGAATAATATCTACGCCAAAGCCGAAAGAAATGGCGAATGCGAACACTGCAGAAACAGCCATAGTGATATACTTGCCATACTTTGTGCCTTCCCACATTTCCTTGAAACGATCAATAATGTACCACATAATAATTGATAAAGAGATAATTAGAGTTAACATTTCCATAATTTTATTCCTCCTATAAATTTATTTGTATCCATAAAGAAAGTAAACATCCTCGTTATAGCCACTTACTTGCGTTTGGTAAACTCTTTCCCACATATATACGGCCAAGTACGGAGGCATGTTATTGTGTGCGCCTCCACCGCCAGCACTGGACGTTTTGCTGGCCTCTGCATACCAAGTTTTTTGGCTGCCAGCCTCCGGATAGCCAATTGCTGCGCTTTGCTCTCCGCCCGCGTTTGGATACCAAATGATGTGCTGGTGTTCCGGGATTTCATTTCTGGTCAGCGTGTGTGTAGCCTCACCGCCGACAGACAGACCAGAATATGTTGAACTTGCAGATAATAAAAACCTATCTTTAATTTGTTTCCAATATGTTCCCGGAAATAGTTTTGATGGGGATGTTTGATTTAACGTTATATAAATTGATCCGACTGGATAAATTGTGTCAATAATTGTCTTCGTGTCTACACTAATATCTGTCTTAATCTCCTCTGGCGTGCGATAATACACCCAGCCTGATCCATCCAGCACGGCGATCTTACTCGGAGTGCTACCAAGATCGGTAACATCCGTCGTTTGCAGCCATGTTCCAGTCAGATACTGACCTGTCAAATTACCGGTCAGCGTGCCGCCACTTGTATTTAATTTGCTGTCCAAAGCAGCCTTAACCGCCTTATTCTGCACCGGATTAGTCGAGGTCGTACTTAACGCAGAATCAACAGTCGTTTTATTTGCGCCAGTAGCGATCCCGTTGAGTTTTGTCTTATCAGACGCACTCATCAATCCATTAGCACTCGTAGTCGCAACAGAAGTGGAAGCCTTCCCAGATAAAGCAGTATTGATAACCTTGTTTTGAACTGGATTGGTAGAAGTGGTGCTTAGAGAAGAATCAATAATCGTTTTGTTGGCTCCATCGGCAATGCCATCTAATTTTGATTTGTCGCTAGAAGACATTAAACCATTAGCACTTGTCGTAGCAACAGCAGTACTTGCTTTGCCACTAAGAGCTGTATTAACCGCCTTGTTCTGAATCGCATTTGTTGATGTACTAGACAAAGACGAATCCACCGACGGGATCGCCACTGACTTAGCTGCGCTACCATCATAGCTACCAGTAACAGCACCAGTAAAAGTCAAAGCATGCGGATTCTTAAGCGCCGTAGTCGTGCTAGGCAAGGCTCCTACATCTGAAGCTGTCAGACTAATGTTAGAACTCAACGCTTTATTGTTAATCTTTCGTGTAGTTTTAACATAGTTTGCTAATGTAGCCGCATCTTGAAATGGAAGTTGAGAATACCTCTTTGTACCATCTCCGACTTTGAACCTTGTTTCACCGCTAGTTGTGTCAACAATAGCAATCTCTCCATTTAGCAAAACAGGGTTTTTACTCGTCCAATTGGCCTCTGTATCTCTTTTATTTTTTATGCGCGTATTAAAAATCTTATTCGCCATCCGCATAACCTCCTTTAATATATAAAAGAGGCACTGGCAAAAACCAGAACCTCTATTGAAATTTTCTTTATTCATTTTTTATACACTCCCACCATATACATAGTTAGAAGCGCCTCCGCTTGGTTCGCCAGAGAATATAGCTGGCAAGTCTGCTTGTTCAACCCAAGTACCTGATACTTTCTTATAGACCCTTATCGCGGATTTATATGACCCGTTGACCTTGAAATACAACATGTCAGATCTCCCAGTTGTTGACCGTGCTCGCGCATATAAAGTCAACTCCGACGTTGTTGCATCACCGTCCTGTGGGTCTGCAGAATCCTTATTAACAGAAGGAGTGGTTATGGACAATGGATTATTAGAGCTTATAAAAGTTGTACATCCTTCGTCAGAATACCAACCTTTGAATGTATATCCTTCTTTAACTATTGCCGTAAACATTGCATCCTTCCCCGCGAATGTGGGTGTAGTTGCATCAGCATATTCAATTCCACCTTTTGCAATAGCAGTACAAATGCACGCGCTATCTGAATAATAACAAAAATATTCTTTATCCTGTGTCGGAGTAAAAATATAATATGGCCAATATGTCAGCATACTCCTTTCGCCAAGACTAATGTCTCCGCTTTCCGCAAAACATGTTACTGGAGCATCTGAGAGTTGACACCATATAGCACACGTAGTATTGGCTGGAACTTGCAATGATGCTTTAACTGCTGCTATCGTGTCAGTTCCAGTTTTTGTTGCTTGCCCAAACACTTTAGATGATTCAATTTTATCAAATTCGCCAGTTTTAACATATTGCTTTTCATTATAAGTTAATTGATCGTAATATAATGCGGCAATTTTCAAGGTCCACGTACCGGATCGTCCCGCAACCCCTTTTAATCCACGTGTTAATTTAATTGTATACATTATAGCGCCTGATTTTGGGTATAATTTATAATCCGTTGTTGGCGTACAGGTATACGGATTATCTTCACTAACTAGTTGTGTTAACCCTTCATCTGCATACCAGCCATACAATTTATAATCATCATTCTCAGGAGTAAATGTAAATACCGCATTGTCACCATAAGTAATGACAGAAGCATTAACGCTTGCCGTTCCATGCTCTGCTTGTCCAACACTAATATTCAATTTGCTTAAATGAGCCTTTGCATATAATGTTGTATTCGCAATAATAGTAACTACATATGAATTCGCTGTACTCACTAGATTTGTGCAGTTCTCATCTGAATACCATCCATCAAAAACGCATCCAGTATTAGCTGTCGCAGAAAAAGTACAACTGCCATTTGCTGGAACCGCTGAGTCGCTTACGCTAGCAGACGATATATTTGCGCCAGCAACTGCCGCACATGTAAATAATTTTACATCATGTGTATCTTTAGCATATAATGTTAAATCCGATGTTGGACTAACTGAATAAATTTGGTCTGTGCTTACAAGATTCGTGCAAGCGACGTCACTATACCATCCTTCAAATGTTTCTCCATCTGCTACTGTAGCCGTAAAAGTTACAATGTCGCCATCATAGGCTTCAACTTTATCAACAGTAGCCGTTACAGTGTTACTAATAGATTTGGCAGCACAAGCATACTGCATGAAATACAGCGATAAATTAATCTCCTGAAGTGTTACCGCATTTACTGTATTATTTGCATGCAAATGGAAACGAATAACACTATTCCTAGACGATTGCAAGATAGCTTCGTCCTTGAGACCTTTAACATCTGTATAGATACCTTTTGAAGTCGGTACCTCTGAAGCTACTTGTGAATCATCAAACAGCAGGCTAACATAACAATTTTTATTGTCTGTCAGCACAGATGTGAAAAAATTGGCGTCTGCCTCTACTGGATGTGCTTTGTCATTCGGGTACAAAATGGATCTTGATTTTTCATTTAATATGGCGTATCCATTTTTTGAACCATTCATATAGAGTCTAGCCAATATATAATTACCGAAAGCAGTAATGCCGAGGCTGAGACCATCTGCTTCTAAGTATGTTTTAGCAGTATCTTTGTTAGTTACAAGCAATGTTCTTTTTACTTTAGTTGGCATTTAATTACTCACCACCATATGTGACAGTAGAAACACTCCCGTCTGAATTCGAAAAATGAATAGTAAGACTATTGACCCCATCTTCGAACGCAACTACTAAATGATACACAACCCCATCGTAATACCACATCGGGGCATCATTAAGAATAAATCCGATGATATCATCAATAGTTGTTCTCTTGTCAAGAATTTGGATACCGTTAACAATTTGTGCTGTAGAAAGATGATGAAAAATAAGTTCATCATAAGTTAAATTAGCATTTTCACTCATCTGTTACACCCCCGTTTGTAAGTATAAATCCCCATCTGCTCCAAGGGTGTTAACTGGGTCGGCGGTACCAGTGTAATATGTTGCAGTTGTGACAGATAGAGTGCCGTCATCGGAGATAGACAAGCCGTTTCCGACTTTGATTGTACCAGCAGTTGAGGTCGTAGCAATTGGAGAAACACTATCTTTAGTAGAACATAACCCTGTAGCCTCGTCGAAGTACACTACACCCGATTTTGGGTCAACTCCCTCCTGTATTTCCATACTAAAGTGATATAAATATGATGCTGCGAGTTTTTTAGTATCTTTTGCAATAGTAAAATTAATAAAATATTCTTGTTCTGGAACACCTAAAGTAACTTTTGTAGAATCGAAATCAGCAACAGTAATGGTTATAAGTCCAGCAGTTTCTCCAATAAGCAATATTATAATTTTATGACTTCTTATTGCGCTTACTAGTTCATCATAATCGTTAACCAAAATGCCACTTGTTGCGTTAATCTGGGCAATATATACATCACTTGGTATATCAACACTAATATCAGTAGTACCATCATATTCACCAGTAACAGCGCCAGTAAATGTTAATTTTTTCATGTTTCCTGCACCGCCAGAAACATCAAGTGTCACATCACCAGTTTGTCCATTAACTGATGTTACAATAGGAGTTACAATTTGTAATTTTTTTGTTGACATTTTTTACATCACCCTCCTTATTTTTTGATATTTGAAAGGTGCAGAGTGGTTAGCTCTGCACCTCATGTGTTTAATTTATTTAATCTTAACTGCAGACAAGCGGATTGCCTCGGCCTTAGTTGCTGCAGTGTACTGATGATAAGTTTCATATTTAATGGTAGTTTGTTCTGTCAATTCTACTATTGTAGCAACAACAGCACCACCACCGCCAATCATATCACTTCTCACAATACAATAAACAACACTATCATCAGATTTAATTAATCTAGAAATATACATACATCCAGTGCCATTTACTTCCCATTGATGATTGCCAACAATAGCATAAGTACCTGCTGGCAACGTTAAAGATGCAATCGTTGTCATCTCCATTTTTGCGACAGATTTACTGTTTGGCGTAGCAGAATACACTTTCCCAATATTGCCAATATTAGTTAATATGCCATTAACAGTACTTGCCCCAGTACCACCTTTAGATATTGGTAAGATTCCACTTGTGATATCTAACGCAGAATGCTTATGAGATGTAGTAGCATAATCAGAATGAGTATGACTTATCGGTGCGTACTCAGTATGCACATGACTTAAATTTGCTTTGCCTGTTTGTAAAGATGAAATGTCCGATTCAATATCTTCCAAATTATTAGTCAAACAGGAATTCATATCAGTATCTATCCAAATATTGTTACTCGAATACATAGGATCAAATGTTCCATCCATGTTGCATACCTCCTAACGTTACTTCCATCTACCTATGGCATAGACATAAATTCCATATCCAATATTAGAATCTCCATCCGTACCAAGAGCTTCCCATCTAAATTTTGTCGTAGTTGATAATCCACCTCTAGCAGCAATAGCATATCCTGAGCCAATATAACAATTATAAATAGCTGTAGGATTTGTAATAAACAAACCAGTAGGCCAATCTGCACTGCCTGAAAATGCATTGAATCCATTCCACGTGCTATAATGAGTAATCGTTCCAGTGATCTGCCGCCAACACTCAGAAATTCCACTATTCCATTTTCTGTATGTCCACTTTCCAGAAGGGCCAGAAGCTACAACATAATCAGACGGTTCAATTAACCCAGAAATTTGAGACTTATTGTGAGTATGAGAACTCACAGCGAAATTACTTGCATGTTTGCCATCTAACGTATCTGCATTACCACCATTCGCTGGAAGAGAAGTTGGAATAACTGGTATAGATGGCTTGTCAGTTAAATCGTTATAGCTGTGAGTATGATTTACATCTGCTTTATTGGATTGCAGAGAAGAAACATCTCCCTCAATGCCCTCTAAATGAGTTGTAAGACATTCATTTAGATTTGTATCCATCCAAATCTGATTGGAGCTATATGTTGGATCAAATGTACCGTTCATTGGGATTCCTCCTTTAGATATAAAAATGTTTCATCATTGGTTAAGTATGTTTATGTTAGGTATTTAATTCTACAACTTCTTGCGTAAATGCTGCATCGTAATACCACTTGCCTTGGAAATCATCAAAACTAGTCACTGTTTCAGGGATTGGATGATAATATTTTAATGCATATGGTAAAGAATCATCCTCAATAGGGACATAGTAAGGACTTAAAATATAATTTGTTGTGTCTCTTGTCCCATCGCACATTCCATTTTCTCTAAGGGTCGCGTATTTAAATCCATAACGACGAGTTACCATCTTTTATTCCTCCTTATATGTGCTAAAATGTATGACACATGTAGCCCCTGTATCATTTACAATATTTAAATCAATTGATTTCGTAGATGCATTTTTTGTTACATCTGCCAGTTTCGTAGTTGAATTTACTGCATATACTGCATCATTGATTACAATCTTGTTTACAGATGTACTATCAGATATTGCCGTATTAAAACTAGAGATCATTGCACTAAATTTTGTATAATTATATTGATCATATTGTTCAAATGGAATAGAAAAACTCTCATTTGGCAAAATTGTACGAGAACCAATTTCAGTTCTATATGTTTTAGTATCAGTTCCTTCTTGAACGCCTTCATCAGATGCAAAAATTTTTCCAACTTTAACATCACTTTGAGTTGCTGTAAAGACAGTCTTTTCTCCAACCACTACTCCAGTAGCAATTTCATTCCCGTTTTCATCCTCAAGAAGTACAGTATTTAATGCCGATGGTGCCATTATTGGATTGCCATATAAACCACTCATACGACAACCACCTCCTGCACTTTAACCTGAATAGATATAGAGTCACTAGGCTTACCACCGGCCACATAAACTCGAACGGTTCCATTACCGCTTTGAGTAGTAAATGCTAATCCACTATCCTGCCAAGATGCAAGCTGCGCGGGAGTTGGCTGGAGGTCAACAACACTCGTTTCTGTAGCACAGCTAAGTGTCACGTCTTGATAATATGGACTTGCGGTTCCATTCCATCCCGACGCCAACGTAATTGTAGTAACTTTCGGAAGCATGTTCTGCAGCATAGCAATTGTTGCATAAGTGTCTGTAATAACATTACCAGATGCGTCTGCTGTAGCTTGAGGCACTGTACCATATACATCTGCACCAACTGGCTTAGGCATACCTTCTACAACCCACGCAGCTCCATCATACACAATTTGGAATGGCTTATTAATAGAAATCCAAGTATTACTATATCCAGATTGCAAACTTGTTGTAATCGCACTTAATCTACGTCTAATCTTTTTAGCTCCAAGTCCATTAACATCTATTGTTGGATCTTTGCTTGCACTAGTTTTATTTGGAATCATAATAAAACTTGCTCCTGAGCTCAAAGACTCAATTCCCGGAACTGTCGCAGTATATGCCACACCATCAGAACTGGATGCAACAGCAGTATATACTCCTGCATCAATTGCTGCCTTGTTATTGATTTCATTCTTTAAAACTTCATCTAAAAATGGCAATTGATTATAGGTTTTTATACCATCGCCAATTTTCACTCTGGTCTCCCCACTTGTTGTGGTAACAACTATTATTTCGCCATCTAAAATTAGTGGATTCTTTTTCTCCCAATTTGCTTCGGTATCTCGTTTGTTTCTCAGGCGTATATTAAATATTTTATTCGGCATAATATTCCATCCATATTATCATTCACTATACCAAGAATATCAGCTTACACGTTCCCACATGTATACAGAGAAGTATGGAGGCATATTATTGTGGGCTTGACCACCACCTGCTGTACTTGTTTTTGAACCTTTCGCCCAATATGTGTTTTTACTTGTAGAAGCAATACTAGTAAATCCATAATATCCTTCTGGCACACTACCATCTCCACCATCATTGCCAACATACTCATCATGATAATGAACAGGAATTTCTTTCTCATTTAACACATGTTCTTCTTCGCCACCAATTTCTCCAGCTTTATGCAACGCACTGTTGGCGAAAAGGAATGCACCATGTATTTCATCCCAGTTTCCGCCAAACAAAGTTGCCGGACTTGTTGCATTCGTGCTGATGTAAATAGAACCAATTGGATATGCTTCCAAAACAGACAATGGGTCTCCCTTATCTCCCTTTGGGCCTCTTAATGCCTTAAGCTGTGCTGATGTAAAATCAGCATAAGTAAATGCGTCTCCCTTTGGGCCTTTTATATTAACACTTGCAGGATTTGTTTTGCCCTTGTCATTTGTCCAACTTAAAACGCCATCTGAAGAAACAGATGGAGTGAACGTTGCACCATCAAGTGCCCCAAAGCCACCAGTTTTTATGGCATCTACAACGTACTTTTTATTTGCCGCATCATCATCATTAACAGGTGTAGCAACGGCCATTCTTGCCAAATCTGTTTCAGTTTTACCAACAAACTTTCCTGCATTTTTACCAGTACATAAAGCTGTAATCCCTTTTGATATATCTCCTCGCTTATAGATTGTAACGCCATATTTGGCTTGCAGTTTTTGATCAGCAGTTAAAGCACCAGCAACTTCTAAAGCACCAGCAACTTTGCCACCTGCTTTATCTAACTTCTTGTTAAACTCAGCAGAAGTCTCCGTCTTGCTATTTGCAACCGCAGTATCAGCATATTCTTTTGCAGAAGAAAGAGCTGTACTAGACTGGCCATCTGCATACGTCTTTGCGCTGGATAGTGTAGATGTATCACCAGACTCCATGTCGCTTCTTAGCGTTGTGATTTTTCCGTCTAATTCGGTATCTTTCTGTTCAGAACTATTAGTTAGCGTTGTAATCTTTCCGTCAAGCTCTGTGTCTTTTTCTTTCATATCTGCCGATAACTGTTTAATTTCATTTTCCAATTCTGTATCTTTTTCGTTTACAGAGCTTGTTAAATTAGAAATCTTCGTGTCGAGCTGATTGTCCCGCTTATTTAATATACGGCCCTGATTCGCCGAAAGTGGTTTGTTCGACTGATAACTATTCAGCTTATCCTCGACATCTCCTTGAAGCAAAAATACGCCATTCTGTTTTAGCTCTGGTAAATCAACAACATAATTCCCGTCTGTCAAATTTTCTAAATTGTATGTTGTTCCGTTAATGTCCACAGTATTTATGTAAGGCATCGTTTCACCTCCATTATTTTCCATTGTTGTAATAAGGGGCACTCTATATGATAAGCACCCCTTATTATTAATTACAGTCTTAATTCAGACTTTAAAGCAATATAAACTTCCGACTGATATTTACTTGGAATACTATTACCATAAGTAATTGCTGCAACTTTCGCCATACTACGCAATGAACTAATATACGTCTTTAACGAATTAAAATACGCGACATGGTATGTTTTGAAAGTGTTTGCCTTAGCAATAATCTTTTCCATATCTCCTGAAGTATAATATTTGCACAATTCCCCATCCGCATGATAGGGAATAGTTTCTGACCCGTCTGTAATCATTTGAGACGAAGTAATTAAATTCAATTGGTCTTGTACCGTTAAAGAAAAATGATGCGACTGATTGTCGCTCAGTTCAACATCAAAGCCATTTGTAATCATTTTGTTACATTCTGTTTTCATTTCTTTAACTTTTGCTTCTTTTACATAATCAATTGTGATATCATTGTCTTCATTATCTTTTGTCTCGTCTTGCTCAGGCTCGTCTTGTTCAATATCAATCTGTTGATTGGCCTTGATAGCATTGTATAAAGCTTCATATTCTTCCTGCGGAATCTCTGTAATCTGAATCACAGGGACTTCTTTTGCATTGGAATCTGCTGGCAGCATCCAAGTAGCACGATAGATCGCACCATTGCATTGCATGTATTGAGCTTCAGACTCGTCGCATACAAGAAAAATACCATGCTTCCTTTGAAATCTACGCATGTCTAGCGACGTTCCGATACCAACAAATTCATTGTTATTAATTAGTTTATAATATCTCATATGTCGTCGCCTCCATTAAATAGAAATACATGGGCAAATACCATGAGATCTGTTAGATGGCATATAACTACTCATATCACCCTGAATGCCAACCGCTCTAAAGTAAGAATTGTACGACACTTCTGGCGAACGTAGATAATAGACACTCGCAGTATCACCAATCGACTTAACTCTGTCCGCAGACGAGCTAAAGAATTCAATTGCCTTGCCCTCAGAACTATATGGCGCTTCGGATGTATTAAACATTTCCACATACGATGGTAGATATACATAGTCTTTTGAATAAACAATATCAGATGCCATATTACCAGCAGTTGCAGGAATCTGAACTTGCTTAATAATTGACTTCCACTCTGTCGGGAACGCCGCATAAACTCTACTATTACAGAACGCTCTCATCTTAGAGTCATTCCAGCCACCAAGGTTGGTATTCGTAGAATTCATATTGTGAGTGAGAGATAGCAAATTCACTGGAATGAATGAAGCTCCAGTAATTTTACTAGAGTCCTGAGCACATCTATATCTCTTATCACCATAATATTCATAACGCCAAGTTTCATGCGGCCATGCAGCAAGTTGTCTAGCCGCAGTGTCTCCAATATCATCAAGCCATACTTTTGCCCAGTGAATTATTCCATTACCTAGCGTTACGCTATCAATTGTTCCATTTGACAGGAACTTAAATCCACCAAGCATAATTGTCGCCTCAGTATTAGTTGTACGATTGCGCACAAGCTCTGTATAAGCCATTTCGTCAGCATAAACACCAGTTGTAGAAGCTCCAGAGTTAAACGAGTAGATATAAAGTTTACTTTCTCCCTTGCGGTGACGAAGCACAACGATATCTCTTTGGCCTCCTTTGCCTACTACTTTGCTAGTATTACCCCACTGGATTTCTGGATTTGTGCCATTATACTTTAGTCTAAATCCTTCAGAGCCATCATATTCAAAGCAAGACAGTAGTGTCGCATCGGCTACATTCTCTCCAAACTCAAAATCTATAGCCATTGTAAATGAACCAGAATCTGCGCCAAATAGCTTAACGCCAGAATCTACTACTTTTGAGGAAGTGCCATCAAATGTAAGCTCATCCCCAAGCATATGCTCAGTTACATTCGAGAATGAGAAATCCTGCCCAACGCGGACATCGAAGTAGTCCTTTTGTTCAAAATAATCATTAGCTCTACCAGCCGTTGCAACAGCATAAATCTGCACTGGAGTCATATCTTTCAAGTCAGTTCCTGCCGATGGAAGACCATTTTGCGTCTCCCACTTTGCATAAACGTCAGTATCTCCAGTAATATAGCCTGTACTCTTATCCCAGCCAGTGAATAGATTATAAATATAAGAATCCTCATTGTCGCTCATGGTTGGATAATCGCCTTCATATTCTGCCACAGCACCATACTCTACGCCAGTCTTGGTCGCAAGAACAACGCCTGCTTGCTGGAACCAACGTACAGTATATGTTCTTACTGACTCGCTATATTTTGCTGTCACAGTTACAGGAGCAGTAACATTTACATCAATGCCATCCCAACCTGAGAAGGTATAATTATACTGCGCGGTACTTGGGATTGTCGGAGTGTCAATTTCACCACTTGCGACAGGATCAGTAATCTTGCCACCTTGGTCAACATATTGAACATAATCATTGCCACTCTTGTCTTTAATAGCAGTACCATCGGAATTCATAAACGTCACTTTATACTGAGTAATAATACCATTATAAGTAACAGCTAAATCTGGCCATGCTGCCGCATATGCATCGAGTTCTCTCTGTCTTGCTTGTCCAGCAATATGAACCTTACCAGCAAGTAAATTGTTATTCATCTTAAGAATGGCATTTAACAATTCAGTGCTTGTCACAGTCCAGTCAATGCCAGTTAAACGAAGTGTCTGCAACGTGTCAATTGCATCCTCAACAATTGGATAAGCATCAATTACAGAGTTCTCAATAGTTAGCGATTCAAGATTATCATATGTCGCCTGCAAATCAGTTAAGTAACTTAGATTCTTAAAACTTAAACTATTGATTGTACTTGGTAAGTGAGCAAGTGCAATCTTGCCATTCGCCGCGAATAGCACACCAGTTACAGATGTCCCTTCTGCGTAAAGCTTCTCTAAGTTGCCACAGCTTGACAGGTTGATAGATCCAGTCAATTTAGGGCAATTACGAATGTCCAGTTCTTCAAGTAACGCATTGTTGCCAAGGTTTAGATTGGTTAAGAATGCATTAGAATAACCAGAAGTTTTATTGCCAATTACAAGCGTCTTCAGCTTTGAAGCCTTACTAAAATCATTATCATGGATATAACAAGCAGAAAGGTCATTCAATGCCTGAATACGAGAAGCACAATAAATTAGTACTGCCGTATCATCCATCTTGGTAAATGGACATTGAATTTCATAAGACTGTCCTGCCTTTGCACGAATCTGCTGTGCGCTTGGAGAGTTGCCAAATAACACAGACAGATACATATCTGAATAAGGCACAATATTTAGAGTATAATTAGGTGCAACGACTACACCAGATGGCGTATTACATCTAAACATAATCTGGTCTGCCTTAACAGTTGTAGACAGATACTTTGTTCCCATGTAAGCAGCTTGATCTCGCTCAAATTGTCTACGCTGATATTTCTTACGGCCATTCATCATAGACTCTAAGAAACGTCTGGTTGGCTCTGGAGTTGCACCGGCATTGAGGCCCCCGCCTTGATATGTACGATAGTATTTGCGCTCAATATCAAGTCTCCAAAGTTCTTCTGGGAATTGTGCTTGCCAATTGTCAAATTCATTGATTAAAGAAGTATCGCTAAAGCAGCCTTCTCCTTCAAGAGTTTGATACATTATTGCAAGGTCGTTGCGGAATAAATCACGAATTCTGCACCAGAACACGTTGTCTGCTGCGTTGAATACGTATCCTGAAGACTTGTCGCCTTCAGTTCTATAGTCAGTGTCTTCTTTACCATATGTCATGGTAAGTTCGCCACTGTTATTTATTCCCAAACTCGTGTCATTATCATAGTCCCATAATTCAAAACGATATTTGCCGTCTTTACATTTTGCATAATGATAGAAAGAATTTTTTGCGCGATTGTCAATCATAGTGTATCTTTCTGTAAATACATACCAATACAGAGCAGAATCCTTAATTACCCAATCTCCGAGCTGAGAAACAAATTCTTCATCAGTAGAGGTAATTACCCATTCATAGAAATCACGCCATACTTGCTTGTTTAATGCTCTTTGTGCTTCTTGCTCTTCAGTAGTAGCGGTTGTCATACCGTCTTTTGTCTCTCCGCCCATTTCGTAGCGGAATTCGAAGGAACCGTCCCAATCATTATAAAGAGCATCGTATGCGGTATTGCCAGCCTTCCACTGGTCTTTAGTGATAGGATAAACCATATTCCCTTCACTGTCGGTTACACCAGTTTGGAAAGTGCTATTAGGTAGAGTATTATCACTGACTTCAATTACAAACTCTTTTAGGTCAGAGACATCATTAACTCTCGTAGCGTCGGTCTTTTTTGAATCACCAATATTTCCCAGCCCGTAGAAGTGCCAATCATTGTCCTTAAATTCCATATGCTTGGAAACATCAGGATCGGTTTCCTTGATAAACACTATACAATTCTGAAACTCCATACTATTCTTGCATTTGGGGTCATTCTCCATAGCAACAGTTTTGTATGGGAGGTAATCGTTATAACGCTTCTGCAACAATGCATTATTTGCATTCTCAGAACTTGCGATATTTACTTTGATATTAAGCCAATTGGCTGGGACAGACGTCCTCGTCAGAGTAATTTTACCAGAGCCATCAGAATACTTCGTTCCATCACCAAGAATAAGCTCCGTTACATAGCTCGTGTCCAGAGGAATCTTGCTAATAATCTGCTTCTTGCCGTCAGCACAAGCAATAATATCAATATTTCTACCAGCGTAACCATATTCGTTAGAAGTCGTGCCCTGTCCAGAAAGATAGGTGTTCATGAACTTCCAGTTATCTAGCACCGGGTCTCCACCCTTATAGATGCACTCGACATTTACGCCTTTTACAAAGTCCTTTTTGTCCTTAGTAAAACGAGGACACTCAATCTTAATAACTCTTAGTTGTGGACAGGCGTTTGCCACAGATTCAGGAGTTAGCGCATTATTCTCATCATAAATCTGATTGCGGTTATATCTTGCGATCATCTCATCAGAGTCTCTTGCATCAGCAATGAAGTTGGATAAAATGTTAGAGTCAGTCAATGAAGCACTATAAGCTTTCATTCTATAGATATGGACATCACAGTCTGTAGAACCAATAGTAATAGGCACCGGCTCGTACTGATATAGTCTGTGCGTTGAGTCGTAAATCATAGGTCTTAGCCCAACGCCATCTTCATAACTCATAATAACTGCAGTCGCATCTGAATTGTCCTTATCAATTGTATTAATATTGAACTCAAATTCAATAATGTCTTCCTCGCTATAAGGAATATATAGACTCTTAATACTAGACTTCAAATACGCCTCATGAACATTCATTTGCAGGCCCACAACAGTAGAATCTGCTTGGCAAGTCAGGAATGTAGCGTTTGCATTACTAACATTCGTAGTTTTAAAAACGCATTTAAATTCAGAACCATAAACGCTCGCGTCTCTCTCGAAAAGCTTGTAATTGATAGTGGCAGTTGTTCCAGCCTTAACACAGAAATACTGGTTGCCATCCTCATCAATCTGATAACCTCCATTACTCCAGTCGAAATTATCTGAAACTGTCATTGCAACGTCAGTATTTGCATCCTTCCACAATCTATCCTCATCACTGTTGGAAAGACCAGTCGGGTTGAAGTCAAACGCCAAATTCGCAGTAATTGGCTCGATAGTAATACCAAGCTCCTCAATATTCATAATGATTTTAACAGTTGTACCTCTACAAGTAATAAGTAAAGTATGTTCGCCAACATCAGAAGATTTATATGCCCAGACATCAGAATTGCCACTCATGACCTGAGCCGCAACAACTTTACCGTCAACACTTCTTGTAACAGTCGGAGTTGCCGTCTTCGGATCATAAACATAGAACTGAATATTCGTCGAATTATATTGCTTGGCAGTTACCTTGCCATAATGGTCATATCTATAAACACATCCGATAACAGGGACATCACTATTCTCGTCATACCACATAATGTCCTTGAAAATATGCTCAGTTTCAATGCTCTTACTATTAATAGTTGCCGTAATATAGCACTCAAATAAATGCGCACCATGGGCCTGAGCTGGAATTGTATAAGACTGCAATGTACCAGAGGAACCAGTCGAAACAGTTCCAATTTCAACGCCATCAAGCACAAAATGCACAGTTTTATTTACTGCGCCATATGGAGTGTATGTGAAATTGACAGCACTATTTGCCTGATATGTAATCTTATCATTAAACGAAGATTCGAGTCTTACGTCTACCTTTTGCACAGTCCAAGACTTAACAGCAGTAGTGCCAGCAGCATCCACAACAGTCAACGTAAACTTCTGAGTGCCAATGTTGGTGTAATCAGACATATCAAACGTATTCACGCCCTGCACTAATGCGCCAGTTGATAGAACAGTGCTACCAGACTTCCAAGTGTAAGTGCCATCCACAGCTTCTCCATCACTATCCACTGAAGAATAATTAAAGCTAATCTCTACCTTGTCTGTTGTAGTAACAATAACAGGAGACTCGGTAATACGCTCGACTTTAAGAGTGGTAGTAACAGCAGAACCACCGCCACCACCAGTGATTACGAATTGGCTCTTTACTTCTTCTTTTTCATCTTTAACTTCGTAAAGTGTAAAAACATTCTCTTTCTCTTCGCCAGTTGCTAGAGTAGCATTTCCATATGTAGCATAGTATGTATAACCTTCTGTGTCGATACCGTCAACTGTTTGTCTTAGCGTATCAATATTTCTACTTAGAGAAGCAATGTTTGTCGTATTTGCTTCAATGTTTTGTGCATTTGTGTCTACAGATGCCTTAAGTGTAGAAACCTTGCTGTCAATTTGAGACTTTGTATAATTGTCTCCCCCGATAATGCAGAACTTATCATTAATATAACGATAATGCACGTACAGCCCATCGACATTTTTCACATAATAATCAGTAAACTCATTTCCCGTTTCAGGTAATGACTCTACTACATTCGCCATAGTTCCTGCAATCATTTGCCAAGAGTTATCAATCCATTTATAATAAAAACATCCTGCATCTGAATGTAGGATATAATCAGTTTCTACATCACCAGTTTGTGGCAGCTCAGTAACTACAAGAGTGGAGCTTCCTTTAAATTCATCCCACTTTTGATTGCCATCGTTATCCGTAATCCACCAATACTTTTCATAACCGCTACCAGACGCCTTTGGAACAAGATAGAATGTGTAGTCTTCGCCTGAATCTGGAAGCTCGTCGACGACTTCAATGCTATAAGAATGAAAATCAGCTAGTGCCGCATCAATATCAGATTTTGCTGATTTTGTATATAATTTGCCACCTGCATCAACACCAACCTCTTGCGTCATATCGTCTGCTTTTGGAACAGCTTTTACGCCACCAAGCACATTTTCTGAGGCAGTAGGCAGAGTGTAATTTTCTAAATTTTTAAGTTTATCCTTTTCTGCGTCTGTATAATCATTAGTAGACAATCCCTTACCAGACACCTTGTCTACTTTATTGTTGTTAATTTGATTTTGTCTGCTTTGAACAACAAATGTGTCGTTCTGAGTTAGAGACGGCAAGCTGACAGTATAAGTGCCGTTCGTAAGTGCCGAAACTTTTACTCCTTGCCCCAGCGTCTTTTCTGTCACGAATACATCATCGCCATTTAGAGTTGGAAGCTTAACAACATGCGAGCCATCTGTTAAGTTCTCTAGGTTATATGTTTTGCCTCTAACAGTAACCTTGTTTACAAAAGCCATTAATTTTGTTCCCCCTTTGTGTAGTCTTAAAAAAATAGGAGAGGCGTTTTGCCTCTCCTATTAAATAAAACTACTTAATGTTAAGAGGCAATTAGCCAATATTTGTTGAGGCCGACCCACAATCAAAAATGATATAAGTCTCCTGCTCTAGATCCTCAATCTTGTGATTGTGACCTAGTTTTGAATAAACAGTGTCATGGTTGTGGCCAGCGGTTGCAAACTCTGCTGCGTCATGAGAAATAATATCGCCACAGTCAGAAGAATTAACCTTGCCATTAATCTTCGTCTTTAGTGCGGCAGCAAGATCTGCTTCAGCAACTTCGTTCTTATCAGCCAGAGCGCCAGTAGGTACAGTGATAGCAACTGCCTTACCAGAAACTGCAAGTGCAGAGCCATTCACCTTAACGGACTCGATAACGTTGACCTGTGCGCCATCGGCAATACCTTCTAGCTTGGTCTTCTCGTCATTAGTATAGTCGTTAGTAGATAGACCCTTACCTGTTACCTTGTCAACCTTGCCATCAATATTGCCCTGAAGAGTAGCCTTGGCGGCGTCAACGGCGTCCTTAACAGTCTTTGCGACGGAACCGGCATCGGTATCTTTACCATTTAGTGTAGCAATAGCAGTAGTATTCTTCTGAACTTCACCAGATAGGGTGCTATATTCACCTTGGTGGGTAGAAGCGTAGTCAATTAGCTCTTTAAAAGTATTGACTGTACCATCTTCGCTAACCTTTGTAGCAAACTCATTAATAGCATCTGCAACCTTCTTATCGACAGAACCAGCAACAGTAGAAGCACCATTTAGAGTAGCAATAGCGTCAGCGTTAGACTTAATGGAAGCTTTAACAGCAGTATCATTATAAGTCGCGGCAGCCTGAGCGTCAGCAATCATTTCAACAACTGTCTTGCCATCGGTAACATCTCCGACCTTGCCAGATAGAGCGTTTACAGAGCTCTGAGCATCAGTGCCAGCTTTCTTTGCCGCAGCAATAGCAGAATCCTTGCCATCAGCATAAGACTTAGCAGAAGCTAGTGCTGCGTCAGCCGCACCAGACTCATCATAGGCATCTGCAGCAGTATAAGCTGCGGAGCCAAGACCATGAACCTTAACGTCAGTACCATTAAACTTTACAGTTCCATTAGCAGTGCCCTCTACTAGAGTATAGACAGTCTCTGGAATTGTAATGGTGCTGACAGGAGTAGAGCCCCAAGAGCCGTTTAGTGGCTTAGAATATAGATAGAACTTATGACCATCGTCCGCGTCTGCCTCTAGTTTATATTGCGTATCGCTATCCTGAATTTCTCCAGAAATGTAATCAGAAAGGCCAGTAATTTCAGAAGCTTGGTACGTTGGCTTTGTTGACGCCTTTGCCCAACTATAAACGTCTGCTGCTTTAGCGCCAGTAAAGTCTAGCTGACTAAACTTTTTAGTGCCATCGCCAACTTTAAACAGAGTAACAGGCTCACCCTGCACAGCGCCAGTCTCAGCAGGAATGACGACAACAGCGATTTCACCATTTAGTAGCACAGGATCTTTCTCGACCCAATTTGCATAAGTATCAATCTTGTTTTTGATACGTGTATTAAAAGTCTTATTTGCCATATTCATCAATCTCCTTTAATTTGCAAACATAAATTAAGCATTGCCGCCATCCATGATAAGCGTGTCCGAACCCTGAACAAGCTTGTCAGTGGAAATAGCGTTAACACTAATTACACCATCGGTAGCAACAATACTCTCGCCATCAACCTTAACTAGACCAAGTGCCTCTGCAGTTGCAGCAGGAATAGCAATGTTAACGCTCTTGTCAGCAGCGGGAGTAATGGCCGCGCCATTAAGCTTAATAGACTCAATAACGTTGGCTTGAGCAGCGTCCCAAGCACTAACTTTATCTTCGGTAATAGCATCAAGAACAGTCTTGTTAGCATGTTCATGGGCTTTAGCTTCTAGACCGTCAACAGTAGACTGTAGTGCCTCAACATCAGAAGCTGCGGCCTTGCCATCAAGAATAGCCTGAAGACCAGTAACATTGGCAATTTCATGAATATGAGATGCTAGTGCATACTTTTCTGCACCATCAACCTTGAGAGCGCCATCAATAGCGTCGCTAATTTGAGTAGCGACAGCGGTTTCACCAACGAGGCCCTGTAGAGCTGTAATTTTACCGTTTGCCGTAGATAGATCGTCTGCCAGAGCATACTTGTCAGACTCGCCATCCTTAAGAGCAGCAGCAATCTGGTCTGCAACAGACGTCTCGCCAACCTTTGTCTTAAGAGCAGCAATGTCATCCTTATTAGTATTAATCTGGGAATTCATGGATACGGCATCAGTCTTATGAGTCGTAATCCAATCAGCAATCTCCTTCAGAGTGTCGAAACTCTCATCGGCACCAGCGACAACCTGTGCGATCTGATATGCAACAGAACCTTCTACAGTGCTTGCGCCATTAAGAGTATCAATTGCCGCCTTATTGTCGGCAACCTGCTTAACCAGACCACTCTTGTCATCGCCAACAGTGGTTTTTAGAGATTCAATAGCAGTAGAAAGACCTTCAACAGTTGTGGTGTCTGGCTTCACCCATGAAACCTTACCATCCTCGGTCTTAACTAGCTGGGCACCACCAACTGCGTCAGCAAAACCAAGCAGACTTAGCTTACCATCCTCGCCCTTAACAAAGGCATTCTCGTCAATAAGGATGTTACCGCCAACCTCTTTTAGAGTCTTGTCAGGTTGAATTACATAAAGAGTAGCCTTGCCACTCTCAACAACAGCAATCTGTTGGCCATAATAATATGTAGTTTCAGAGCTACCAGCCTCCTGTGCAGATGCAGCAGCGGTCTGAGCAGCTTCTAGGCTTTCAAAATAGCTTTTAGCGTCCAGAGGAAAAGCCGTCTGGCGATTAAAAGCAACAGCGAAATCAAGTGTACCAAAAGTCATTGCCATAATTGTCTTCCTCCTTCAATTAAATTTGCACAGTATAGGAGTTTGCCTTTGCTACAGGATCAGCAAAATCCGTAGTATAAACTTTATACTCGATACCGGCATCAGCGCCCGCACCAGCAACAGTTAGAGTTGTCTTGGTGAAAGCACTCTTAATCTCTGCATTTAGGCCGTTAACGTCCTTAACAGAACTGACATCACGTAGAGTTGCGGGATAAGCAAAAATCACACGCTTCGCACCAACAGGAATATTAACCGTGAAAGAATTACCATTGGCAAGAGCCTTATTGGACTTAGTTAGCCCACGAATAATTGTGCTAGTTAGTTCGGCCTTCTCTGTCACAGAACCATAGAAAGTATTACGATAACCAGTAATAGCACCAGAAGTCTTTGTTGCAGAGCCTGCAGCAATCTTAATTACAGGACTAGAATCAGAGCCAAGGTTGTCCTTTGCAACAGCACCTTCACCATAAGTAGCCTTTGCAGTAATCTTATAGTTGGTGCCGTCAGCAACAACAACTTCAGCAAAGCTGCCAGAAGCAGTGGTTGCAGAGTTGCCAGCAGTATCAGTGACTTCCCAACTAGTGGCAGTGATACCAGTTGCAGGGCCATAGGTATAGGAACCAGCGCTTAGAGAAGCAGAATAAGTTGGAGTTACAGTAGTGCCAACCTCATATGCCTTAGCCTGACCGAAAGTAAGAGTCACAGCAGGAGCGGTAGGAGTACCGGGCTGTAGACGCTTGGAGAAAATCTCAGTTAGTGCGTCGGAGACAGATTTGCCCTTCGTCGCAAAGGTAGCAGTACCATTCTGAGACTTAGTCATATTGCCAACCTGAGTGTAGTTACCAGCCATAACAATGTCGTCCTGTAGAATAACCTTGTCAGCGCCAACATTGCCAGTCATTGCTGCCCACTGAGTGCCATCATACATAAATGCACTTTGCTCGTAAGCGTTGCCTTCAACAGTAGTTGTAATCACGACAATATCGCCCTGCACGGCAGCGTTAGAACCTAGAGCTGCGGCAATTGCTGCATCATCAGACTGAGAAGCATCAGTACGAGTATACTTATAAAGACTGTCCCTATTCTGTGCAATAATATTTTCGATTGCGGCCTCATCAGCGCCAGCATAATCAAGATCAGCCCATGCCTTATTGCCATCACCAATCTTAAATTTGTTCGTATCAGTTTCGACACCAAACTCGCCCTTGAGCAGAACTGGATTCTTTGTAGTCCAATTCTCTGCGGTGTCGTTTCTCATGACAATTCTTGTGCTTAGTGTTTTAGTTGCCATATTCAAAAAACCTCCTTTAAAAATTAGGCGTTTCCGCCATCAATAACAAGTTCATTGGTTTCTTCTTGTACAAGTTTGTCTATAGTAATTGAATTAACTTCCAACGTGCCGTCAGAAGAAATAGAAATCTTATTTTTATCTGTAGAATCCTTGATAATATCAGAAGCTTCAAGAACAACCGCCCCAGTCTTACCATTGACAGAGGCCACAGACAAAGACCCAGTGTTGCTTGGAGTTAAATCACAAATAGACGAAAGTCTTACCGCATAAATAGAAGCATTCCCTTCTTCGTCTTTCAAAGGAATTGATTCAACTGTTGCTTCACAAAAATATGACCACACACCTTCTGCATCTTCTGCATTTGTAATTAAAAGATTCGCCTTTTCTCCAACAGACGCAACACGGCTAAAATCTTTTGCGTCTACAGCATATGCCAACTCAGTTCCGGGGCGATTATGAAATTTTTGCGCAGCAATAAATAGTGGGTCTTTCCCAGAAGAAATATTGTTTACCTTCTCATTAAGGTTGGCAATGTCACTCTCCATTTTTGCTGCACCAGTAGTATCATTTTTAATCCAATCTGCAACTTCCTTTAGAGTGTCAAAATCTTCTGGTGCCCCATTAACAACCTCAGCAATTGCATTAGCTACAGTTTCTTTAACAGAGCCCTCTCCGTTTCCAGACAACGCCTCAATGGATTTTTCATTCGCAGAAATACGATTTTTGATATCTGTATCATCATACTTTTCAATTCCAGACTTTACTTTTTCTATCTCACTATCAACATAGTCAGTCGTAGCATAACCAGACAAGTCTGGAGTGTTTTGAATCTCTTCATATGTGTACGTCGGTTTTTCTGCTTGCTTTGCCCATGCAGGAACGGTCGGATCTGTTTCTTCTGTTAAATAATCTCCAACTGGCTGATATACACCATCATGATTGTGATCTTTATCCGCCTTCTGCTCTAGCTTTGTGTCTATATAACTAGAATCTGGAATATCTAAATCATTCTCAAACTGACTAAGCTTTGTCGGCGCATTAACAATCTGTTCCCAATTAATATCTCCAGAAATGTCACCACTGCCTTCTGCATATGGAAGCTCATTCCACTTGCTTTTCCCATCACCAATTTTGTGCTTTTTTGCTGTAATGTCATATGCTGGCTCGCCTTCTCTTAAAATAGGGTTAACAATTTCCCATTCATCAGTCGTTGCCCTTCTGAACTGAAAAACAGTTTTTACAGTAGTTGTCTCCATTTGTTCACCCCCTTTTAATAACCATGAACACCGCCACCATCATATATAATCAAACGGTCAGGATCATCAGATCCACCCGGATTATCCGACCCGCCACTTGATCCTGAAAACACTCCTCCATAAGTGCCTTCTCCAACATGAAATTCAAGTTTGTTCGTAGCCATACGAATAGTGTCATTAACACCATATAGCCCTACTTCAAATTCTCCGGGAGTGGCTAAAACTTCTGGCGGAATATCACATACTAGTCTTTCATTAAGACTTCTAACATAATAATTATTAAATACTGCTTTTAGGTCTTCACAAGCCAGCCAGTCATCTGTTCTTAGCGCAAATTCAATAAAAATAGAATTGCAATTTCCGGCAGCTAATGGCTGGTCTTTTACAAGAATTAATTGATTGTGATTTGCAGCTAATTTAATTCTCGCGTAAATATTAGACATTTTAATGCTTCACACTCCTTTCTTTGTATGGAGTTTAAAAAAATTCTCCCTGAGTATAATCCAATGGAGCAGTGTCAACAATATGTTCTATTTCTTTCTCTTTCCACTTATCTAACAATGGATTGTAATATGAATAAAATTTTGGTTCAGGAAGATATAAATGCGGAGAAATCTCATCATGTGCCTTGTCATCTCTATTGATACGAGGCTTATATTTGTTTATCAAATAGATCTCTAATAAGAACATATCTGCCTCTGAATCACACACAGTGTATTCTATACGTGTCGTAGCAATAATATCTAGCTTCTTCACCATTGGCTTCCCAAAGAAATGCAACCTCAAACGATCAATCAAGTCCTGTGAGGTTCTGCCTATGTACACAAGCTCATTCCCATAATAAATCTTATAAAGTATATAATTTTTACAGCTCATGATTATTCCATAGCTCGTATAAATGCTTTACCTTGCTCGACTTTTTAAATACAAAAACTAGACAATTGTTCCTAGTGTTTGTGTATAGAATGTCTACTAAATCTTCTTCCGCACCAGCACACAAATATTTATATATCTGCTGAAAATTGCTCAGATAAACAACCGAGCTGTTATCAGGGTTGTATTGCTTCCCTGTAATTGTGCTCTTAACCATTTGTTTCTTTTCTCCTTTTATTCCAATATAAAAGCCACCAGATACATCCACGTGTCATGTACCTAGCGGCTAAAAAAAATAGGATATTAACATCTTTTTAAAGTAGTTAATATCCCATAGAATTTTATTTTGTTTTAACTACTTTATGTTTCAAGCCTGCGCCTTCTTGAACTGCTGCTGTGGAGCAACCTTCTCTTCTGGCTCGGCCATAATCTTTTTAATATCTTTCTTGACAATTTCATTGAAAGAGTCAAGCTCAGATAGATCGCATGCCTTTAGCTTTTTCTGGGCTTCTTCCTTAGAGATGTGCCCAAAATTAAATTCGTTTGCTGCGGAAAATGCATCGTGGCAATTCTCGCTGCAATAAAGTGCAAAGTATGTTGGCTTATAGCGATCCTTGGCGCAGTTGCCACAGTAGCTATATTCCTTGCCGCAACAGATGCACTTACGAGCTTTTCTAACGTTCTGCATTTTTAGTTTTCCTCCTTTACAGGTAGAAATAATTTTGTATTGTTTGAGGAGAAAGAGAGTATTTCATGAATCTTGGAATCAATCATAATTTTATATGATTCGTCTTTCTCTGCTGTGTATGGAATTGCTAAATAATAATATCCATGAGATAATGCATATTGTTTTTTATATTCATCCTTCCATTGAATATACTCCAATGATTCTTCAGGAGTCATTTTCATTTTTACCGCATCCTGTTTTACAAAATTAGTTATCTTAAAATGCTGTTCTCCCATTGTTTCGATGATTAAATGTGATCCATGGATCAGAATATCGTTATCATACGGCATTGGAAAATGAGTTTTTGGATTCTTTGGCAACAAAGAACAATTTCTTTCATGGGCGATAGCATATTTATATTTTTCTGCAATATACTTTCTTATCTTCTCTTGTAGCCTGCTCTCATTCCTTCTTCTAGAACATTCTGGGCATCCATGTCCTTTGCTTCTAGTATTCGGTGACGCCTCCCATTCATGACCACACACAGAGCATTCCCACCAATATTTAACATTTGAATACATCGGAACACTCTCTATATCAATCCCAACATTCTTTTTATAATCCCATTCGTTAACATATTCACGCTCCGAATCTACCATGGATCCCTTAGTAGAAACAATAGTTTTTCTAAGAGAACTTTGCCTAACTTTCTTTGCACATTCTGGACACATAGCGCCATTAGACCTATTACTTATTTTTGAATTCCATTTATGCCCACAAATATGGCATGACCAATTTACTGCCTTGCCGGATTTTGCGGTAAAATCTTTTGGTGTTAGCCCATTGTTATTCCCATAATCCCAGTCTAGACAAACCATTGGATTCAACGTTTGTAAATCATTAAATCCAACTAGTATTTTCCTTCCAGTACAATATGGACATGAACGCCCACGAGTTTTATCAGCAATTTTCATTTTATATTGATGCCCATGATTGCAAGTCCAATTTATCATTTTCCCGGATTTTGGAGCAAAGTCCGATGGAAACATCCCTGAATTATTTTCATAATCCCATTCAGAAATAATATTTTTCTTTTTGTTCTGCTCACACCATTCATACAAATTAACTCCAAGCGACATTGTCCCTATCTCCATTCATTTTAATATAATCTCCACTTTTACTATATAAACATAGAGCCGGGAGGGTGGAGATTCCCTCCCGTTTTAACAAAGGTCATGACTCCTTGTTCTCTACATAATACTATATCACAATAATTTTGTATTGTCAATTAGACAAATTGCACAAAAAATTACTCGTCGCCGGGAACAATAATCTGGAATACTTTATATTAAGACAAGTCGCTACACTCGTCCGACTTCACGCGAAGCCCTTTGCCTTTCAACAAAGAATAGACTATATCTTCACCCATAAAACATGGGGCACACCACTTCCACAGCCAAACGCTTGCTGTGTACTTCCCTTAACGGGAATAGTCGTTGAGGTTTCTTCTATTCAAAGCTTACCTGCTGATTACCCATTTGAACAGACATTTAGGATTTAACCGTGTGTCTATCTCATAACTTTTTTCTGTTTTCACAACCGTTACGTCTAAGCATTTTTCATCTTTCCGCTTTGGTATATGAGCTTTAGGGCATTCCAGCATTTCAATGTGTTATTTATCATATAAATTACTTTATACGGAAACTATTCATAATTTGCCTTAAGCGGCTATTAATTCTAATCTCTTATTCTTATCGCAATATTCCTGCATAGCTTTACCAGAAAATGGATGAGTTCCGTCGGACTGGATGTTCCAGTCGAAGTCTGGCGAAATTTTGAAGTTCGGGAAGATGAGATATGCGAAGACCATCTTCGTCTGATCACATACATCGCAGCCAAGAACTTCAAGGATAAACTTACAAGCAGTTGGGAAGTTATTAGCAGAGTTAAGAACTGCAACTGCCTGAGAAGACTCGTACTCATAAATCACGAATAGCTGGTCGCCCTTCTTAAGACCAGTAGGAGAAGTAAGAGTACTGCCGCTAATTGCAAAACTAGAAGCGGAAGCAGAAGTGCTCTTTGTAAAGACAGTGCCTAGAGTACCGTCACCATTTAAAGCATAAATGGTCTTAATCTCCTCAAGAGGAACGTGCTTTAGAGTATAAGTAGCAGAAGTGCCATCAATATCAATAGTCTCAAAAGCAGGAGTCGTAATCTTATCAGAGTCAGAAGCGACCTGCTTTGCAGAACCAACCTGTGCTGCCATTAGTGACATATCGAAAATTGCATTTTCGGCAGAAAACTCGGCTGATTTACTTCTATAAAATGTTGCCAGAGGCGTACCTAAAGCATCCACCGCGTCTGTGCTCTCAGAGCTACAAGATAGGCTAGGGTTAGTAATCTGGTTTAGTGCGAACATAACAGAATCGTCGGTCTGTGAAAGAGCGACGCCACGCACAACTCTATCAATGACAAAGTTATTCATATCAAATGCCATAATAAATTACCTCCATAAAATAATATTTTTAATTTTTAATATAATAAAAGAGCTAGTCTTTGTCTAGCTCTCTCATCCAATTTAATTCTTGTTTATTTATTTTCTTTGTATCAATCATGCCTGAATACATGCCGCGCAATAATGCGTCAGCATTGTTAATCACGTTCAATCTTTGAACGTCATCAAAAAATTCAAACACCTGCATATTTCTAACATAATCTTTTGTATATCCCATACGACACTTTACAGACGAAACTAGGGGAGTTAGAAAAGATTTATAAGGTTTATTCTTGTTCGCTTCAATTCGCATCCTGTCTTCGTCAATAAGAATTTTTTTCGTATATTTATTACCTGCGTGTTCCACTTTCTTTTTCAGTCCATGAACTTTGCGCAAGTAATTCACAATACGCTCATAAATAAGCATATCAATAATCAGCCCAGTCTCTTTATCAGCAAGGACAATTTGGCCATTCTGATTATTTTTATACGGTCTCAATTTAGACAAATCAACATCTCCTAAAATAATTCTAGTTGACTCGACATTAAGCGTAGGAGCTAACATCATAAACAATTGAAAATCTTCAACTTCTTCCCAATCAAGCCCCATATCCCATAATTGTGACTTGAGATCAGAACTTATAGCCGTGATCGTGTGGATAAGGCTGAAATAGTTTTTTTCACCGTATTTAGCAATATCCCCGATAGTAGGTTGCAGAACAGAGACATTTTCATTAATTACATATGGGTCTCCGAAATAAAGACCCAATGTGTCAAGCTCTAATAAATCCATGTTCGTCTACCTCGTCGTTCATTCTTGGCTGAGGCGTTAGTTTTCCACTATCGAGCCTCATATTTGGCTTAATAGTTTCAAACTTTAATGTACGACAATAATAATCGTTGTCCATAATGCTTTCTCTGTTATAGACAAGTTTAAGCTTCATGCCAAGTAAATTGCTCCAGTTAAAAATGTCTTTTACAAAATACCCCAACAAATCATGCCTAGGGATTCCTACTCCGGTATCAATATCATCACCATGACAAAAAACAACGAACTGGACATATTGCATCTTCATGACGGCGTTATAACGCATATCCTCTTGATCATCCACAGAAAAACATATAAAATTCTTCACTTTGTCTTGCGTTCCCGGAATTCTAATAAAAGGATAGATATTACAATTAAAATAATCTTCTGGCTCTGCGTCGGCTCTCTCTAATTCAAGATTGTGTAAATATTGAATTATGTCCAAATCCTTACAAAGCTTTTCCTTGATTTGGCGTTTCGCATACGAAATATCATCATCGAGATTTTGCAAATCACGTCCCATTTGAGTAATCATAGACCTTCCACCTCCACTGCCAAAATAGCAGACTGAGTGTTATCTACGAGACTGCCACTAGCTTTAATAGTTATAGTACCACCTAACATATTAAGCACTTGTAGGCACTTCAACTTTAAGTTCATTGGCTTACTTGCGTCATACAAATACTGAATACCAAACAATTTTTCCTTTTCATCCATATAAATGATTTTGTTTTTGTCAACAATAAAATCATTATTACTATTGTCGCAAACAAGCTTATCATTCACATACATGAACTCAACATGGCAAATTATTGTATCATTCTTCGCATACTCCAAGCTCCAATATGGCTTACTAGAAGATAGTTGCCCATCCTTATATATGTTCGCAGTAAATGTCTTATAACTGCCACCAGTTTTCATAACTGGCGCTACACCAGTGTAAGAGATTACACTTTCGTCTATATTTTCCAAAGAGACAGGAGAGTGGATATCACTATCATTAATCCTTGGCTTGTAATAATCATACTCTGCGCCAGTTGCACTATCGGAGAAATTGTTGCTTGCGAAATTGATCCAAGAAACATTATCTACTGGATCGTGCTCAAGCTCTTGAGTGAAAGTAAGTTTTGTAAGTCCAAAAGTCGTTGTATTTTCGACCTTGGAAACTTTCCACACAACACGTCTCAGAGGATTATCACTAATTGTAAAGTTTTCGTCATATTTAATTGTATGGGTATCAGAATTGGTTGGCACAATTGCCTTTAATTGGTTCTCTACTGAGGTCGATACGTAATCAGTCCAGCTACTTGTTATCCCATATGTTTTTTATCACATGGATCTTATACTTTTCCATCATATAAGTTCAGCATATATTTTCTACCATAGAATGGTAGGAGGAAGCTCTTGGCGGAATTATTGCTTTCATATTAACGCTCATCCGCTATGCGTTACAAACCATATTAGATATTATGGCTTTCGGTATTATCCAAAGATATTGGAGGACTTCACCGATACATCCCTCTTTATTACCTACTTATTACTAAATAGGAGTGCCTGCATTTTGACACCACTGTTATACGAGCTCTGCGTTCTTTGCACAGCCCAGCTAACATACGTACCAACATCGACATGTCTTCCTTCAAACGAAGGCCAATCTTTTTCACCAATTTCCCATTTTAACAAAAGATTACATTTCAAAATATAAAATTGTGGAAATTGTGGTCTATCATCACGAGCGACAATAAGCCACAATTCGTAAATGCCAAGATCGTTTGGTATAAAAATGTACGAGCCAACTCTTACATTTGGGTTCCGACCATGTTCTAATGGTCTGAATTGCAGGTAGTAATCTACCTGATCTGAGGAAATATTTACGTAAGAGTGAATCTGATACTTGGCATCTATAGGCTCAAAGCCCATAAGTTTTTTTGGATTATATACTTCCTTACCATTAAACACCGCTTTCGCTTTTTTATAGCCAGCGAGCGTTTGTTCTGGGAAGATAACATCTTTGTCTTGCAGATAACATTTACGATACGCCACATCATTTGTAAATGTAGCATCCATAACTTTATCTGACTGACGTTTCAACGCTTCTCCCACATTGCGTCCTTGGAGCTTCATCCGATTATTAAATAAATCATACATCGGAATCAACCTCCTCAATCTCATTCACAAGTGAACACGCATCTAAAATATCCTTTCTATACTTAAGGAAATCAGTCTCATAACGAGCCGACTCTAAGATACTCATTAATGTTATAATTTTAGGCTGTTCCATAAACAGGCTATTCAGTCCGCTAATGCGCTGTAAAAGAGCTTGGAAATATGCGTCCAATAATTCATAACCGTCTTCTTTATATGGAAGCAATTTATAAATTGCCCCTTGAAGACGGACTTTTTCTTCATGTATTTGGTTTTGAGGCAGTGCCCCGTATTTAAAGTTCATACGCAACACCACCCTTAACCAAAATAATCATTTGTCACATAACTATAGTCACGTGGCAGTTTTCTAGCTTCGGTAAACGTAGCGTCCCTGAGAGCTTTCAATTGACTTAACTGATTTGCCTGAGAATAATAATTACTTTCTTTGCCACCAATAAATTGATTCGTAAGCAGTACGCTATTAATCTTTTGATCTAGCCACGCACAAACCATATATAGCGACAAAACTTCAATCTCATAGTTCGTCAAATCAGCATTAAAAGTCTGAGCCTCGTCATCTCTGTTAGACAAGTCAGACTTACATCTAGTAAAATTTGCGATAGCGCTTGTTAACCAACCACACATCATCTCATCCAAATCTTCTTCTGGAAGAAGCGGAAGGTCATAATCCGTGATTCTATTAAGAAAGCGCCTAAAAATCACATCATAGGAAGTCATATTCCAACCTCCTTATGTATTATTGAATAAGCAGCTTAATGTCTGTCCCAAGAATTTCGTCCAGCGCATTAATCTTCGCAAGGCTATCCAAAGAACCATTGCGAACCATATCGCTTGCAATATTCTTTACAGAATCCTTAAATCCAACTGGGATTTCACGAAGTCTCTTCTTAAACTGATTAATAGGTAGGCTGAACAGATGATCTACATCAACAGCCGCTACCTTATCATATAGTGCCTTAAACTCGGGCCACTGCTCAAGAAGCTCTTCGTCTTCAATAACAAAATATGGAGCATTTAGATATGCAGATCTCGTAGACCTAAGTGCCTGAAGGTCTTGATATTCAACCTCAGTTGCATCTCCATAATTTGCCCACGTATACAAAAGCTGAGACTTCTTGCCCGGAAGCAGAAGCTCACCATAAGTAACAGACTTGCAAAGGATTGGATCATCCATTGCAAATTTGCGAGGAGCCTTCTTTGGGGCTGCTTTTACTGCTTCATTTTCTGCAGTGGCTTCAACCTCTGCCTTTTTAGTTCTTGTTGTATTTGCCATTTAAATTTCTCCTTTTATTCCTTAAATAATTTTGTATTGCTATAATTACTTAACAATCTTCCAGTAACCAAACTTAGCGTTAGTAACAACACCAATGCCGAGCTTCGTCTGAACCTCAGAATCATATGTCATATCCATATGAGTACCTGCGTCCTGAACCTGATACATACGAGTATCACCTTCATAGACAAGCTTTAGCATAGGATCAATGCCAACAGGCATGATGAATAGAACATCATTGGCAACTAGATACTGAGTGGTATCGTTTAGCTTGAAGCCCTGCTTTAGCTCCACAAGACGGATGCCTTCCCAATAACCAAAACGTCCAGTTGTGTACATCTCATTCTTCATGTCGCCAGATGCCCAAGAAACATCATTAAGAGCAAACACGCTTGCAAGAGCTGCACGAGTACCCATAATTACAACCTCAGAATCAGATGCCATGCCGACATCCATGCATAGAGTGCGTAGAGTCTCTTTAGTAGCCTCGCTAATAGCAGAAGACTTGTACCACTGAGCACCTAGAGTGCTACCAATGCCAATTAGAGCCTCATAAAGAGCCTGATTGACATAACGATCAAAAGCTTCGGTAATCTTACCGACTAGAGTTGCAAAATCTTCAACGCCAGTAAGGAGTCTTTCAAATTCTGCGTAAACCTTTCGTTAAGTGTTTAACATTTAATATCATTTTCTAATTTTTGCCATGTCAATGGCTCTCCGGTAATTGGATGTTTCCCAGCATGTTTCAATTTCCCTTTTATGCACGAAGCAATACTTCCTCTGTTAATTCCATATTTATCAAAAGCTTCTTTTGCACCCCAAAATGATTCTCCCAACTCTGGTGAATAAATAGGCATTGATCTAGGATTATTTTTGCCAGAAGTACATTCTTTATATTTTAATAAAGTATCTTTGCTTAAATTTTCGCGAGAATGAGCACGGCTACGCTTCTTATGAATAAATGAAGTCCAATCAAAATTTGTATAATATTCAATATCATCCTTACTCATAAGATGATATTCATCTAAATACATAAAATTCTGATATTTACGACACCAATCTATCATTGTAACACGCGCGACATTATTATACTCAGCAGCATCTTTTATAGTATCGTATATTTGGCCAGACGCCAGACATATGACTTTTTTCCCAGATGTTACCACGCCCTCCCCACCTTTTGTTAAATTATACCCATTTTCATGAGATAATGTATGATATTGCCTTATATAATAACGCTCTCTGTCGCAAATAATGAATGGATCACACAGCTCTATAATTCTAAAATCAAAAACGCTTTCTCCGTAATTATTCCATGCTCTTTGTAAATATACGTTCGCATGCTCATTTCTACGAAGCTCACTCTTGTGTTCATTCCATCTTCTTTGAATATTTCGAGACAACCCAATATATTTTTTATTATCAATTGTATTTTCTATACAATAAATTCCACACAAATACTTTTCCATTTATTTATTCCTTGTATAATTATTTTAGAAAATGATATATCAGGACGCTACTCCTGTGTTGGCATAATGCCCTTTAGCTTTTACTAAAGACCAGACTATATCTTCATCCTTACGGATGCGCACCACTTCGGATCGCCAATCGCTTGCGACCCTACTCCCTTACGGGATAGTCGTTGAACCTTTTTCATCATATATATTATATACAATAATTTTGTATTGTCAATTGGCAAAATTCATAAAATATATAATGAAACTTGGCTGCTGATTGTCCATTACAACTACACTTAGGGTTTAACCATATGTAATCTGTATTTGTTTTTTCTACTTTCGTAACATTCACGCTCGACTTTGCAGTCCACGTTGTAGTCAATACAGCTTTAGGATTTTCCAGCAATTCAATGCGTTATTTTATTCAAACAGCTTTCGCTGTCAGGCAGCTAAAGTTTTAACCGCATACCAACTAGTCTCAACAGAGAAGACCTTGCCAGCACCTAATCTCTGACGCACGATGTCGTGGTGGTTGCCCGAAACCTTCATAACGCTTAGAACGCTATTATCGGGCACATAGAACTCATTCGCATCGCCTAGTGCGAGGTTACGAACATCAACATACTCTCTGAAGAAAGGATTCTGTTCCCAACCGCTAACTAGAGCGTCATCAATGGTCTCCTCGATAATATCAAAGAGCACGGCCTGATTCTTACGAATACCTCTACGGATCTCCGCCTTGGTGGAATGCTCATCGCAGCCAATCACATTGCGGAAAACTTCTACAATCTTATCATTTGCTTCCTTAGCAGAGTAATTCTCAACCGTGCCACGAGCAGCGTCGAGCATTAGCTTATTGAAAGCAACATAGTCATTAACATCATCATTAAATGCGTGCTGAACACGTGCATCAAAATTCATAAACTTAGACATATTATTTTCCTCCTTCCTCAATATTCAATTAGACACCTAGGCTTACGACATGAAGTCTGTAAGAAACACTATTGGTGTAGTTAACCTTCTCAATGATCTGAGCAACGAAGCCAGTCTGACCAGCAGTCGCAGTTTCCTTATAGAGACCGCCATCAACGCTGACATAATTGCCAACGACAGGAGCAGTTGCTAGAGCAGTGATAGCGTCAGCAGAAACAGTGAAGATATCGTCGACGTGTAGTTCATAGCAGCGAGCAATCTCACCAGTAGCATTGTAGAAATACTGCTCATCCTGATAATATTTTCTGTCGGAATTATAGCCGATTGGGGTAGTAAGCACTAGATATGGCTTCTGGCCAGCAGCATAATCAGCAGTCTTAAAGACCTGCTCCTCAACAAAAGCACCTCTTGCAACGATAGAACCATTATCTAGATCCTTGTGGCACTGCATGCTTAGAATATGACCAACTTCTGTGGCCTTTAGGAGGCTTGACTCACAAACGACGTGGGCGACTCCCTTGACATTGTCAAAAACATTTGCCATAGTTAATTTCATCCTTTCATAGTTAAATTTTTTAAAATAAAAAAGACATCATCCCTGATTGTCTTGTTTTAACATAATATTTATCTTATTAGTCGTTGAATAGATTGCCATACGCCTTTTTCTTCGCTGGCTTATCGAAATTAACGCCCACCTTCTTAGTAGGTTTCTTCTCGTCCTTATGCTCTAGAGCAAACTGGCCCTTCTGCATAACATAATCAGCAAAGATAACCTTAGCCTTCTCTTCAACTTCTTCAACAGAGTACTTTTCTGCATTCTTCTTCAGTTCAGCAAAAGCTGTATCATCAGCAAGAACAGAATATTCCTCACGCTCAAAGATTGCATCCTTCTTGGCATTCACCTCAGCGAGTTCAGCGCTTTCCTTAAATTCCTTAAGCTTTGCGTAATCAGCCTTAAGTGCAGCAATAGCATCTTTCTCTTCCTGAGTTAGCCATTCACAAAACACTTCAACAATATCATCGCCAAGAGCGACATTATCACCATCGACAGAATAGCCACGCTTATAGAATCTTCCGTCTTCCCAGCTCTGATAAATAAAGCTATTGTCGTATGTATTTACGATCCATGGATACTCACCTTCGGCTGCCATGAGATTATATAGACTATTTCTAATATCCTCATGAGAAATCTGCCAAGTAAGAGTCATATCACCATTTTCATCAATGGAATATTTCTTCTTGCCCTTAGAATCACCATCGTCTGTAGCAGGCTCTGGGTCTTCTTCCTCTTTTGGATCGTCCTGTGGCTCTGGGTCTGTGGTTTCGGAGCTTTCGCCCTCACTTGGATCAGTACCTGTTTCTGCACCAGTTTCAGACGTTTCAGTAGAACTAGTATCAGCGCTACCATCATTACCCGCATCATCACCGTCATCAAAGTCCTTTTTGCCAAAATGCTCCTCAAAAGCAGCAGTGAGTTCGTCATCGTTTAGACCTTCAACCTCGAAATCAATGTCTTCCATAGTTACACTATATTCTTCCATCAGGGTTTCTAACTTGTTCATTTCTTCCTTCACTCCCTTCTGTTCAAAGTCCTTATTTTGAAACGCAGAAAGCGTAGTATTTAGCTTTTCTAACGTATCAAGCAATTTATTTTGACAGTCCTGCGTAAACATACTATTTTTCTCACTAAAGTCTTCAATAGTAATCTTTGATCCTTTCATGCCTTCTTCAATAGCAGTTTTTCCATCTTGCTCATATCCAAGGACAGTCACTCCACGAAAAGTAAATGAATCAATAGAGAGATAATTCTCATCAACATTCCAACTCATTTCATCAACTGCAATTTCGACAGAACACTTACAAGTTTTATGCCTTTGCAAAATTTCTGCAGCCTTAGAATAGTCTTCGAAGATATGACCTTCAACCATCAAATATGTCTTATCATTCTCTTTATCATATTCTAGATATGGTTCTTTCACCTGACTAATAACACCAACCGGCTGTTCAATATATTCGACATTTCCTTCTTCGTCAATCTCCATATCATGCGAATGGAATTCATACTCCCCAGTATCTGCCTTAAAGATTGAACCAAGAATCGGACGTCCCTTAAACGAGCTCATATGTTTTTGCATCGTATCTTCAGAAATTGAGGACTGATTCCTATTAACCCCGACATGACAAGCTTTAAGCTTTACGTCAAGTAGCCCATCATGGCTATTATCTGCTTCAAAAGACTCAATAGATTGTAAGACTAGTGGCTTATTACCATGTTCTTTAGAACTAAACTTAGAAAAATTGTTCTCTTTACAGAACTTATACAAGTCATCTACTGTATAAAATGTACGCATATATTCTCCCTCCTTTCATTAAAATATCTATGTGAAGCTCGGAAGGAGCTTACATGCTTAAAATATTACTAAAGCAATACTTTCCTTTGTCCGTCTCTCTAAAACTAAAATGCTTTGGAGGCTGATTCAAAAATGTATAAGTATCCCCAATTTGAGACACAAGCTTAATCCCAGAAGCAATAAAAAACTCAGCGGTCGCTTTGTCTTTTGTTACAATAAATTTTTGATTATTCATTGACGTATACCTCCTTTAATTAGCTTTATCTCTCTTGTCAATACTGGCTTCTCCGTCGTCTGTAAGATCGCCAAGATCCTTAGTGGGGGCGCCTCCGGTATCAGAGCTACCAGTCTGAGTATAAGTACTCTGCAGCGGAACCATCTTGTCTTGAAGCTTCAAAATATCATTCTCAAGATATAGCATAGAATTCATATCCAAAGGACTCATGCCCATTAAAGACGCAAGCTGCGTTTTCATTGGAAGACCCAACGTGCAAGCCTCTTTAACATTTTTAATAACTTCGTCCTTTAAATATGGAGTAACTTGCATATATTTTACGCGCATTCCATTGTCAGGGAGTACATAATCCAAGAACATATTAACTCTCGCTTCAATCTGCCACAGCAAAGGCTTTTGGATAAAGAGCGCATCAAATCTCATTGCGGCAGTTACTGCAGTAGAACCAGTTAGCTTTGAATTGTCCATAATCTGGCTAACACCAGCGGACTCCCAAAGGTTCTTATTCGCTTTAGAGATACTATTAGTTTCATCGGTTGCGTCCTTATCAAATGTGATCGGCTCAATCTCCATAGGAGACAGAGCAAGTCCGATCTCTTCTGGAAGAATCTGATTAATCTTGTTATAAAAATCAACCGCAAGGTCAAGACTTACTTCAAAATCATCTGGACTACTAGTATTTGAAAGCGTATCAATCTTTGCAACTAGCAACTTATAAATTGAAAGCTGGTCTTTTACACTAGTAATTCCACGAAGGTCAATTAGGTCAATAACATCCTCAAATAAACTTGCAAACGGAGGAATCACCCTATCTAGTTGGTCATAATCCATCTTAAACACAACGGTTCTCTCAGGGTCGAGCTCGGCCCATCTCTGTTTGCTATCATTTTTATAGGCATTGTATCCTGTTGTGAATTCTTTATCCCAATAATCTAGATATACCTTATTTGAAGAGCCGTCGAAAAATGAAAAGTCAAATGCACAATTAAGCGTTCCATTATAGTTCACTGAGCTAATTTTGCAATAATCTGCATCCAGTGGAATAATAATAAACGAATTCCTATCTTGCTCTTCGCCATCTTCGTAATAAATATACCCAAAGAAGCAATCTTCACGAAGGCATGTGGTCAATATTCCATGGATTTGACCTTGTAGATTCATCTTTTCAATCCACTTCAATGTTGATTCATAATTCTGAAGCACTTTTCCATCATCATTATCTTCAGTCATTGAAATATTAGGAATGACATTATAAGCTGTCAAATCTATATGCGTCGCAAAATATGAAATAATTCTTCTATATTGCGCACTCAAAACATACAAATACTGACTCAGCTTCCTTAAGTTCTTCTGGTTGGTGTCCGAAAGCGGGTTCTTAAGATAAGTTCTTAGAGAATCCTTAGAATACACCGTATACGTTTTGCTTGGAATATTCTGCAGATCTAGCAATTGAAGCGCCGCCTTAGCAGCCTGCTTGAACTGTTCAATCTGCTGTTGTTTTGCGGTGAAATCCGCAATCTCTTTTGTAGAATGAGCTGTTCCATGCTCAACTTTATTATCATTTTGTTTTGTTGGCAATTATTTCACCGCCTTCCTTAGTTAAATAAGCCACCCGGTTTTTGAGGGGCTCTAATTTTGAATTGGTCTAACATATTCGCGCTACTTGGGCGCTTTTTGTTTACAAGATGGTCTCTCCTAAGTTGCTGTAACAGATAAGCTCCCATTGCGCATACATAAGCACGGTCATCATTTAACTTCGAGCCAGACGGAAGATCAAATCTATCACCGCCTGAAGCTTGTTTAAATCTATAAATATTAACAAGCTCTGTTTTCATCAAATCAATCTGCTTTAATGCAATTTCTTCATCCTGATCTAAATTATATATTTCTCTTACAATTTGAATTCCTTTTTTATCAAGATCTTTAACCTCTTTGTCCGTCGGTTCGATATATCTTGGAATTTTTTCTCCAGTCTTTGTATTCAAATCATACATAACGTTCAGATATCCTCTATTGTCGTATTCAACTGGCCATTCAATCAAATTCATGTCCATCATCTCAATAAGTGCTCTGAACATTTCAACCTTATATTTAGTTGGCTGAAGAAGCCTCATTTTATCAGTAATTGCATTAGGGTACAATCTGACTTCCTCTGGACTATATTCCTTGTCGATCATTCCTCGATGTACAATCCCATTATCATCTTCCCAATCTTCCCAGAAAAAGTCACTAATATTAACGCCTGCACCGCCAGATCCAGCGTCAATCCAAAAACCTAGAATGTTTTCATAGTCAGCTACGCCATCTCCGTTATATGCAAGTAAAAGTCTTTTAACTTCTTTGATTTGATTCGGCGTAGTCATTGGTGTTTTATGCTTTTTCATCACATTTAGTAGATTAACAACATTCTGTATCTTCATTTTCCATCCAACTACTGGATCGTTAACGTATTCGGCACATAGTACAACAGAGTTGTCCTTTGCTCTCGCGCTATCAAAAAGAAGCGCCCATTTACTATTTTGATCATCGCTTCTAAGCTTCGGTGGGCGCGGCACAGAGTTCCTAATAATAGTAGCTCTTTTTATTGCCTGCCCGTCTCCGCCTTCTGAAGTAAAAATATTTTTATATTCTCTCAAGGCTGCTTCCTTGTCTTCTCGCATAGCTTGATCTACTTTTTCTTGCGTCAAAAGTGGAACCGGCCAAAGCTTTCCATGCATCGTCGCACCAATAACCACATCGCTAGAAATATCTGCGCAGAAATACCTCTTATCTCCTGCAAACATTTTAATAGAGAATTCTCTATATTTTTTAAAGAAATACTGATCTGTGCGTCCAGCCGACGAACAATATAATAATTGGTTTGGAAACGGCGTTGGCTCCATTAACAAATCTTCTGCGCTAAATCCTTTGCCCGCTTTGAATTCAGAGTTCTGAGTTGTGAATGGTTCAGATGTGTGAAACAATTCGTCTGGGGCATTCATTGCTTCATCGTACACATTGAGATTGCTTCTCTTCGATCTGTTATTGTCAAAGTTTCCATTCAAAGTAAAACACTGAGAGCCGCCATAAGTCCTCACCGTATATGAAGCAGGATTGTGTATCCACCCATTTGAATTTGCTTGATTTTTTACAACATTGCTCTGGAATATATCATTTAAATTTGTAAATGAAGATATATTTTTAAGAGCAAACGCCTCCATTTTTAAAAACATTTCAATACTTTGAGAGCCGACACCTGCAAGGATATATGCTTTAAAATTAGGGATTAACATCATTTTATCCATCACAAACAAAGAGGCCAAAATACTTTTACCGCCGTTTCTTGAGCATGCCCATACAGAAAATGGGGTAGTCCAAGTGGAGTCAAAACAATATCTTTGATAATCTAACAACTGAACATTAAAAATTTCCTCGCAAAATCTAGTTGGATTTCTCCGTCCCCATTGTAAGAATTCAGCGAGCTCAAATTTTTCATTATATTTTTTAGTTGTCATGTTGTATAAATTTGGACGAACAAATGGGTGATTATATCCATAATCTTCAATGATGTCATTAAAAGTTTTATAATCTTTAATTAAAGATTCGTTATATGGCAGGATGTCACTCATTGTCAATCACCTGCCCATTTTCGTCAATTAACCCCTTTTCTCTCAAGAAATCTTTTAGATCTTTATTTTCAACTAATAAAATTCTTGCTCTCTCTTGAGCTTTATCTCTTTCTTTTGTTAGGCTGTCAACCAATTCTCTCCTGATATTCCCAATCTCGTTCATTACATTTTCATCAAATCCAATTTGGTCAATTTGCGCTTTCGAACTAATCTCCGCAACTTGTTGCATGCCTCTGCAGTAATCAATGTCGTAAGTATTAATCTTAGCGTCTCTAAATCCTATCAAATCTAATTCTTTCATCTTCCCAGTAAGAGTATTCTGTCCTTTGCTTTTAGAGTTGTTGTAATTAATACTAATCCCATTGTCTTTAGCTAACGCATTCGCGCCACTTAATAATTTTGATATTGTGTCCGCATGTTGTTTGATAATACCATTATTATTATTTAATTTAGAGATATTAGAAGATAGCTTGTCAATAGCATCATTAATTTTTTGTATTTGATTAAAAGCCTTAACTATTTGAATAACAGCATTCATCTTCATTCCATCATTTTTAGTCTCATCATCAATAAAACTAATTAGCTGCGCATATAATACTGGCTTATCTTCTTCAATTGGATACTTTGCAAATGGGTCATAACCAATTATTCTAATAGCGTCTTTCCTGTTTACAGCATATTCTCTTTCAATTTCTTGCTTACGATCTTCTGTAATTACATATGTGTCAGAATCATTTGACGTTAAATTAACTTTTTGGCCTATATCTCCGTCATGCCATCTTAAAGTTCTATACTGTTTTAATGAACAAATATTTTTAATATAAGCTTCCCATACATCTCCGTGAATACCTCTATTGCTAGGGTCATTGCTTTCCACATAACTGGAATTAAACAGACTTTCGAAAAATGGCTTATCCAATCTTTCAAGCGCCTCAATAATTGATTCCTTTGTACAATCTCCATACTGTCCAGTTTTTGGGTCATAGTTTCTTGCTATTTTCTTTGCGCAATCCTTACACATGTTCGTAACGCCAGTCCTAACCAACGGATCTGTGCTCACATAATATTCAGACCTTTTCTTTACTGTGTTGCAATAAGGGCAAAGATAACTCGGCTCTTCAACTTTTGGTTTTGGCCTACCAGCTTTTTTTGCACCGGTTGGTTTTCTTCCGGTTTTTTTTGCAGTAGTTGGCATCTATTATCACTCCCTTTGTTCTTTTTGAATAAACTTATTATTCTACTGCTTCTTTTTTAGTTTCCTTGATTTGCTGATCAATCTCAGCAATAGCTACATCAAATTTTGCGTCCTTAACGAACACAAATACCGTTTTGTCCTTTGGGTTCTCCTTAGACGGCTTGATATCACAAATAGTGCAACCCATCTTAAGGAGATGCCTTGCAATGCCAGCATTGAACACCAATTTTGTACTCTTTTGTTCCATTTTTATTTCTCCTTCATAATTCCTTTAAAGCTTAATATTATAAGTGCAAATTTTCCCGTCTTCTTTGTTAAAAATGCACAAAGTTTGAGCAGGATTTGCATATAATCTCTTATTGTTTGCGTAGTCATCAGTGCCACACAAGGAGCTCACCATTACATTGTCAATTCCATAAGAATCAATTGTCTCAGAGTGATGCTTATCCCCAGAAAATACATATTCAACATCAAGACCATATTTCTTTCCAAACAGAGTATGCATATCTACCCCAAGTTTATTGAAGCGTTCTAGATCTCCATGAACTGCGACAATATCATGGCCGAGCACATTAAAGAAAATAAACTCATTAATATTATTGTCGCGAACATGAACCTTGTAATTCTTGGCAAGTCTTTGTTTAATCCACCAAGGAATGACCTTCTCCATATTATCTGAATGGATACTATCATTTTTGTTTTGTACTGTTCTCGCATGATTTCCATAAGTAGAATAAACATATACATCATTAACACTTTGTGATAGGCCATTAATAAGCTCTGCTAAAATTTCAGACACTTCCATCAACTGATCACAAGTATCTTCTTCAGAAGCAACTCTTGCAGAAGTGTGTATGCTTCCGTGTATAAAATCTCCAAGTAGTACAATATGAAGCGTTCTTATACTATGTAACTTCAAATATTCACTTGCTTTCTTGAACAAAGTGTTAACACGGGCTAGGCACTCATTTGTATCATACTTGTTCCAGATATTATCAGTAACCATGCCGAAATGCCAATCTGTCAAGACAAGGACTGCTTCTTCCTTAGAACCAACATGCAAAATTTGATTTGCGCTCAAAAACTTGTCTTTGCTTAAATTTTCTGCCGCTTCAATTAATTTTTCTGTCAAATGTTCAGCTCTAGCATCACTTGCAAGCAGCTTATTATATTCTCTTCTCTGGTCTTGAAACTGCTTTTTAACCTTATAAAGTTCTTCTCTCTCCGCTTGAATCTTTTTTAGGTACTCGTCGTCTGTAAAAACCTGTTTCTCACAGGGCTTAAGACCATGCTGAAACATTTTATATTTTTTACGATAGGCGGACTCCCCGTAGTTTTGATCGAGCGCAGCATTAATAATGTCCGCAACTTGCTGCCACGTCATACCAGATGACTCTTTTAGCGAACAAATGCGGTAAATATACTGTTCTTCGCTCTCTTGCGCGGGATTAAAGTTAATTATCTCCATTCCTTTTGTCCTTTCTCGCATATAACAAAAAGACGAGGATTATTCCTCGCCTTTAATGTTCTCATTGCATGCTGCTCTAATTTTTAGCTGATATGCCTGTGTAAACTTAGCCACCGGATAAATATGGTCATCACTAACCGTTCTCTCACCAGTTCTTGGCTTGAAAGTTTCCTTTCCCTTAAAAAACTTAGCATTAATATTAAGCCCTTCAAATAGCTTAATTGTTGCCAGATTGTCAGGTGCAGACTCCGATAGTAGCTGAGTAATTACATCAAAAGTCGCATCATAAATATCCTTCACTGCACCCTGATAATACCCAGATTCCTTTGCTACCATTTTAACTAGATCTTTCTGTTTATAAACCATTTCAATCTCCCTTTCTTGTTCCTTTTATATAATATCAATCAATACTTATGCAAGCTCTTCGCCATAAGCAATACTGAGCTTAACGTCTTTATCATTAAAATCCGCAAATAGACTAATTAACGGAATATACTCACCAGTATCATCATTCTCGACAAACACTTGATTGTCTTGAATGTGAAGAATTCCATTTGCCTGAACCGTATACTTGCTCTGAATTTTTGCTGCCATAATCTTTTCTCCTTTGTATTTTATAGTTCATCTGCCCACGAACTAACAACGCCTCGATGGTTGATATTTAGCTCGCAAATTTGGGCGTAATCTTTGTCTTTAAAATGTTCAATATATTTAACAAAGCCGCTGTTTTCTGGGTGATGGTACAGATCGCATTGACCACTATGTCCGATAACTATAGTTTTCGACGTATCAGAAACTCTCGTAAGTACTTTTTTTAGTTCATCTACATACATATTCTGGGTTTCCTCAACAATAACTACCTTATTCTCTAAGTTGCACCCACGCAGATAAACGTGAGATACACAATCAATATAGCCAGTACCATTCTTTTGGTTTTCTACACCTTCCTGAATAATAGCCGTATATGGATTAATACCCAGCTTTACTAGAGCATCATATAAAGGGGCAGTATAAATAGAAATTTTTTCATCTGCACTCCCCGGCAAAAACCCTAATTTTTCTTCCTGTACAGGACTAACAATATAGACAATCCCATCATACGCATTATGCTGAACCAGAAGGTTTGCTGCAGCAACTGCCATAAGTGTTTTACCACTTCCCGCTTTTGAATTAGCAAACACAATCAGCTTGTCTGGGTTCAAAATAGCATTCACGAATTCTTTTTGAGATTCGTCCATTACTAACCCATAAAATGGATGTCCTTCGATGTCTCTTGGCGCATCCCCATATTCATTAATGACTGTTTTCTTTTTAGTAGCCATATATGCCCTCCAGATTAGAATAGCTCGTCAATATCACTCACAACTTCGTCAATAATACCTTGCTCAAGCGCATCATCCTCATCAAGATACCAATCATAAGGAGCTCTCTTTTTGAATACCTTCGGATCTACATTTGTATGCGCAAGGAAGAAATCAGTCACTTTCTTTACGAGTTTATCACCAAACTTCTTCATTGATTCTGCCTGTTCCTGAGTGCCACCATAATAGCAAGACCCAGAGTGAATTAGCACAGAGCTACCCGGCATTGCATAGCGCTTATGGCCTGCGGCGAGAATATCAGCGCCAGCAGAGTACGCGCAGCATAGATTGATTGTCCAAACAGGCGTTTTACTAATCTCAATAAGCTTAATAAAGCTCCATGTAACAGACACATCACCGCCCGGAGTATCAATGCAAATCTTGATTGGCACACGCTGTTCAACAGGAATATCTTTGTCTTCCTTGTTCCAGCGAATAATCTCCTTAGATAGTTCTAGAAGATTTTCATCAATCTGCTCGTCAATATAAAGAATGCGATTATCAAGATCTCTGTAATAATTTCTTAGCTCTGGATTTGGGAGCTGCAGATTTGCAATAGACTCTGGGATACTTACAAATAGTTCTTCTGACATATACGTTTTCCTCCGTTTCGTTCTTTTTCATAGTAAAAATTCGTGTCAATGTATAGAATACAGCTTCATGTATACTATCCATTAGGAATTTCTCGACCCATGATTTTTGGCATGGCATCATACAAATGCGTATGATTTTTGCGCGAGGCTATAATTTTGTATTGTGAATGAAGAGGTTAACCGTAACATTACAATTTACTTCTATAACGTCTCATTCTTTCCCTAGATGCTATTTTGTTCAATTCTTTGTCAATTTTACTCTGGCATTCTTTACACCTGCATGTTTTTGCATCGAACTTACCAGTTTCAACTATTTCACCGCAATCAATACACCATATTTGCAGTGGGGGAGAGGATGCAAGAGAGCAGTCGGTACATATGTTGTCGCTTGCTTTGCGCTTCATTAGTTTGCCACAGCGAGTGCATCTCTTAAATTCTTCTTTTCCTTTCCAATTCAGATATACATATGCCAATTCTTGGCAGTCAACTTCATTCAAACGAAGAACTTCTTCTCCGTCTTTATCAATAAAATTAACCCACAAACACTTTGTATCATTACGCTTTGGACAACTTATGAGCCCCTGAACGAGAATATAGTGTAAAATATATTCTCTATCATCTGCAGGAACGGATACTCTTGCCATTTTACACAGCTCTGTAACAGTATATCTAACAAGACCACCATCTGTAAAATTAGACGACGTTCCATAAAAATCATTGATTTTTGCTTGCTGTTTTGCCATACATAGTAGCACAAATGTCATTTTTTCTGCTCGGATATTATTTAAAGATTCTATCTTTTTCAACTCATTTTGAGTAATAACGATATCGTCTAACTCATAAAGCGCTCGCTTTTTTGATCCTTTAATTGCATTTGAAATAACATTTGAATAGCTCGCTTCATCAAAATTAATTTGATGTTTTGTCATCCATGCAACAGTGGAATTATAATTCTCATTATCATCTTTCCCCAATATTTGAGCATTATATCTAGTAATATAACCAATCTTCTTAATGGCAGACTTGACGTCCTGATTTTTACCAAGTAACAGATTCATTGCATATTTTTTCTCATTCAATACTAGCATGTTCATCACCACCAAATTCTTTAGTATACAATGAAAATGTTTTACCACAGAATTCTATGTCACCATTTTCATCTTTGATTGGAAACTGCATTTTATTTCCACTATTTCTTAATACATTTTTAAAAATCTGCTCACCAGCAACATCCCAAGCAAAAGATTTATTTTTATTAGACGTATAACAAACATCGACAACAATGTTAGCGAGTACTTCCTTGTTATCACACACAAAAGCACATTCTTCAGAAAATGTATCCTTAAATTGAGACATTACAAGGTCTCTTTCTTCTTTGCTAACATCATTTTTCTTAACACCTTTTAAGAAGACTTGAACATTACTGTTATATTCTTCATACAATGCTTGTACTGCATTAAATTCTTCCTGAGAATATTCCACATCGCTCTTCAAAATAGAAGCATCAAAATCCACGTTTGGCAGCACATCTGTCGTCTGGAACTCGTCCTCAATCTTCCAACAAATTCTGTTCATTGTGCCGGGAGCTCTACTAACAGGAAGATATTTTTCATAATTGTAGATAAATGCTTCTTCTTCGTCAGTCAAGCATTCAGATGCACACAAATCTTCTAAGGTCTTGCCAAACCTTATTTTACAATTTGATCTTACAGACCTCATGTATTTATCAAGCTCTGATTTTAGCTGAGAATACCTATAAATAAAAAACCATGGCTTTATATTTGCTGCTATTCTCGTATCAATTTCTTTATCATGCAATATTTCAGGTGTGTCTCCTGACTTTGGCTTGTGCATTCTTGTTTCTAGCCATTCTTTTGGCACTGGCCTAGCAACAACCCCCTTGATACGATCGATGGCATTTTGTTGATAATTCATCATTGTGTTGATTCTATCAGTGAGCCTTTTGTATTCTTCACTATCTGGCGCAAACTTTTCTCTCAAAGAAATCATATTTGTTGCTTTGTTAGTTACGCTTCCAATAGAGTCTCCAAAGCCATTAATATCTGAAGTAATAAAATCTTCTTCAATTGGAACCTTCTTTGGCATTTTGTCTTGCACACACATTAATGTTGGCTTGTATTCAAACGCCTCAATAAGCGCATGTGTATCACTTGTGAAGAAGCTATCAGAATCATAGTCAGCTCCATTACATCTAATAGCAGTAGTGTCCCAACTGTTAAGAATACAGCAAGTTTTGATATATCTATACCATTTTTTCATCTCTGGATTAGTAACAACATTGAGTTTACAAACATTTTCAATTGAAGTCATTGGCGCACGAAAAGCAACAACCTCGTGGACATTTTTATCAATCCAAAAACGATGGTAGCATTCGCCTGCATGCAGCAAGCCTGTAATCTCTAACCCAAACATGCTCTGTAATAGCGAATATGGGTCATTTCCTATAATTGCATAATCTCCATCAACATCTAAAACTCCTATTTTTGCAGTTTTAATGCGTTTTTGGATCATCCTTCTAACCTTAGAGCGAACGTAAGGGTCTTTAGTTAGCTCTGGATTTGCCATAATTGCCTTGCACATTGGTTCCATATGTTCAACATTATTTTCATCAAGCCCAGTTCCGCACATATAGAGAATTAACTTTTTCCAATCCAAGCCAAGACATTCTTTGATTTTTGTCACTGTTGGCGCAACCAACTCGTCAATTTGCTCGTCTGTGAATTTGAAATCTTGTAAATACTGATAATTCGTTGTATGAACATTACGCAATTCACGAGGAGCACTCTTGGCTATGCAAAAATCATATCCATTTTCCTTACAATTGCGAACATAATCTTCACATCCTGCGTAAGAATCCCATAACTTTAACATAGAAGTTGTTAGAATTAAATCTGCGTCCCTTACGTCCCTTTTATCTCCCCACGCATCAGTTATTTCATATGTGTGCGCTACTTCCTCAGCAAACTGAACAAAAGGTACTGTAAACACCATGCCCTTTAAAAATGCGCATCTGGTATTGTATCCAGAGAGCGGTTCATCGCCTTCTCCTAGAAATTTTGCCCATTTTCTGCTCATGTCGGGAGAAATAAAACCCATACCATCAGAAACATTATAATCAATCATTTCTTCATGTGGCTCGCTTACGCTTGGCCAATTAGGATTTTTTTCATTTCCAGTATCTTTAACTATTCTTACAGGGTAGTTAAAATGCGTTTCTGCATCTTTTACTACAATGATACGTGGCCATGGTTTTTCCTCGTCAGTAAATGAACCTACTGTGATACTAGCTGAGCACTGCAGCGCAAAATATGCAGACAACTTCGCTGGAATAAACTTATAATTTAGCTCCATTTCATTATAAGTTTTTACTGGCTCTAAAAGATTGTTATTCTCATCAACTTTTGGCCCGAGATAGCGCCCATTATTAATACGACGCATAATTTCGTCATGCAAGTTTTCGTTAATAAACATAATTGTACTCTTTTTAATAGAACCTGCTGTACCAAGTAGGCGAACATAAGTTACGGTTTGTGGGGCATTGCCGTCATCATAATCAATAGTAACCTTAAATTTGTTCTTACACACATATTTGTAATCTCCCGGAGAATCCATAACAAGCATTACATAATCTTGCTGAAATTGCGTTTGATACAAGTCGTTATACAATCTACGGATTTTTGCCTTATTCTCAGAAGTATTCTCTAATTTTTTTGTATTTTGGATATCTTTTTTAATTTTTGTTGCCTCATCATCATCCCCGTTTCTATGTTGCAACTCTGTCAACCATCTTAGCACTTGAGAAGACCCCAAACTAACAACCATTTGCGGCTGCTTTCTGATTTCATTCAATTTTAGTGTTAAATGCCAATTATGCTTTGCTAAATAGCCACTATGAATTTTTAGTACATAAGTTTGATTCTTTTGCTGTTTTGCCAATAAATATCACCACCTACGACAATAATTTTGTATTGTCCTTTTAAACAAGCCTATTATACCACAAACTTTACAAATGTCAATGGCATTTAATCAATGAATGTATAAACAACCCTCACGTCTTCATAATTGCCGCTCTGTGGAACAAGTTTTACCAACAGTGGGAGAGAAGTGCCACAAAAGAAGTTGCAATACTCCCTACAAGTCTTTGGATCATATTCAACAACAACATAATATTTGATACCTTCGTCCCTTGGAATGCTCTCATCCAAAATGCCATTCATAACAAAAGAAGTAATTATCTTTTTGTCTTCTCCTGAAATGTTCCTATCCCAACGAGTGGGGGCGACACCATCTCTCTTCCAATGCACATAAGCCTTCTCAGGAATACGACCCACATGAGAAATTGTTGCGTCCCAATTATAATTAAGTATTTCATCAAGAGTTACATATGAAGCAAAGCCTCCAAAACGAAAATAATGATTACTCGAAATTGAATCAGATGCATCATCTGGCAAGCCTCGCAGCTCACTAATTGGATTAATTACTGTATAACCATTTAGTTGATTTGTGACCCAACCAAATAGCTCATATAAGAAAATATTTCTTTCATCACAAACCCTATCAGTTAATTTATCATTCATTTCAACAAATGCGCTTGGAAAAATATTACCAACCTTTTTCCACACACCATTCTCTCTTACCTCAGCATACATTATCATTTGCATATATTTATCACATCCCATACATTTCTTTATACTTATACATTTCTTTTATAAGATCATGAAGACTTGGCATATCTTCTGGTTTAAGATATACGGATTCTGTTAAAGGCACATACGATTGCATCACACAAGCATATTGGCACTTATTTGAATCAATACGCATTTTAAAACGCCTGTCTTCAGGGATATGCATATCTTTACCACACCCCGGACAATACGCAAAATCTACAACTGATAATGTACCACATTGTGGACACTCTAATAGTTGTGCATTGCCGCACAGAATATTAAACTGCTTTCTTTCAACTGTTTTCCATTCGCTCATTGTAACGCCTCCAAATCCATTTTTGAACCGCAATTTGGACAATAGTTATGTGGGTCGTGTTTCCACATATCAAACCCGCACTTACATACAGAACAAATTAGTGTATCTGGCCTGTCTGAATTAGTTTCCCATCTCCCATGCCCCACCGGAACCGCATCCACAGTCTGTGCCGCCTCTATTTCAGCCAGACAGTCCTCTTTTGCACATCTCGCATCTTCGTATATGGCAGGAACATTATCCCATATAGCTTCGGACAACTGATCTGCGTTAATCAAGCGCATTACTATCACCATCCATTTTCGCGCCACACATAGGGCAATATTGAAAGTTCTTTTCTGCCGCATCTGTTGCCCAATCACAATTTGAACAGCATATCACGTGTGGAATTTGGTATTCTATCCATCGCCCATATACCAGAGGTACAGCATCTACAGTTGGTTGGTTATTAATCAACTCAATAATATCTTGTCTATCCTTAAATGCATTACATCCAATAGCGTCGATTAGATTTGCATTTTTCGCATCAATCAACCGCATCGTTTTTGCCTCCATCCATTCTTGCGCCGCACCACGGGCAGTAGTCAAAGCTCGTCTCGACTCCAGATGCCAAATTACCGCAGCTACTGCAATGCCACCAGTCCACGCCGCCAGCATACCTCTGGCCATCATGTACAAAGTACCCATGCACCACTGGTACGACATCTGCATATGGGATGCCACGCAAAGCAGCTTCTAGTTTGTCTGCGGACAAATTGATATCCGGTGTATCATAGTAAACGTCATTGACGGCATCAATAGCTGTTTTCAGTTCGACATATTTAGTCATTGTTAACCCTCCTGCTCAATACTTCTATTACCTGTCCCATTGCAATCCACTAACGACATATAATAATATGCATTATCTTCATCTGTGACTTGAAATCCGTACTTATCATAAACATGTTTTGCTATAGTGTTGCTTTTCTTTACAGCTAAATTTCTAGCACCGCATCGTTTTGTAGCATAATCTAAAAGTTGATAAGATAATCCAAGTCCTCTATACTTTTCATTGATTTCGAGATCGCTAATATTTTTGCCATCCCACCAATCCCAAATTTTAAATTCAGCAACACAATTGCCATTTTTTGTATGCCATTTATATTGGATTGATGGAGTTTTTCCCAACATTACTTGTTTTGTTGTCATATTAAGATTTCTAAGTTCTTTGTATGTCAGACCAGTCATTGTTAATCCTCCTTTGCAAATGGGTCATACTCACTAGGTTTTGCCTGATTTGCCCATTCAACCCAACGAACAACTTTTTCTCTTAGCTCATCATCAAGTAAAAATGGCTCATGAACTAGAATAATTTTGCTATTCTTTTTCATAATATTAGCATTATCGACGATCTCTTCATAATCAACGGGATACAACAACATCTTCGAGTAAACTCTATCACCTCGACTTGAAATTCTTCTAGTAAAAGACGCTTCTCTAAATTTAAATCTTTCAGTCAAATGTGGATTGAGCTCCAAATCATATTCTTGAATATAACCAATCTTCATCATTAATGCCACTCCTTCGCAAGTTTTTTCTTTATTAGATCTTTACACACTTCATCAAACGTTTTATCATATGTCGCCATTGCTTCACAATCATTTCCACAAACAAGATCGCATACTGTATCAGTGGCATGTGCATTCAACCATATTGCAATCTCTTCATCACTCATGCTGCGAATTTTATCACCAATGGTAAAAGGGACTTCAATTTCACCAGTTCCATTACACTGTTCACAACGTTCACTCCAAACAGAGTAGCTACTAAACTTTGCAACAAAACCAGACCCACCACACGTTGGACAATTAATTTTCTTCTTCATAATGCACCTCACCCAAATTGATATTCCACATGTCCGCACTTGTTACATTGATATTTATATTGAGGAGGGTTACTTGCAAGAACCATAGTTTTATTCTTGCACATTCCACCGCCACATTTTGGACAAATATACTTTGGTTCTGACCATTCATATTGATAATAATCTGGAACGCCAATAGATTTACGGTATTCATCTGCAGTCGGTAAATCAGTTGTTAGATCAGTTGTAAATACATCATTAATTTTTGCACCGTTACTATTCGTTTTACAACCTGTAGTGGCGGTTATGTAAGTTGTATTGGTTACATGATCTGTTGTTTCACGAAGTGGCTGTACAATTGGGAATGTACCATTAATCATAAAATCATTATTTGGGCAATTCTCACAAGGATTAATAATGGATCCATATGGCCCATTGTATTGACAATATTCACATGACTTATTCATCTTCTCCATCCTCCTCTGTAAGCAGATGTTTATTAAGTGCATCAAAATTCTCGCAATATTCTTTATAGACCTTATCAAGCACATCTTTATCAAATTCAAATTCATTGCAAAGTAACGTCATAAAGAACATTCTGTCTCTGGTTTCATTGTAATTTAACTCTTTAATTCTTACTTTAACTAAATCCGCCATTTGTAGTATCATCTTCTTACAAATCTCATAAGATTTATCATCATGTTCTGCAATTTCCTCTGTGAGCGCTTTTGTATATGGCTTCAACATCACATTGCTCAGATACTCAATATCTTCTGCTGTCCAATTTAACATATTTATTCAATCTCCTTTGTTTTAATCATGGGCGGTAGACCACTCATATACGGCATTATTCATATAATCAAGTTTAGAAAAATCATTCATTACAAGTGCATCATCCATCATGCATAGAACATCTTCGTCATGCAATGGACAGTCAATACAATCGTGATAAGAATGACACATTCTCGCAAAATCTTCCATCGTTGCCTTGCTGCTCATCGTATTATCTCCTCCAAATCAAAAAATGTATGATTTTTATCATATATATTTATGTTTTTTAATGTTGTAATGATTAAGTATAGTAACTATACATATTAAATCTCATCTTCAAAATTATCGTCTAAATCTACGTTTTTTGCGCCAAAAAGCTTTGCCTTATGCTCTTCGCTCATTTCACGCTTCTTTGGAGTCTTAATGGTAATGCCGCGCTCCGATGCGACAAGTGTCATGCAGCAAACAGTACCATCCTCATATACTCCCTGTAAAATTGGTTCCCATCCAACTTTTAGTGCCTTATTAAAATGCTTTGGAATGCTCGTTTCCATTGTCCATGTTTTATAAAATGGATCATACCAAAGGTGTGATTCTCTCTCTTCTGGTGTAATTCGCGTAGTTCTAACAAATGTTTTCATTTTAATTCCTCCTCAAGTTTAGATCCATAGACTATGGAAATATTTTGTAAAATATGTAAAAAATGATTCAAGACACTGTTGACGATATTGATCAATTTCCTGCTGCCGCTTCCACCACATTTCATCATCAAGTTTTGCTTCATGTCCATTTTTAATATCGCGGACATAATTTTCAGCGACTTCGTTTTTCTTTGAGCATGTATCTTCATTCATTTCTTGACATAGAAAAATCATTTTATCAAGAATCTGATCCCATTTTGCTCTATTTTCTTCATAGCTTGCGTCAATATCCAAAACCGGTGTGCTAACTTTACAATCACGCTGATATTGTAGCATTTGTGGAATTACTTCCATAAACCATGTGTCCATACTAAGAACATCATAGTCCGCCCAGCCTCTAAATGCACGTTGGAACCGATACTTAATTGCAAGCGGCAAGTCTTTAAATTGATGTAGAGTGTGTGGAAACTTATAGTCCTTAAATGATTTAGTTAATTCAAACATAGTTCAAAATACCCCCTATAGTTTATAGAAACATAATTTCATATCCAAATATTTTTTTCTTCTTCCAAAATTTCCACCATGGCTTTGGCTCATAATATACACAAGATATGATTGCATTAAAATCTTTATATTTATCTCCTAGTTTATATGTATCTCCATCATAGCCCATCCATACTACATCTCCTGAACTGATCAAAGCGACTTTTGCATTTCCAATAATTTTCTCTGTCTTAATTGGTTTATTCAAGTCAATAGTTAAATCAGTGCAACTTATAGGATAATCTTTAGCAGAAATTTCTACCTTATAGACGTCTTTCATCATTAACTCTCCTTGTCCTTTTTCTTAAATATCAAATCAAATCCGAATAATACACTTAGGACAATTAGTAGTAGAATACTAACGAAAGCAAAACTGGGATAAACTATTAGACTTAATGCTGTTAAAATAACTGAACCAATCACATTATATGTAGAATTTGCCAGTTTAAAAACTTGAACAGGGTAACAAATACCATATTTAAATATGATTTTATATACGCCTATTGGATTATCAGACTTGGAATCAGAATTCAAATAAAAACCTATATATCCTGAAGCAAATATTAATCCAATTACAAATATTACTCCAATTACACTTCTAAGCAATAATAATGTCATCATAATTTAATCCTCCTTCACATCATATCCAGCATAATATCCAAGAATTTCAAGCACTCTATTCAGGAATTTTAGCCGTTGAGTATTTGCCATATCATAATATTCATTGGAGAAATTACTAGACTGTAAATCATAAATAATTGCATCTGCATAACGTCCAAATTCATTGTCCATATTAACCTACTCCTCATTTACTTAAAATATTTTTCCCAAGCAGAAGTGGGGCAGTCAATATAATTAAGGTCAATGTCATCGTCCCATTCAACTTGTGGGCCAGTCTGTTCATCTGCAAAATGGCAAGCACAATTTACAGCAACTCCATCCAATGCATCTTGATCAATCATAGTTTTGATTTCATCCAAAGATAAATTATTTTCTAAGTCACATACATATAGTGTCATCTTATAAAGTTGCGCCATAATTATCCCTCCTATAATTTTGTATTGTTTACATCAAACGCTTCTTGTGGATTATAATCTGTCAGTAGAGCGATTTGCTCTTTATATATCTTGTCATTCTGTCCACCATAATAGATATGAGGATTAACAATAATCTTCCAAGTAGATTTGGATGAGGGTGATTTAATAAATTTAATTAAACTTTGACAATTATATTCTAATGCGCTAAGATCTTTTATTAATCTCTTTGCATTGCTTTTATTATAGCCAATAATATCACAAAACTCCGTTAAAGTAATAAGTTGAATTTTGTCAGGATTTTGTTCTTCTGGATTTTTACATACAATATTAGTCTTGCGATTTATAAAAGGAATTAATCTATACAAATATGAAATTTGCACAAAAGCTTTCTCGTCATGATACGACTCATATATTTTTTTAATAAAACTACAATAAAGTCGTGTGCAGTCAAAATTATTGTTCGTTTCTTGTAGACTCCCCTTCGCAAAATAATCTTTATTTAAACATAAGCATTTTTCAAGTTTGTCTTCAAAAACAACATCATTGTCCATCATGCTTCTTAAAAATTCTGACCAATATTTGCTAGACAATTTTAATTTTGATTTAATAATGTTTGTTGGCGGCAGTCTACCATTATAATCAACTAAAGTTGCTAAATAAATGAGCCTTACTAAGTGACTCTTTTTTATATTTGGAAGTAATTTTTCTCCATATTTAAAAAACATCCATGAAAAATCACAATAAAAGGCGTAATTACTATCTTTCACTACATCTTTTATAGGTTCTATGTAAGGACATTCCACGTTCTCTTCTAAATACACTAATTCTGTTGTAATATTTATTGATGATTTAATTGTTTTTAATTTCTCGTCAAAGTGCTCATTATAAATATAAAAATACTCTTTTCTTAAATCTTTATCTAGAAATTGTCTGCATTCACAAAACCCATTAGAGAAAAATTTGTTAACATTGTCCTCATCAACGTGTAAAATTTGCATATTTTCATTCTTGTCAAACACATCAGGAATTTTTTTATTTGCAATTGGAAGTTTTCCTTTTATAATTTCTGATTCATATATATTTAACTTCTCTTGCTTCATTTTAAAGCTAAAATCATCCGAAATATGTACAAAAACCACAAAAGTAATTAAACAATCATTTTGCAAAGCTTGACGTAGCAATAAATATAATTGTGTATTTGGATTGTTTTCATCATTCCACTTGCATATCCAATATAAATGATCTGCAAGCCTTCTTAGTAAATTTAAACTTTGCCCTACATAAATTGTAACTCCATTAATACATATGCCATAAACCCCTGCCTTTTTATCAAGTTCTTGTGCCCCAAGAGTTAACAACTTGTTATAATATTTTTCACTTCCATTTGGATGTTTATATGATTTTATTGTTTTCTTACTGTCAGTTTTAATTTTCAATCATCTTCTTCCCAAGTTTTAAATCTTCTGGTTTATCCCCGCCAATCCAGTCAATAAGTAGGTTTCGCATGCGCTTGCTAGGAATATAGAGCCAAATTTCTTTTCCATCACGAATTGCAGATCTAAAAATCCATTGGATTAGTTCTGATAGAGCATAGGCATCTTCCTCCACGCGCACTCCATTTTGCGTAAAGAAATTCTTTAGAGTTGGATTAAAAAATCTATTAACCAAATAAGCAACTGCATAACATTCTCTATAAGTATTAACTGCTCTTGCGTTACATGCTAGAAAACCACGTGAATATCCTGCACCACTTAACTTATTCTCATAATCAGAAAATGTTGTCCATAGATTAGCTTTTGATGGGGTGCTCATTCTTCTACGGAAGAAAGTGTTAAGATTATTTTTAATTTGTTTCATGCAATCATTATTTCTATTTCTGAAGTACCACGCTTTAGATAATGAATTATCCGCAAATCCAATTCTATTAAGCTTATCATCATCAACAATATGAATTAAATCTTTATATTCTGGAATAGAATAAAATACTTCTTTGTTTGTAAAGCGATATGTATCCAAAGAATCTCCGGCAACATAAATATATTTATATTCAACATTATGATAATCATAGTAATATCTTTGTATTTGCGCATCAAACATATAAGTTAAAATATAAATATCATCAAATGCTTTAAATGCTTCAATAGGAAATAGCCACAATAGAACACAATCTCCATATATAGCCACCATGTTAAGCTCACAAAGCTTTTTGTATTTTTCAAATTCCCCTTTATATGTTTCTGCTGTCCAATGAAGCATATGTCCGTCTACAATTTCAACATATTTCTCTAGTAGCGTATCTAGGTCATCTTTTGAAATATCTAATTCCTGAACAACGTCCGCAACTTCATCCATAATAAGTACATACCCATAGCTCCGTGCAATGTCAATAATCTCTTGATCAAATTTTAAAAATAGTGCATGTGTTGACACAATGTTATAACCCTTATTAAATAGCTGCTTGATATCATTTAGTTTTGATCTGTGCATTTCTGGTTGTTTAAATTTTTTCTCTGGACAAGAATTAATAATTCTTTGTACTTCATCTAAGAATGGTGTAATGTATAAAATTCTTATATCATCCAGTGTGCTGTTAATATAATTAATTGCTGCACTAGTTTTTCCTGCCCCCGGCAGGGCATCTACAATCTTGACTTCCATAGATTTACCTCCTTGTGTCTTTTTACTTGTGTTTGATTGTTACTTGTACATGTATTTTTTGAAAAACTTGTACTTTTTTAAAAAATAGTCAATGCTTTATTCACATGCATTTTACATTTGTTAGATTTTTTCGGGGCACCACCCGATGCTTCGCATCGTTTTGTACAAACCGTAACAGTCATCAATGTATTCTACATGTATTTAACCACCTACCCTTTTTAATAGAAAGGGTATAAAAACTTGTACAAAATCAAAATGCGCTGAAACAGCAACGTAACGTATTATATATATTATATATATTATATTATATATTATATATACTATAATTTTGTACTGTGGCTAATATATCATAAGACAACCAGTTTGTCAATACCTGCAATCAACAAGAGAAAGAGTGCATATTCTAATACTGGATTTTGTTAACGAGCGTAGCGAAGTTAGCAAAAGCCAACCGTGCGGTAGGAGCGAAGCGACGCATAGCACGGAATACAGGCTCCGCCGCGCAGCGGTGGATACAGTGCAATGGAGAGATGCTGTATATATTATATATATATTATACAGAATATATAATATTTAATAATAGATAGTATTATATATTATAAATTATATATAACGTGCTATATATCCGCTTTAGAAACATAACACTATAGTGGGGAAGATTACCTTTCCCCACCATCTGCCTCGCTATGCAAGCATAGCTCGCCACCTGCGATGGAAAGGTATCCCCCACACCCCCTTACCAAAGATCGCTTAACAACAATATGCATACATTTTGAGTTTTATAGTAGGGAGAATGATTATATTTATATATATTTATATTATTAATATTATATATTATATATTTACATAGTTGATATACGTTTTTTAGCCCACCTGCTGTTAAACGTCTATATAACTGTGCAAAGCTGCCTGCCAACAATTCTCCATTTATAGACTGTCAATTTTAAGGGTTAAAAATGTGGTATATATGCATGATTTTAGAGATTGTTGTGCTCGTAGAGTAAAACTACATAGGTAAATAGTTTCATGCTTTAAAAGTGGGCATTTATATGGGATTTTTGATGTGAAAAATGGATTGTAGGGATGAAGGTGGATTCATATGGCTACATAATCCTTAATATGGCACTCGAAGTACGCATATTATAAGGCGATAGTGCATTTATTACAATGTTACTGCAAAATTATTGCAAAAAGTGCTATTTATTAAGTAATTGTTAAGCAGAAATAATTCACTGTTTGCATGTGAGTAGCTTGCTTAAAAGTACGATTGGGATAATTAACAAGTGTTAAATATATTTTACGCAAATGTTACGTGGGCTTTTATTTGCGAGGAGAATTAGGGCAGTTTTAAATAGAAGTGGAATAAATGCGTAGTACTTGTGTGATATTTGTATGGCTTATGTGGCGAGTTATGATATGGCAAACACATGTGAAATATAGAGGAAAATATGATAAATTTAAGGCCATTTTAGGGCCATTTTCGAGTCAGTGTATAGGATAATCACCCTATAGTCTTCGGGCAAAAAACACTATATCTTGTAGTTTTAAGTGCCCCCACACCACTATATATGGTATATTTTTAGGAAATTAGCAAAATATCTATTTTGTTGACTTTTTGCTTGTGTAGCAGTATTCTAAGAGTGCAAAGAGGAACACACAAAAAACAAAACAAGCGGTCAACACATCGCTAGTAAATAGCTTGAAAAAGTTATTTCTGAAAAAGGGCGATACACAAAAAAACTGCCGTTTTGTAAAGACTTGAAAAAGTCAGAAATTCCCATTGCGATTTGATCCTTGAAAATTTCATAACCTGCCACAAAAAGGCGAGTCAAGCCGAAACGGCGTTGTGTGAAATGGGCTTACTATGCACATATGAGCATAATCATTAGTTACCTATTATTAGGAGAATAGGCTAACAATGTTCCCACATGACAAGTAATATCCCGCACATGGGGCTAAAGTAGGACTATTAGGATATTATATAATAGTGAGGCGATAGCGATATGTGGACAGTTATCTATAAATATAGGTGATATCTGACTATATTGTGATAGATTGATATGTATGGTGACAGCATGAACGGGTATTGTATAAATATTAGTGACAATATACATATTATACACCAATAGCACATAATACATTGTATTGTGTGCTACTATGTGGGGATAACTATCAATAGATTATTCTTAGATAGTAGCACATAGCTACAAAAATAACAGGTTGTGACTTACCACAAATTAGGAGGTTATTATGAAAAAAACTATTGCAAATGCACTCATGGACAACATGACCATCGCCAATTCCAGCAAGGCGAAACTCGATGCCGAAAAGGTCGGCGTGGATGAATTTTCCAGCTGGAAATTCGCCGAAACTGTAGCCTATGAAGCACTCTATCGCTATGCTTCTGCACGCAACAACACTGCACACATGGGCGAAAATGCGAGTGTTGATGCAACACTCACAAGCAACGCGATGAAAGCAATTCAGATGCTTCTTGACTGCATCGGTGACGTCAACGGTCATGCTATCTGCAAGAATCAGTCTATGCTTGACGTGCTCGCAGATTGCGTCATTGCAACCAAAAAGCCCCTTGCCGGTGAGGCTCTTAAGCAGGATAGCATTGTCAAGAATTTCCGTAGCCAGCTCAAGGAAGTCAATGACGGTATGAGTGCCGAATACGTGGAAAAGCTGACTTCTGACTATGAAGCTGCAAAGATTAAGCTCGCAGAGCTTAAGAAGCTCGAGGACTCCTGCACCACTGTATGCACTCGTGTAACATTCAATTCTTTCCGTGCAAAGCTGGAGCTTGCTATGGGTGGTATCGTTGCAGAACAGGATGCTAAGACATGGGAAGAGCTGGAAGCAGAGAAAGAAGAGCGTCGCAAGGCTCGCCGTGCAAAGACTGCCGAGAAGAAGAAGGCGGCGAAAGAAGCTGAAAAGAAGGCTGCTGCTGTCGCTTAATTCCAGCAGTACAAAATTATAGGGGGCTCATGCCCCCTTATGCTCACATGGTAACGCCTCCACGTTGGCGTGAGTGGATAGGTGCAAATGCACTGAACTAAGTTACCAAAAGATAGGAGGGATGCTATGAAGAAGAGTGTCATGCGTGTGCTTGCCATTGTGGTGGTATGCGTCTTGTTTGTAGCCTATGGCAAGTATGTCAAAGCACAAACTATTAAATCTGCTGAATTGGTAGAGTACAATGACGAGGAATATATCATCTCTTTTGATGGGGACGAGCATATCTATACCAAATAAGCAACATGGGTACGCATGGCGTGCCCTAACAATTAACAAACCACCATGTCGCCGACTGTTGACGGCGAAAGAATATCAACAGAGCAAAGAGTGAGAGCGGCTTAGGCTCTTAGGGCTTGCGTATGTGCAATAAACATACTCCATTCATTCACATGAAGAAGGAGGCATTTTAATGAACAAGTTCGAGCAAATTGGCGTAAACTTACAGTATGACGCCATGAACAAAGAACAAGCACTCAGGGCTTTCAGATATTCCTGTGAGTGCTGTTGCACAAAAGGTATGTGGCTTAACTGTGCCATTTACTGCACACATCAGTTAGTCATGGCATGCTTTGACAGCAAGAGGAAATAACACAATAGGCATCCATGCTCTATGGGCAAGGGTGCCTTATTTATGCCCAAAAGGAGTTTTGCAAAAATGAAAGCATACTACCGCGAGAAGATCCGTTTGCTTGCCGAATTTGGGATTCCTATCACTGAACGGATTGAGAATCATCTCAAAAGCTGCACAAACGAAATCCAAATGGATAACTATTGCCATAGCCTTATTGCTAATTGGCTGGATAAATAAGCGAAAGGAGAAAGCGAAATGAAAAATCTGTGCCTCTGCATGGCTGCATTGAGTGCCGCCGTATTCCTGACATTGGTGCTTGCGTGGAGGTGTGCCGCAATTACGACATTCTTTGCGATTCTGGGCATCATCATCTCGCTGTCCAACGCAATTGCAATGACGTATATTGCGGTTGAGCTTGAGAAGGGAGGTAAATAACATATGTTTCAGGTGAAAATCTTCACTGACAATGACACATTCAAAAGCGAAAGCAAGGATGCGTTCATGGACAAGTACGCACTTGCAAGCGAAATTGAAAAAGTCTTGCGAACTATTCCCGCAAAAATCACTTGCGGCTATGAGCATGGTATGCTCTTTGACAGCAACGGAAACAACGTCGGAGAATGGAGAATTAAGTAAGCGAAACCTTTATCATGCCCACAACGGAAATTTGTTGTGGGTATCATTAAGGGCTTTGCTCAAATTTAAAAAAGGAGGTATAATAAAAGGGAAAAAGAAAAAAGGAGTTGAGGCAAATGTCAGTAAATCTAAAACAAGTTTATAATGCAATTCATGATCTCGGAAGGGAAATAGTCATGCTTGAGTCCCCTGATGATGGAATTGGAATTGCTTTTGAAACTGACGGAGGCATAATTAGGTGTGAGTTTGACGGAGCCCGCAAATTGACTGGAATTTTTGTAGACAAAAATATGGATAACTACAAATTCATAAAGGGGTGATCACGATAGAGTCAGACGTAAGGGAAATGCTGGAAGCCATATTGCAAGGCATGGACAGCATTGAAAAGCGAATAACTTCCGAAAGGGAAGCATTGCGTCAAGACATCGACAGAATCGTGCTTTGGCAAAACGGAAAATGTCTTGGTGAAAAAGCCGTTGGTGACACAAGATATATCCGTCCAGAGTATAGAGAAACGGAAGTTAAAAAGTTCTCTTTCCCAAAAAGAACACATGCTCTGTATGTAATTTTGGAAAACAAGGAGGAAGCGAAATGAATAAACTTGTTATGTCCCAGTCACCTTCTATGGACTACATCTGTGGTTGGAACAATGCAGTTAGCGACATGAGAAACCGTATCGAGACCAACCGTTCCAAGGCAGAACAGTGCTTGATTGACAACGGAATTGAACCAGATGAAGCATCCGTTGTTCTCCGGGCATTGGGCTACATTCTGCTCGATGAAGAACTTTATCCAGAGGAGTAAGGCAAATGAAACTCAAAGATCTTCTGGTTCTGTATGATGGTGCCAAAGCTATCTGCATCAACAACAACAATCTGAACTGCATCTATAAGGGAGACATCTGGAATCCGAGGCTCTACGACTTCGAGCATCGTGAGGTCATTTCCTTCGGCTTCTATGATAACGAACTTTGTGTAAGGGTGAGGTAAGGTAAATGAAAATTGAAATAATCCCCACCAAAGGCTACTATTCAGTATTCGTGAATGGTAGCTTTTATTGCACAGCAGACACTTATGCAGAAGCAAAAAGAGAGCTTGAAAACAACGGAATCATTTAATATAACATAAACAACACAAAATTGTAGCCTTATAAGGCAGAAAGGGAGCTTACATCATGAAAAGAAACGTTATTGTTAGCCGCGCAAAGTACGATATCACCCCTGAAAACAAAGACATTCACAAAGGGAAAGCTGTCATGTGTATTACGACTGGAGAAGTGTTCAAGTCGGCGCGAGAGGCGGCTAATTATTATGGCATTGGTTATGCGTCCCTTACTAATCAGATTGCTGGAAGACAGAAAACTTGTGGCGGAGCTCCACATAATCACACAGGAAATGGAAAGCAGTTCTGTTACATTTCTGAAATGAGTTATAATGCATCCGCTATTTCTGCAAGTATCATTGAAATGAAACTGCACGGTGTGTCAAGAGAAGATTACGATGCTGCCATGATGAGAAATGATGAGCTGGAAACGGAAAAGGCTATGCTTCAGTTTAAAAACAGAGAGCTTCAGGAAGAGCTTAATAGCTATAAAGAAAGATTTGATAGATGCTACAGTGCATTGGTCGGATAAAGGAGGCAATAGAAAATGAAATTTAAAATTGGTGATAGAGTAATTGCACAGCGCGGTGCTCCTTATGGCATCACAACAAACGGTTGGAGGGGACATGTTGTAGAGATTAGTAAATATACTGACGAAAACATTTTTGTTAAAGGAAGAAACGGTGAAGGCTATTGGGTAAATGCAAACTATTTTGATCTGTTGGAGGAAGAGGAAGGAGAAAGCAAAATGGATGTGAGTAATATCATTACTGAGGAAGAAAGGGAAACTCTTCTTGACCAGATGAAGCACTTGAGCTGGGCAAGCTGTCATACAATTGATAAGCAAAACAAAAGAAACATGCCTAATAGTTATCAAGGAATGTATTCTTCTGGTACTATTAGTTACATGCTCGATTCTCCTTCTATGGTGTTTTACACCGTGGATGCATCTTATGTTGACGTATGTGTTGACAAAGAAGCATATAGATATTGCTAAAATGTAAAGCAAATGATAAAATAAATAACAGGCAATATATAAGAATTGGAAATAGGAGGTAAATAAAATGATTGTTTTGTTGCTTATCATTATTGCTTGTGTACTACTATTCGGAAAGGAAGAAACCAAAAGCGGAATCATTAGTCTAATTGCAGTTTTATTTGTCCTTGGACTTATTGGGATGCTTGCTAACGCTTGCGGCATGCTTTAATCAAAAACGCACATTTATAAGGCAAAATTTAAGCTAAGTTTTGGGCAGTATAATTTGCCCTGTAAAGGAAGTCACTATCAAAAAATGCATATACAACAGGGCAAATTAATGTAAAAAACAATAAACAATACAAAATTATAGGGGGAGAGTGATAAAATGGAAACATCAATGGTAGTTGACTTCCAAATATTACAAAAGATAAATGGAGAATATATTCCAATTTCAAATAAAGAAGCGAAAGCTGTGTCAATAGGTGGATTTGGCTTTGAAATTAACGGAGCAGAAATCCCATTTGATTGGGATGCTTTTACTGGAACAGAATGTAATAAAGTATTTCAATTTCAAACAGGCAAGGGATTCTTATTTGATGATTATGAAATCTCAGATTGCTATGATGAATCTTTTGAAGAAATTGGAATCGCAAAAGAAGATATTACAGCAGAATTTCTTGCATCAGTAACACATATTGATGAATTCTTTGTGGATTTTGAAGACGCAAATGAGAATGAACAAGCACTTGGAGTATGTGGACAGAATGGAGATGATGAAGAAGAATATAGAATCAAAATTTTGGAAATGAAATTCATAGATATGGAAACTGACTCAGAATATTACGTAAAGCAAAATGTGCTTGAGGATTATAATAAAGGGATTTAAGGGAGATAAAACAAATGATTGTAACATTACGCAAATTTCTTGAAATTGCACCAGACATTATATGTCCTTATATATGCATCGTGCATCTTGAATATGAGCACGAAGATTGGGGGACAGATACAAAACAATTATTCAATCCATTAAAGAATATTAATAAACTTGATGATTATCTTGATTATGAAATTGTTGATTTTCATTAAGAATATTCTTATGGAGAGCTTGACGCGCAGTATATTACATTGAGGGAGGTAAAGTAAAATGAAAAAATTCGTAAATGGTTCTTTAAACTGCTCACTGGTTATGATCTGGTTGAGTATGAAGACGTCATGAAAGAATGGAAGGCAACACTCGACAGCGCAAAAAGAATTGCGGATATTAATGACTGCCTCATAAAGCATTCTGGTGAAGTTGTGGATTTGCTGAATAGCTATCTTAATGAGGAAGAAAAGTAAAATGAAAATGTTCACAGAGGAGGAACAAATTATGAACGTATCAAGAGAACTTAAAAAGAAAGAAGCAATTAAACGCATGGAAGCACTCGGACTCTTTGCTCCATGCATTAAGGCATTTAAAAACAGAGATGAAGTGCAGCTTACTGAGCCGACAGGAGGCTTGTACGAATTTAGCAGTAACAAAGAACTCACAGCAAAGGTACAGGAGTTTGAAAAGGAACATAATGCACTTGTGTATCATGTAATTCATACTCCTACAATGGAAATGGACATGTACAATTTCTTGTATGTGTCTGATTATGATGAAGAGTGGGAAATGGAAAATGAAGACATCAAAGATGGGTATGTGTTCGCCTATGTGTGGAACACAACAGTGGATTATTTCAGTGAGTTTGGTAGCATTGCAGTACAAGACAGATTTGGTGGACTTGTACGTATTTCGTAAAAGGATTTGTAAATTGTAACCTATTGAATTTTAAGACAGAGGTGATATAATAAGAATAAAGAAAAGGGAGTTGGTATAAATGGAAAACAAAGAATTGCAAGAAGTGGTAGACGCGATAATGCGTGGAATGAACGCATTAGAAGATAGCATGAATCAAAAATTTGCAGAAGTGAATAAGAAATTCGAGGCAATAGATGAGAGATTTGATGCTATTGATAAGAGATTCGACGCAATGGACAAAAGATTCGATACACTTGAAGAAAAAGTTGAAGACTTAGAGGAGGCTATTCTTGATATGGGCATTGTTAAGGCAACCGTAGATAAACATGACCATGATATCAAGAGATTGAAAAGAAATGCAACAATGTAAGAACGAGGGATTTTTGTCCCTTGTCTTATACAATACAAAATTATTGCAAAGAAAAGGAGGTATATAATGCTTTGCATGTATGGTGCAGAAAGCGATAATGTGTGTGCTTATTGCAAAAAACATAGAAAGGGAATGACGGTAAAGCAAGTCAAAACAAAAGAATGCTTGAAAAAAAACTGCTGGCACTTAGTAAAGTATGAAGACCATTCGTGGTGGAAACAGCGTGAGGTTATTAAGGCAAAAAGAAAAGTAAGAAAAACTATGTATTATTAAAGGAGATTAAAATTATGGCACATTGTATTGAAGTAAATGACAGTATGTTCAGCCTTCGTCAGAAACCGTGGCATTATGAGTCCACAAAAGACCGTTGTAAAATCATTCAGGAAGCACCGAACAGCAAGGAAGCTCTGATTGCGGCAGGGCTTGATTGGACTGTTGAACAGACTCCTGTCTTTATGGATGATGGAACGGAAATCAAGAACTACAAGGCAAACATCAGAAGTGATGATAAAACTGTGCTTGGCATTGTAACGAATAGATATAAAATTGTACAGAATGCAGACGCATTTTCCTTCACTGATGCAATTGTTGGTGAAACGGAAGATGGAATTGTTCGCTATGAAACCGCAGGTTCTCTCAACGGAGGTAAAAGAGTTTGGCTGCTTGCAAAGATGCCGACTAAGAAAGTGCTTGATGACGATGTGGAACCTTATATGGTGTTCTCTAATTCTCATGACGGAACTGGAGCAATCAAGATTTGCATGACTCCGATTCGAGTCGTTTGCAATAATACTCTCTCACTTGCACTTAACACCGCTCAGCGTTCTTGGAGTACAAAGCATGTTGGAAATCTCGACGAAAAGCTTGCAGAAGCGAGACATTGCCTTGGTATGGCAAATCTTTATATGGATGCACTTGACGAAGAGGCAGATAGACTTGCGAATATTAAACTTGATTTTGAGCAAATCAATGAAATCCTCGATCAGATGTTCCCTGTAACGGAAAATGATTCTGATCGTAAGAAAGCAAACATTCAGAAAGTAAAGGACAACTATTCTGTCTGCTACTTTATGCCTGACATTGCTAAGTTCAAAGGAACTGCATGGGGCGCTGTGAATGCGATGAGTGATATGGTCGGGCATAGCGCCCCGAACAGAAACACTGCGAACTATGAAGAGAACCGATGGGGAAAAATCATGGATGGTCATGCATGGATGGACGAGTTCGTCAAGCTAGTTAACGCAAAGGTTGGGGTTGGAGCTTAATGCTCCAGCCCTTAATCTAGAAAGGAGCTAACAAAAATGAGAGACCTCAAGAGAATTGACAAGTTCTGTGAGATACTTAAGGTATACTGGCACATGGTTCCCGATTGGAGATTTATGCAGTTGGTATGTAATCTTCAGGCACAGATTGGAAGTGACGGTTTTTATCTGGAAGACGATAAGGCAATGGAACTGATTGAGCAGATGCTGAAAGGAGAATAAAATGTTGATTAATCGCAACAATAATGAAACTAAACATGTAAACTTTGTTTCTTACACTGGGAGCTGGCCAAACCTGTGTAGCGGTGTACTTACACTGGAGATTGACGGAAAGGAAATTACATTTGGTTATGGTTTCAACTCTAAAGATGAACCGACATACAGACCGTTTTGGAGCAGCGGTGGTAGTCTAATGCCAAATTATGAGGGGGCATGGCAAGGTGAATGGCAAATTGATGTAGAGAGAATTCCAGAACAGTTCCGCAAATATGCAGCAGAAATTGATCAAGTGTTTAATGATAATGTTGAGTGGGGATGTTGCGGTGGATGTATATGAAAGTTGAGGGTAATATGGAAACATATTTCTATGATTGCTATGATGAAAATTTTAAGCCGATAACACAAATTTTTTGCAAAGATACAATTGAGCTATTTGAAAAAGTCCCGAATGTCAAATATTTGCTTTGTATGGATTTTATGATAGGAAGATGTTTTAAAAGAGTATCGAAAGATGGCGTTGGTTGTATTGTAAGGGATTCTAATTTTATGAGGAGGATTTAAAAAATGAAAGATGTAGAGATTGAAAAGCTCTGGGATGAGCTTGAAGATGTCCCTATTGACGAGAATGAATGCATTGATATTGATTGGCATAGTTGGAGCAAAGGGACTCATAGAGAAGAGATTTGGCATTGGTTTGACGAACGGCATAGTAAAGGCGTTGGATGGCTAATGAATGAAAGAGAAACAAAATATTAAGGAGGATTTAAAATTGGGACTTGATATGTATCTTAACAGAATGCCTCGTTATAAGAACACTACTGCAAATGAGGTAAATGCAATTGAGAATTATTTTGATTGGAAGAACACAAAGCAGGATTGTACTTTTGAGGAATATTCTGGCATTGACGGAAATGAAATGCCTAGCAAGGACGTAATTGCTTTCTACAAGCCGTTCTATATCAAGTGTTATTCTACTTGGGACACAGAGCACAAATACGGATATAACAGAATCATGGAGCAGGTTGGTTATTGGCGCAAGGCAAACGCGATCCACGCATGGCTAGTGAATCATGTGCAGGACGGCGAGGACGATTGTACTTATCATCACGAATGCACAAAGGAAATTCTCGAAGAGCTGCTTGATACTTGTAAGACGGTGCTTGAGTCGTGTGTGATGACATATGCAAAAGTTCAAAATGGAGAGCGTCTTATTGATGGAAAATGGGAGCCAATTTATGAGGATGGCAAAATTGTAATTGATTCTTCTGTAGCCGAAGAGTTGCTGCCATCTTGTAGCGGCTTCTTCTTTGGAGGAACTGACTATGATCAGTGGTATGTCCAAGATATTGTAGATACCATCAAAATTGTTGAAAGAGTTCTTGAAACAACGGATTTTGAAACGCAAATGGTTTATTACGTGAGCAGTTGGTAAACAATACAAAATTATTATTAAGGGGCTTGCGTAAAGCCCCTTTTAATTAGAAGGAGGATTTGAAAATGAAAACAATTGAAAAGACAACTACTATTTATCAAGCACTTGACGGGAAGGAATTCGCAAGCAAAATTGATTGTGCGAATTATGAGGCAGAAAAGTACAAGGATATTAATCTTCGTCACTTCGATTTTGATATTCCATATGGAGAGGATGGCCCGTATTTTTGGACTGCCTATAAGGTAAATTCTGAAAATGAATTTAATATGCTCATGACATATCTTGGGTATCATTATGACGACCTATATGGAATTGACAAGTACGCAGGCGCTGGTTGGTATGCAGTACAATTTCAGGATGATAGAACATGGGCAGAGGTGAAGATTCTAAGTCAAGTCGTAAAAGCTTTCACAAATATGCTTGCAGTGCTTGCAGAAAAAACAATGGATTTTGAGGAGGTAAATTAAATGGTAACAAGATATTGGGTAAATTGTTTTGAAAGGGAACTATGTATTGAATGGGATGACGCATATAAGCATCTTGAAAAAGAAATTCTTGATATGCTTGATGATTATTATCTCGAATGGCATAGCGTAGAAACAATTGAAGATCCTGAATATAAAGCATATGTGGAAGATGTCCCTTTGGAAGAATTTATGATGGAAAGATTGAGTGAAACCTATAATATGTGGGATTCATGGTGGGTTGAAGGCGACGAAGACAAGGACGGAAATGAAATTCAACCGTATAAGACTCATAACAATGGGTGTAATCAATTGGAGGTAAAGTAATGAAAGATTATGCTGTCGTATTTACTTATTCGTTCGATGCTGACGCGGCTGTGTATCTATTCGATACAGTGCTTGAAGCAAGGGAATTCTTGTTTAAGTCGTATAAAGAGGAACTGCGTATTGATACAGAAGAGAATGGATGGAGCTCAGAAGGCTATATTCAGGAAGACGGAATGTATGCAAAGATTACTAATCATTTTCAGGACGGAGATGATGTAACGGAATTTCATATTGCAAATATTTATTGCTAAGGGAGCCGCATGGCTCCTTTTTACTTGACAAGAATACAAAATTATTGCATAATAGAAAGGAAGAAATATTATGACAACAGAAAAGAAATTCTTAACTAAAGAAGAGTATGTTGATTATCTTGCCAACAAGTCAAATGAAGTGCATCTGAGTACGTCAAATAGAAAGACTGGTGGATGCTGCAATGACTTGGCTTTTCCAACTTGCACGTGTCGTGAAGACGCACCTTGTAAACATGGCGGTTGCTATTGCATGAAGGGAACGCAGCAAATGAGTTCTGTTTTGGCAGCATATGCAAGAAATCTCAGACTGTACAACACGGATCCACAGGATTTTTGGGAACAGGTTGCGTTCAAGGTGAAGCATAATCCGCTTCCACTATTTAGATTCTTTGATGCTGGGGATGTACCCGATTATGATTTCTTCTGTGGAATGGTCGAACTTGCAAGGCAATTTCCTGATATTAAGTTCATGTCGTTCACGAAAAAATATAGCATTGTGAACAAGTGGCTTGCTGAGAACGGAGATCTGCCAGACAATCTCAATATTATTTTCTCTGCATGGCATATTGGATGGAAGGTAGAGAATCCGTTTGGTCTTCCTGTTGCATATGTGGATTTTAAAGACAAAACTCTGAATCCTGAATTCCCAAAAGAAATTACTAGTTGCCCGAATCAAAAGGATAAAACAATCACTTGCAGTAGCTGCCGCAAATGCTGGGACAAGAGAATCAAAGCAGTTAAATTTATTCAGCACTAACAATACAAAATTATTGACATCAAAGGGGACTAGAATATGGAGCTTAATAAAATTTACAACATGGATTGCTTGAAAGGCATGAGAGAAATGCCAGATAATTGTGTGGATTTGGTTGTAACAGATCCACCTTATGTAATTGAAACAAGCGGAGCAGGAATTTATAAGCAAGCAGATAAGCAGTATGTAAAAGAACTGAATGATATGAAGGATGGATTCTCTACGGAAGTGCTTGATGAACTGTGCAGAATTATGAAGAAGATTAATATTTATTTCTTTTGCAGTCAAAAGCAAATTATTCCGTTGCTTGATTATTTTGTAAAAGGGAAGAAATGTAATTGGAATTTGCTAACATGGCATAAAACTAATCCAGTTCCAGCTTGTGGAAATAAATATTTGACTGACACAGAATTTATTCTGTTTTTTAGAGAAAAGGGAGTTAAGATCTATGGAACATTTAATACGAAGTTTACATATTATGTGACTCCTCTGAATCAAATTGATAAAAAGAAATATGGGCATCCAATTTTTATTGAAAAGAATATAAATAAGAACAAAACAATACTTGATTTTGGAGCTGGAAAAGGAGCAACGAGCACGAAGTATCTGCTTGGTAAGGGATTTGAGGCAACAGCGTATGATCTTTGGTGCGGAGACGGAGATGAGTTGCTGGACAAGTATGCTTTGAACCGACAATATGATATCGTTTTCGCAAGTAACGTGCTTAACGTGCAGAGTTCGAGGAAAATGCTTCTTGAAACGCTGAATCAAATCAAGAGCGCACTTAACGGCAACGGAGAATTTATTTGTAATTATCCAGTTAGTCCAAGAAAAATGGAAATGGATAGTTCTGAAATTGAAGAGATACTCATCTCGGTATTTCCAAATGTTACCAGAGTTGGTGGAACTAAAAAAGCTCCTATCTGGAGGGCAAATTAAGATTAATATATTCAATTTATACACAAAATATATTTTGATGAACAGTATTGACAAAACAAAATTATAGCAGTATAATAGCAGTAAAGAAATAATTATAGCATTTGAATGGAGGTATTCCTTATGAACAACCAACGCAGAAAAAAAATAGAAATTCTATCCACGGAAATTGAAAAACTTAGTAATCGTATTCAAGATATTTGTGATGAGGAACAAGAATGTTTGGATAATATGCCAGAAAATTTACAAGGAACTGATAGGTATAGCAAAGCAGAAGAATGCTGTGAACAGCTTGAAGAATGTATTGATTTGCTTAGTGAAGTGATTGACATCATGGAGGAGGTCGTAACGTAAATGAATAATGGCGTCATGTGTGATTATTTTGAATATAATGGCATTAGATACTATACTGGTTCAAAATTTAAATGTAACAATTTTGTAAAGACAAACGTTCAACTTTTTCCAGAAATTGAAGTCACATTTGTCAAGTACAATAAGAAGTCTAATATTTGCTGCATTCGCAGTAATGTTGCTATGTGTGAATTTGAGTTCGCGCTTAGTACTTTTACAGACAATATTATTTGCGTCACTTGTCCTAAGACAAAAGAAGTTGTAAATAAAACAAATGAAAAATATGAAAATGACAAACAATACTATCACTGGATTGAAGACGGAGAAGACTGCTATAAGGCAAAGCCAGATGGCCTTGCTATTGGCTGGATGTGGTATATTTTTTTGATGGCAATTGCAGCGATCTTTAATGGAGTTCTTGGACTCTGGGCGTTGATTACGTTTGGTTTTGTTAAATGGAGAAAAAAGAAAATTAAGGAGGGTTAAAAATGACAGGAAGAATGGAGAAGGAAATTGTTTCTACAAATAAGATGCAGGCAAAATTAAAAGGACTTCCTAAAATTTTTTCTGAATTTTACTATTATATGTGTACAACTAAATCTTATACAACAGTTGAGAGATATGTCGCATATGTGAAGGAGTTTGCAGAATTTCTTAATGGAAATAGAATCTCAAATGATTTTTATAAAAAGATAACACCTTTGGATATTAATAAATATTTTGCTGCATTGAAGAATAAAGAAACTATCAATGGGCATTATAATACAAGTGATAGTATTCGTGCGACAAAGTGGTCTGCATTGAATACATTTTTTGGGTTCCTTAAAGAAAATGATTATATTAAAGAAAATCCAATGGAGAGAACAGAACGTCCTAAAGTGCAAGATACACCAGACGTTGCTTACTTAACAGAAAGAGAAATGCAAATGATTCTTGAAAATGTTGATAAGCTTGCAAGCAAAAAGATGAAGAATAGGGATCTAGCCATTATTATGCTTGGATTAACTACTGGTTTGCGTGTATCTGCAATTACGCAAATTGATATTGGTGATATTGATTTTGAAAATAATACTATTAAGGTAATCGAAAAAAGAGGAAAAACATGCAATATTCTATTTGGTGATAGAGTAAAGAAGCAACTAGAATTGTGGCTACAAGATAGAAAAAAGTATTTTAGCATGGCAAATACAGATGCTTTGTTTATTTCTAGCTTTAAAAAGAGAATTACAAGAGACGGCATTAGGGTAATGCTAGAAAAATATAGTAAGGATGTGACAAGTAAACATGTTACACCACATGTGTTGAGACATTCTTGTGCAACTAATTTATACGAAAAGACTGGAGATATTTATCTTTGTGCGTCAGTTCTTAATCATAAAAATATTGCTACTACTATGAGATATGCAAATATGTCTAAAGACAAAAAACAGCAAGCTGCAAACATTTTGGATGATATGATTTAATAAGATTTGACAGTTATAATTTTGTACTGTACAATAAAAGAAACGAGAAATTCACAAGGGGTGATCATGTGTTTTACAATGAGGAGGTAAAGATACAATTTATAAACGATTATAAAAGAAGTAGAATTGTAGCAGAGACTTCATTAACAGGAATGTTTAACAAAACATATAAATACGAACAACAAAAAGGGAAAGATTGTAATAGCTTTTCAAGAAAAGAAATATTAGCGATGTATAAAGAATTTGATGCAAAATCTGTGCATGTGCTTGAAAATTACAATGTATATTTGAAAAGCTATTCTATTTTCTGTATGCATCATGGTTTTTGTAAGAAAAATAATTATGCAGATATAAATAAAGCTATGCTGCTTCAATGCCTTGATACAGAAACATTGAATCAAAAATTCTTAACAAGGGAACAGCTTGATGATATAGAAGATGAGTTATATAACTATACAGATAAAGCGCTTTTAGAATTGCTATGGGAAGGCATTAGCGGCAAAAGTATGGAAGATATTGTTGCTCTTAATAGAAGTATGATTAGCGAAGATAAAAAATATATATGTTTTAATGATGGACGAAAAGTTAAATTATCATCAAAATTATATAATTATTTAGACAAGGCATTTTCAGAAAAAGAATATATGTGTTATGGAACAACTATTAGGGTTAAAAAATTAATTGGAGATGACTGTCTCTATAAAGAAATGGATAATGCATATACAGTAGACTCAGACGATAAATTTTTCCGCTGGGTATATAGAAGAGTTCAAACATATAGAAAACATGTAGATATGCCATTGCTGACAATGAAGGCACTTGCTGCATCTGGGCTATTGTATAAAATTAAAAATGCAATGGAAAAAAACAATCTTGGATTAAGAGAATTTTTATATACAGAAGAAGGCAAAGCATTGGCGCAACAATATGGATATAAGTTAAATTCATATGTTGATGTTATTGCTAATAAATTTATAGATTTTGTATAGGCCGTAATGGTGCGGTCTATAATCTTAATTAACAATACAAAATTATAATTGCAAAAAATAGTTGCCGAACATATGTTTTTATTGTATAATTTTTGTATAAGAGAGAAGCAAAGGTAAATTATTTTACATTACAAAAGGGGAGACATAATTTTATGGAAAAGAAAATTGTAAATGACTTACATAATCTAAATGGTAAGAATGGGGAAATAACAATACATCATGATTGGTATGGAAATCAAAAAATTAGGGGAATTTTCCATATTATTGATGATGGAGAAAGGATTGGTGTTAAATTGAAAGATAATGAAATCTTTTTATGGAACAATGAAATTACAAACATTGAGGTAAGTGGAAATTACGCAATGATCAAAGGAGAGTCCATGCAAATTAAAATCGAAATATAAAATTTTTCGCTCTCTGATAAAAAAGCTTGACAAGACACAATTATTATGGTATAATGCAATCGTAATGAGATGTAATACAAAATTATAGTCTTTTCAATTGTTAAGAAAGGGGGATGAATAATGAATGAAATCAGAGAGCGTCAATGTTCAATGCCAGAAATGTGGAACAATTTTTCAGGTTGATGAACGAAATAATTATATTGAGTATTTATATATACAAGCGAAATGTCCATGCTGTGAGCACGAAAATGATATGTTGAATATAGGGAAAGACATTTTAGATAAATACACATATTATAATGTGGTCATGGATGAAAGATATTATAGGTATTAATTTTTATTTTATTAAACAATACAAAATTATAGAAAAAGGAGACTAATAAGATATGGCAAACAAACTTTTTGAACTTCCACAAACCAAGGGAACCTTTCAGGTTAGAGGAATTGTAAGCGGAGTAGAGAAGGATAACTTCTATACAGAAAAGAAGACCAAGACAGGCAAGGATTTCCGTATGGTTAACTTTGGCGTAGAATATGAGGACAAGAAGACAATTTATCCTTCGCTTAATGGTATGCCGCGCGATAAGGTATATTTTAGTAAGAAGGATGAAGATGGCAAGACAGAAGTAAAGGCAATTGCTTGGAAGGATAGAATTAAGAATGCACCAGAGGGATATCGTATGATTGGTGTACTGACTGGGCTTAAGAAAGTTCCGGGAGATAATGGCAAGCTCAAGAATGACAATCATTATAGAACAGAATATGATGCATGTGAATATATTAATGAAAATCTTAATGATGGTGATTCTGTTTTTGTTAAAGGAAATCTAGAATTTGGCAGTTATACTAACAAAGATGGGGAAGTCTCTCGTACCACAAAGTTTGTTCCAACACAGGTTTCTCTATGTCAGAAGGATGTTGACTTTGAGGCGGAAGATTATGCTCCCGCTCATGATTTTACGCAGACGATTATTTTTGTTGGTATTGATCAGGAAAGAGAAAACGACAAGCCAACTGGTCGATTTGTAGTTGATGCAAAGATTGTGAATTATAACTCTATTGAGTCTGCTGAATTTATTATTGAAGATGCAAAGCTCGCAAAGCAGATGCGCAGTGGGCTAAAGCCTTATAATTCCATTCAGGTTCATGGACATATCAATGTTGTTAATAATGTTGAGGACGTGAATGATGAGGAAGATGATGATTGCTGGGGCGAATCTAATGATATGGACAAGAGAGTTTTTGCACCGACTCATCGAGAACTTATTATTACAGGTGCAAAGCCATCCACTATTGACAAAGAAACATATACTGAAAAGGCACTTGATGAAGCAATTAAGAAGGTAAATGCATCAAAGAAAGCAGAACAGGATTTTACTGGTAAGGCAGAGTCAACATCTAACGTAGATGATGATTGGGGCGACGATGCATCTGACGATGAAGATGAACCATGGTAAGCAAATGCGTTTAGAGGAGATTAATTTCTCCTCTATACAATATAAAATTATATATAAAGGAGATTGATATAAATGGCGAGAGCAAGAAAAGCAGCAACAGTACAAAAGAAATTACATATGATTTGTTATGGACAACCTTTTACTGGAAAGAGCACGTTTGCATCACAGTTGGCATATATGCACAATGAAGATGGAAGTCCTATGAAAGTTCTATATATTGACGCCGAGAGTGGTTCGATTGACAATTATCTAGACACCATGGAAGCTAATGGTGTGGATCTTGGCAATATTTTTATTGTCTATTCACAGAGCCTTGGAGAAGTCCTAGATTATATTGATAAGGTAAAAAATAACGAAGACTTTTATGAGCTTGACGAAGATGGCATGGAAACTGATGAGATTGTAACAGACGCACAAGGCAACCCATTCAGAGCCGATGCCATTGTAGTCGATGGTGTCAGTGTTCTTTATACTGCAGCGCAACAGGGACTACTTGAGTTTTCTAAGAAGCGCGCAAGAGTTAAGGCAAACAATAAAGATCTTGTTGGTGACGAGAAGCTAGTAGCTATTGAGGGTGCATCACTAGAAATTAAAGATTGGGGATCTCTCAAGTATAAGGGTGCGAACCTTTGTCTATCTCTTCTAGGAACTGGCGTACATAGCATTATTACCTGTCGAGAAGAAGATGAAAAGATTTCTATTAAGGATTCTGATGGCAAGATTTCAAGTGTTGCAACTGGCAAGAAGATTCCTGCAGGATTTAAGACAGATCTAAATTATAATATGCATACTGTAATCCGTTTTTATAAGGACGAGAATGGTGAAATTTGTGCGGATGTTGAGAAGGATAGAACTGGGGTACATCCCGGTGAAACTTTAATTGATCCACAGCTTCTTGATTGGCAAGTTGTTATTGATAAGTCAAAGGGTAAACAGAAGTTCGTTCTCCATAATAGTCTAGACACAGCAGTAGAAACTGAGCAAGAAATTTATAGTGCAGAAGTTATGAGCAATGCAACTAAATCTTTTAGTAAGTCGGAAATGGAAAAGATTAAGCAGAAAACTGATACAAAAGATGCTTCTAGTGATGTAACTGAACTTCAGGCCAAGATTAAGGCTATTATTGGCAAGCTAGACCCAGTAGCTAAGAGCGACATGAAAGCCGCTCTAAAAGAGAAAGGGCTTCCTGTAGTAATTAGTAAGGTTACAGACATTGCTATTCTAAACCAGATTCTTGAAGTAGTTTCACAGTAAGGAGACATAATAAATGAGCGCCACTTTAATTAGAAAATGCGCGTTCTGTGGGGAAGATATTGTTTTGACAAAGAATGATATGCATATGGTTTCTTACAAGCAGAAAAGCTATCATACTGAATGTTTTAAAACAATGTGTAATGGGCGAGTACTAAAAAACAACAGGTACTCGTCCATTTATTCAGATGCCTTACAGAATTTAGATCAACTAGAATCAGAAGCACAAAAGAAATTAATGCATCGTTTTGTGCAAGACGAATTCAATGAGTATTTGATTGTACATTATGATGTTGGGGCATTAAGTCGTCGTTTTTGGTCAATCATTGCAGACATTCAATCTGGAAAATATAATGGAAAACGGTGCAAGCCAATTGAATTAGAAACATTATTTGATATGTGGAAGGACTATCAGAAAGAACTAGACAAAACAAATGCATGGAACAAGCATCATGGTAAGATGATTGACGGAGAAGTAAGAGTTAACTATGATCTTGCTATTTTAATGAGTAATTATGTAAAATATTCAAAAGCCAAGGAAAAAGCAAAGAAAGAGGCAGAAGAGAAAGAGAAACAAAGCCGCATTAAAAAGAGTGTAAACATTGATTATAGCAAAATTAAGGCAGTTGAACAGAGTGATGGATTAGGGGATATTAGCGATCTTTTGGAAGACTTAATTTGATAGGAAGTGAAAATATGGAACTTGAATTAACTAATAGCCAGTCCGAAATGCTGGTAGTTGGATCATTTTATAAAGAGCCAACATTATATTTAACATATGGAACCTCAATTGTCCCAAAATATGATTTTTCGGACAAGGCATGTGAGTTTTTTTATCAGTTATTTTCTGATTATTATGTTTCATATTCTGAAGATTTTACCGAATTGAAAATTAATACGTTCTGCAGCATGTCTAAAGAGCGTTTTAAACAATATAGACAGTATGGCGGATATAAGACAATTAAAGAATTAATGGCAATGAGCGACCCTCATGATATTAAGAATTATCTTTCAATATTTAAAAAGTTTTCATTGCTAAGGGCTTTTAATGAGACTGGATATGATGTATCAAAAATTCTGGCGATTAAGAGTTTCAATTCATTAACGCCAGATGATATTTGTAGAATTGTTCGTGGCAGAATTGATAAGGTAGCTAATAAAGTACAAGCAATTGATGAACCTGTTGTTCTTACAGAAAACGCAGTTTCATGTATTGATCAATTCCTATGCATGCCATCTATGGGTGTTGCTGGGCCATGGCCATATCTTCAGAAGTATTACAGAGGATTGCTTCCCGGAAACGTTTTGATGACAGGTGCTTTGAGCAATAGCGGTAAGGGCAGAAATCTCGTTTATCTCATTGCATATCTAGTCCTTGTTCAAAAGCAAAAAATTCTATTGCTTGCAAACGAAATGTCGGCAGAGAGTATTAAATTGAATTTCTTAGTTACATGCATTAATTCTCCAGAGATTCAAGAGCTACATGGAATTAAAGATGTTTATAAACCAGAAAGAGAAATCGCACTCGGATCATATAAAGATGATAACGGAAAGTACATTTATAGACAGATGGATGATAATGGCGTGTATACAGAAGATGAAGAGTCTTATAAAAAGAGAATTTATGAAACATCTTCTGAATATCGGAAAGTGCAACGAATTATGCAATGGGTTGAATCTGAAAGCAGTGGTAAATTTTTATTCAAGAATATCGGCTCTTGCTATGAAGATGAAGTGCTCGAAATGGAAATTAAAAAAGCCAATACAATTTACAAATGTGATGGTGTAGCATACGATACACTTAAATGCTCTGGGCTTGAGGATTTTGCCAAGTTAGCCGCAACTGCTACAAAAATTACAGAGTGGATTCATGAAACAAAAATGTATTGTATTTGCACCTTCCAGCTTACAGATTCGGCGCATGATATCCCTATTGAAAACTTAAATTCTCAGGAAATTGCAAGCTCAAAGAGAATGATGCATGTTACTGACCAAATGCAAATGTGGAAGCATTTATCAGCAGATGATAAGCAAAACTATGTATATGTCTGTGAAGATGATACTTGGGGAGAACCAATAGAGCATGATTTAAGATATGATAAAAATTATGTTGGATTAAGAATTGTAAAGAACAGAGTTGGTTCTAAAAATGATTTGATCTGCTTTGAAGTAGATATGGACGGAAATGTTTGGAAAGAAATTGGTGTGCTTAAGAAGAAAATGTAAAGCCAACAAAGAAAAAATTCTTGGATATAGTCTTAAGATTGATAGCATGAATTAAATAATATTTAGTAATGTATTGATTTAATTATACGAAAACTCCCACTTATATAGTGGGAGTTATTTTTTTATACAAAAATCGCCAAACTATCAACTGTAGTTTGTATAACTTGCTATATTGACAAACCGTAGAAATGTGATATACTGGCTATAGTACAAAATTATAGTACATTAAGGCAACAAATTTATAAAGGAGCAATCAACAAATGTCAAATGAATATAAGAATTGTCCCAACAATCAAAAAGAAAAAAATAAAGCAATTCTTAATCTGCTTCGAAATGGAAAACATCCATTTGTTAGTTTGGAAGAACTAGAATCTTTTATCTATTGTATTAACGATTTTGGTATTAATGAGCTGATTATTCAGCAAAGCCATGTTAGTAATGGATTCTATCTTGGTGTGGATGACGCAACTATTAATAAGTGGATGGAAAAAGATTCGATGAATATTAGAGATTGCCACAAATGCGTCTACGAAATCGGATGCAATGGCAATCCAGTAGGATGCACATCTTATAAGAGAGATGCGCCAGATGGAGGATGTTATTAAAATGAGTTTTGATAATCGGGTTGTGATTGTAAGTAATTATGCAACTGAAGCACTTAATAATGAACTGAGCTATTGGGGTGATCGTGGATTTAAGCTAGTCTCTACTGAAATGGCAGTGAATACATATGGCGTTACAGCTATGTATCTATTTTTTACAAAAGAGGCGTAAAATCAATGGATAAATGCGGGACATGCAAGCATTATATTGGTTGTGGAGATTGGAATTTATGCTGTGACATTCCACATCCGACTCCTAAAGAAAAAGAAAGGGGGATGACTTTTATATTTGGGCATTTGTGTTATGAGGACACAAGTGCTTGTGACATGTACGAGCCGAAAGGAGCAAACTATGTTAATGAAAATTGCACATCATAATGATGGAAAGGAAAAGTTTCAGTCACATACTTGTTGTTTATTTAATGATTCTGATAGATATCATAATTTTGACTTAACAAATATTTATGGATATGGCGCAACAAAAGAAGAAGCGATAGAAAACCTAAAGAAAGAACTTGCATATTATTTTGACGAGATCCACGTGCTAGAAGAGATGCTTTATGAAACAGATGTGCTCGATAATGATGTTGTTGAAGTTGATTGTTTAGGAAGAAAGATTTGAGGAGGACTAAATAAATGAGGCCAATTGATGCTGATGTGGTCAATCAAGTAATCATATTTGATAAAGATAATGAAAATATGAATGTTGCTGCCGTTAGAGAATACTGCTTCAAGCAGAAGGCGTTTCTTGATAAGTTTCCTACAATAGAGGCTGTCCCTATTGCTGAACTTAAAGCGCTACGTTATTACCTTTATGCAAACGATTTAATTTTTATGAATGGATTAAGGAAATTAAACGAACTAATAGAAAAATATGAGAAAAAGGAGAATAAAAAAAATGATGATATGTGGTGAAGATAGAATGTGTGCTCTCTGTGATGACAGTTGTCCTTCATATATTGAAGTAGTACCAGTAAAAGAACTTGAAAAAACTAAAGAAGCAATAAGCAACCTTATTTATAAAGCATTCGATGATATTTATTGTGATAACTGTCGATATGATGATATGGATAATTTTTATTATCATTGCGAAGATTGTCATAGAAAGGCAATGAATTGGAGTGTGGCGCGTTCGGCATGTGATGATTTAGCAGAGAGGATTATGAGTCTTAATAACTAAAACAAAGGAGAATAAGAATGGTAGATGGAATAACCATATTAAATAAAACAGCAGTTACTGGCTTGCCAACATGGGTATCAGTATTGGCATTCATAATATTTGTTACTGGATTAATTGTATTTGCTGTGTCTATGATCCTTGATGGGCCGGTTTGGATAACTACATCTTCTCTTATTATTAGTTTATCTATTATGGGTACTTGTGGAATTTTAACATGTATTATTAAAACTGGTGAATATCGGTATGAGTGTATTATTAATGATTCTGTGCCTTATAACGAAGTAGCTGAGAATTATAAAATTATAGAGCAACGTGGTGACATTTGGGTATTGGAGGATAAATAATAACTAAGGATTTTAAGTGAATAAAATGAAATATTGGATTGATGAACAGACAGGTTGTAAAAAGAAATGATGATTGAACATATTAATAGAGAAAAATGCGCTAAATGTACATATCATGATGCTTTTTGGGATGGTTCAGGATGTAACTTGCTAAATCATATGGAGTCTTGTAAGTTTGAACACAAGGATCATTCAGATGGATCATTACTATTTGCAAGTTTGGAGGAGATTATAGATGCGGTTGATTGATGCTGACGAGACTTTAAGTAGTTTATCGAATGATCTGCCATACAAAGGCAGTGTCAGGCGAGTGTTGATGCAAGCGCCAACTGTAGATGGAGTGCATGCACATTGGATTCATCATCCGGACAATCTATTTCCGACAGAAAGTACAATGGAATGTTCACATTGTCATGAAGAGGAAACTGTTTTTATCTCGAATGATAATTATTGTCCAAATTGTGGAGCCAAGATGGATGAATTTGATACTTGACAAACAGCAATTCTTGTGATATAATCCAAGCATAGTTGAAAGAAGTCAATATGTGATTCAAAAAAACGAAAAAAGCTATTGACAAACAGAAAAACATATGGTATAATTCAAGCATAAGTCAAAAGACAATACAAAATTATTTAAAAAAGAAAGGACAAAAGAAAAAATGGCTATTCAGTATTATAGCAACCCAAACACGAAGGAAACGTTCGCCGTTCTAAGAGGAACTGAGCTTGATGCAATTAATAAGATTGATAAGTTTCTCAATGAGTTTGACTGTTATATGATTCGTGAGAAGTACATGATGCCTAAGCAGTTTAAGGTTAAGGTCAAGCTTGCGAAAGGTGATGTGTACGACGAGGAGAAGGGCAAGATGCTTGCAAAGGAAAAGCTTATGAAGAAGTATTATAGTGCTTTTGATAAGCGAATTGATATGTTTAGAGCAGATCTGATTGCACTAAACAGTCGTGTATTTGAAACTCCAGTAGAAATTCTTGAAAATACCCCTTGACAATATGAAATTATTGTGGTATAATCCAGAATGTAGTCAAGAGAGAGCCAACTTGATTGATTGAGCCGATTGAATACATAAAAAGAAAAAACCACAAGATGCACTTGACATATGACAAGTAATGTGGTAATATGTAAGCACGCTAGACAGTACAAAATTATAGTTAATAATTAAAAATCACTAAAAGGAGATTATGAATTATGGCAACGAAGGAACAGATGACAGTCCACAAGGCGCTTGCAGAGCTTAAGGTTATTGATTCACGTATCAATAATGCGATTTGTTCTGGTACGTTTGTGATTGCGAATAAGCATTCCAATGAGAAGATTCATGGAGTGACTATTAATGAGTTCAAGAACAGCATGAAGTCAGATTTCCAGAAGGTGTCTGATCTGATTGCAAGACGTAATGCAATCAAGAAGGCAGTTGTTGCATCTAATGCAGTAACGAAGGTTAAGGTTGGTGACACTGAATACACAGTTGCTACCGCAATTGAGATGAAGAACCATGGAATGGAGTTCAAGAACACATTCAAGAAGCGTCTTGAATCTCAGTATGCTGTAGCAAAGAATGAGCTTGATAAGAACAGTGGTGATCCTCTTGAGAAGAGAGCAGAGAATTATGTTCTTAGTGTCATTCAGGCACAGCCGAAGGATTCTAAGATGGCTGTTGATTCGGAGGCGATGAAGAATCTTCGTGCTCAGTACATCAAGGATAACACTTATGACATCATTGATCCCATTGATGTCAAGGATGCCATTGAGCAGCTTGACAACGAGATTTCTAGTTTCATTACTGAAGTTGATGCTGCACTTTCGGTTAGTAACGCACTGACTGTGCTCGATATCGAGTATTAAGCAGCTAACTTGCTGCCATTCGAAAACCTAGAACGGACTTGCTTCGATGGTTTTGACCGATACATTGATGTGAAATAATAAAAAAATTGGTCTTCAACAATATTTTTACTAATGCTAATAATACAGTAAAAGATCTAATATATGGATTGACTTAAAATTGATTAAAATTAAGACGTACATATATTTTTTAACTGTAAAGCTTAAAGTTTAAATATCAATGTTCAGAGATCAATGCTCAAAGATTATTTTTTCGTCAAAGTTTAAGTCTTAAAGTTGTAAAGAGGGCTTTTATATAATTATTAATTAAAATTGTGTGCCCACAAAGTTTTACAAAATCCTTGAGCAATGGTTTGGTTTCAAGTTCAATGGCCATAGGTTATCCACAAGGCTGAATGGTAGCAATATTTGTACGAAAATAGGCTAATGTGAAATAGACAGACTTTTGAGTACTAGCAGAGCTGGGCATCTCTGAAAACTGCCTATAGATATGGCGGAGTATCCGAATGGCACAGGAAATTGACTTAAAATCAATCGGCAATTAAGTTTGCTTGCGAGTTCAAATCTCGTCTCCGCTACCAACTCGCTAACGTTTCTTTTGTATTTCTTTCATTCAGAGTACAACGAAGACAAGAAATATAGATAAAATGGTTTTATAATATGTCCAAGTAACTCAGCGCATAGAGTATGTGGCTACGAACCACAAAGTCGGGAGTTGGAATCTCCCCTTGGATGCCAACACATTAATGAATAACACTATTTAACAATTGAGATGATGCTAAATATGTATAGAAGAGAAAAGATTAAAGGGTATGAGCGCTATGAAGTTGATACTAATGGCGTTGTATATAGTCAAAAAGGAAATCCTTTAAAATTTCACGTCAACCATAATGGATATTGTATGGTATGTCTGTGCACGAATGGAGAAACAAAAGGATTTGGAATACATCAGCTTGTAGCAAGACAATTTATTGAGAATGATGATCCTTTGAATAAAACGCAAGTTAATCATAAAGATGGCAATAAACAGAATAATCATGTTGAAAATTTAGAATGGGCAACAGCAAAAGAGAATATGCGCCATTCTGTTGATATCCTCGGCAATTATTTAGAAGACAAAAATGCCAATGCTCGTACTATTTACGGAGTTGATATAAAAACCCATGAGGTTAAATATAGATTCACAAGTTTGATTGGCGCAGCTAGGTTTTTTACTGATGATAAAAATAAAGAAAGACATATACAAGCAACGTTATGGAGAGTCTTAAATCATTATGAAGCGTCACGTTCATATAGAAGTTGTTTATGGTTTTATGAAGACGAATGTCCTTATGAAATAAATGATGTAGTTAATTTGTCAGATAACTATATCCCAGATCGTGGGTTCAGAAAACTTTCAGACGATGATGTTAAATGGATTCGCACACATTATATTCCATACGATAATGAGTTTGGAACACGAGGAGTTGCTAGAAGATTTCACATAGATAATAGCACAGTATCAGATATTGTAAATTATAAAACATATACAGATATATGCTAACACCATTGACCTTGGCAAGTCATTAAACTACCATCTGTACGGGGGCATGGCGTAACTAGCAGCCGCGCAAGTCTCAAAAACTTGTGGAGAAATCCGTCCGGGCGCACATCCCGGTGCCCCTACCATATCCTCCTTTAGTGTAATGGTAGCACAGCGCACGCAAGGCGCTAGAGCGGTTCAACTCCGTAATGCGTTAGAGCGGTTCGATTCCGCAAGGAGGTCGTCTGGCACGGTCAGAGTGCAATATTTATTTAGTGGTTCTGGCTCTTACCAAAGCTTAAGCAAACAGAGCAAAGTTCTCACTGTGAAGAAGTGGCAAACGAGAACAAGACAGCACAGCTAGAAATAGCAAAAGCCTTGGGGCTGTCATTTTATATTCTCCTGTAACTCAATCGGCAGAGTCCGCAACTTATAATTGCGAAGCCCTCACAAGGTATATAGAGGATCGTAGCCTCTCAGGAGAACCAGCCACCAGTGATACGAATGTGTAACTTACTGTATCCGTGTAATATTTGGCGCTCTTAACCACGTAGCGTTGAGCGCTTGGACAATCTTTCTATTTCTACATCAGATAAGTTCGCCAAGAAATAGACTATGTATTGAGACGGCAGCATGACTGCTTGTCGCAGCGTTGAAGCAATTGGTGGGGTCAGCGTCCGTACAATTGCGGAGCTTTGAACGAGGGTTTGGGACATATCCACAAGCTGACGTAGGAGGAATCCGAAAGAAAATGTCCTTTCATTTAACTGCTGAGGTCGGAAAGGCTCCCGACGCTCCTCTTATGAGGAATCTGAGATGCAGGATACGCCGCCCTGCCAGTGTTCAAAATTATATTATCGTATAGCTTAATGGGAAAGCGCCCTCACTATCAGAGGGAGATACTTGTTCGATTCAAGTTGCGTTAGAAAAATGTGGACGCTATGCACGTCGCGCGCCGCCACCAAACAAAGCATAGCTGACGCTGTGGAAAGACACAGAGATCTGCAGGAGTCCCATAGCGGTCGATTGGAGCGGTTTTGTAAGCCGCCAGCTTTGCTCACGTCGGTTCGAATCCGACCTCCTGCTCCACATCGCTAGTTATCGCTGCTCGTAGTTAGTGAGTTGTTTTAGAAGCAGTCAACCCATAAGTATGGTGGGCGGCACACCAGTAGTCGTTAAGGGCGAGATAAAGCTGAGCTGGTATATTATATGCAAGTAAGGAAGAATTGGTCTTCTCTCATTTAACAAAGCTGAGATACAAAAAGATCGCTACTTTGGAAACGTTCGCTTTGGGGAAATGTGTGTTCGAATCACACTACTTGCTCCAGCGAGGTAACGTCACTTCCATCACGTAGCACAGCGGATAGCAAATAGTGAAAGAGATATGTGCACCTAGGCTCTTGTTTGAATTATTTGGTTATGATAAAGAAGGATTGGAAGCCTCGCTTTATGAGAGCGTAACTCAGTTGGTAGAGTTTTATAGCGTGAAGGGATATGCTATTGAATACCCTTAGTCGCCAGTTCGAGTCTGGCCGCTCTCATTAAAATATAGATTAGGAGAAATAGTTATGGCAATTAATATAATTAGTAAAGGAAAAGATTTTGATAATCCTATATTTACTCAGCGATGCCCTAAATGTGATTGCGTATTTACCTATCAGAATGAAGATGCTCATAGAGAGCCTACTGGTAGATATTATAAAGATTTTGAAGAGTATTTTATTAAAATGGACGATTGCGACAGACAAGAAATTGCAGTGTCTATTGAATGTCCTTGGTGCCATAAAAAGATCCATGTAAAAGATGAATATAAAAAAATATGAAAGCTTACAGTGTAATTGCTCAATTTTAATGGAGTATTGCATGCAATAGAATTTATGGATGAATGTTATCGTCCGACAAGTTAATTGGTTCTTGTCGAAGTCAAAAACCATTATTTTATATAACTAGTATGGGCCTGTAATTCAATAGTAGAATATACGCCTTTTAAGCGTACTACGGACGGAGCGTAACCGCCCAGACCCACCATTTATTCTCTGTAATTTAGTCCACTTGACTCCGGTACAATCTTCTGCTCTGTTACCTGTTTATGCAGGTTAGATGAATAAAGACAGAGCTATTTATGGCTGGCGGGAGGTTGGCATCTCAACTTGGCTCATAACCAAGCTCAATTCAGTTCGATTCTGAAGCTCAGCAACCAAATAGCGGATTAGTGTAATAGTAGCACGACAGACTTTGGATCTGTAGGTAGGGGAGCATAGCTTCTATCCGCTGCCATGTAAATATTAATTCTTAGGAGGAATATATTATGAACACAAGAACTGCACTACATTATGAGAATCGTATTGCGAAGCTTAAGGCCAAGAGTGAAGTTGTAAATGCAAACCTGATCAACAAAGCACAGAGGGAGCTTAACAAGCTGACACAAAAGTAAGAATATGCGGTAGTAGCTCAATGGTAGAGCATCAGATTTCCAATCTGATTGTTGCGAGATCGTGCCTCGTCTACCGCTCCATTGGCGTTGACCATTATTGGCAGCGACCACAGGGGGCCTAGAGCTTTCTAGGCTCCCATTTTTTTGTGCAATTTGCACAATTGACAAAACGAAAATATATGATATGATAACGATAGATTGAACAATACAAAATTATTGCGAGGTAAAAAATGAATAAGATTAAAAAACTACTTATCATTGTTGGTCTTATTATTTTAATTTTATTTTCAATTTCGATTAATGATGGTAAAAACATGAACAGCAAACAACCTTTGAAAGAAATCCCCATAGAATGTACAGCGACACCGGAACTAGAAGAAATGCTTGTCATGGATCCAGAAGATGAAATTATTGCATATGAAGAAGTTGCAGAAGTGGTCGCGGAAGATCAACCAGATATATTTTCCGCACCACAGCCACAATATTCTGAAAGTGACTTAATGCTTTTGGCAAAAGTAATATATGCAGAGGCAGGAAGTGATTTTCTGTCAGATGAGTGGAAGATGTGTGTTGGCGAGGTTGTGTTAAATCGTGTTGCATCTCCTGAGTTTCCTAATATGATTCCTGATGTTGTTTATCAGCCCGGACAATATCATGGAGCACGAAGTGGATATATTGCAAGTCTAATTCCGAGTGAGCGATGCATTGATGTTGCAAAAAGGCTATTGAATGGAGAACGAATTATGGAGCCTTCGGTTGTTTTTCAAGCGAATTTTAAACAGGGTAGTGGAGTTTATAAGGCGCTATATGATAGCCATCTTGGATGGACATATTTCTGTTATTCTAGTAATATGAGTTTGTATTAAGGGGAAGGTTAAATGAGATACATAAAAATGAGTGTATTAGCTAATAAGCTGAATGCACGTGGCGGAGAACAAATTAGCAAAAATCTAGTTAATTACTGGTTTAGCACACTAGGGTATGATGTTAATCCAGAGCAAGCAGAAGATAACAAAAATACAAATAACAACAAAGGAGAAGAAAAACAATGAACAACAATGACATGTCAACAGCGCTGCGCAATCAGATTGAAACTATTCGCCGCAAGAGATGGTGCTCTGAAAATGAGTGTAGAAAATGCAAGAATTCTTTTTGGTGCAATATGTGTCGGCTACTAGCTTCTGCGGCAAACTATATTGATGATATGAATGAGCAGCTTCGTGCACAGGAGAAAATGGCAAAGGATACTTGTGATCTACTTACACGTCAGCTACTGGAGGCGACAAACGCGGCAGATGCCATGCGAGAAGACGTTGTTGACCTTGCTAATGATCTTCAGCTCGGACATGTTTGCGAGACTTGTAGCAGAAGAGAAAATTGTCTCAAGAATAAGACGGGTTGGCTGTCAAACAAGCAGTGCGTTGATTGGGAATATAAGAAGTTTGTTACTGATGTGGTGGACAATTGAGATGGATGAGCTAAAACCCTGTCCTTTTTGTGGGAATGCGCCCAATATGCGAATTACTGGATATGGAGCAGTATATGTGAGATGTCCTAACTGCGGAGTTGAAACACCTTATTATCAGAATGTTGAACTCGCAACACTTAAATGGAATATGAGAATTGAGTGTTGACAATACGAAATTATAGTGTTACAATTGCTTATGATAAAACAAGTAAGGAGTTGTAACACTATGAAAATGAAAAAATACATAATTATATACAAGGATAGAGGAAAACACAAATGGGCTGAATCAGACAGCTTAGAGATACTACAAAGCATTTTTAGTAAATGTAGTTGGATTAAAGAATACAAAATTATTGACACATCAAATTTTAAGGAGGTAATGGATTAAAAATGGATTACAATAATCTAGACAAGCAGTCCTATGAAAAGGGCTATAACGATGGTAAGCAAGATGCAGCATATGAGATTATCACTAAGATGAGATATCTTAATTATAATATTATTGGCTTACTTGGATATGAAAATGTAGAGGATTATCCTGATTATTTGATGGTGTTTCTTGACGGCATTGCAAAAGAATATGATGTAGAAGAAGACGAGGTGCATTAATTATGATTTACCTAGATAACGCTGCTACATCTCCAATTTGTGAAGCCGCAAAGAATATTATCCTTGACAATCTTGACGAATATTACAATCCAAACAGTTCATATGAGGATGCTCGTGGAGTAAAGATTAAGGTCGAGGAAGCACGTGAAAAGATTGCGGCACTAATTGGAGCACAACCTGACGAGATTTACTTTACTTCTGGTGGATCTGAAGCAAATTCATGGGTTTCAAATCATGATTTTACACTAGCATCTAACATTGAGCATCATTCTATTGATCCAGACTATAAATTCAAGGTCGATTATAGAGGAATGGTTGATATAGAGAAATTTGAAAAAAGAGTAAATGAATTGCAGAATAATTATTTCGGTATTAGTCCGGGTATTGCTTCATGTATGATGGTAAATAATGAACTTGGAGTTATTGAGCCAATTGAAGAACTAGCAAAGATTGCTCATGATAATCATATGTTGTTCCATACAGATGCAGTTCAGGCATTCCCTCATATGAAAATTAATGTAGAAGAGCTTGGCGTAGATATGTTGTCATGCTCTGCTCATAAGTTTGGTGGGATTAAAGGATGCGGATTCCTTTATATCAAAGATGGAATTCATATTCATCCTTTAATTAATGGTGGAAGCCAAGAAAGAGGAATCAGAGGTGGCACAACTAATGTCCTTGGTGTCTTGGCTATGGCTGCTGCGCTAGAAGATACGACAACCCATATGAATGGAAATAATACAAAAATTGCACGTTTATCCAAGAAGATTAAGGATAATTTATTGAATGTAAAAGGTGTCACAATTAATGGGGCAACAGATAAAAAGCAGCATTTAGACAGTATTTTGAACTTTAGAATTGATGGTGTACATGGTTCAGATGTTGTTGCGATGGCTGACGAATTTGGGATTGCTATTAGTGCTGGTTCAGCTTGCAATGAAGGTGATGCCATTCCATCTCATGTGCTAAAAGCAATTGGTTTGTCTGACGAAGAGGCACTAAGTAGCATTCGTGTATCTCTTGGAAGATATAATACAGAAGAAGAAATTGATTATGCTTGTGTGATTCTTCCAAAGGTCATTGAAAGATTGAGATCACTTAATTGATAGTACAAAATTATAGAAAGGATTTAATAAATGATTATCAATAATAAAAGAGCGCTTGCATACACCCAGCATGTAACCAACATTCGTCCTATTGATGGTGCAGATAATATTGAACAGTGTAATGTACTTGGATGGAATCTCATTTGTAAGAAGGGTGAATTCCATGAAGGCGATCCTTGTGTTTATATTGAGATTGACTCAAAAGTCCCTGAGAGAGAGGAATTTGAATTCCTTCGTGCAAAAGGTTTTAAGGTCAAGACAATGAAGCTTGGTAAGTTTAATTGTATCAGTCAGGGCCTTGCCATGCCACAGTCTGCATTTAAAGAGTTGGCAGGGCTTTCAGAGGGGACGGATGTAACCGACATTCTTGGAATTAAGTATTCCGTACAAGAGGACAATGCTCGTAAGAGCAATGGCGATCCTAATGCAAAATATAAATCTATGGCCGCTCGTCACCAGAAAATCTTTAAAAAGAAGTGGGCACGTTGGATGATGCGTCGTTCTTGGGGGCGTAAGGTTATGTTTTTCTTCTTCGGCAAGAAGAAGGATAACCCTCGTGGTTTTCCTTCATTTGTTTCAAAGACAGATGAAGAGCGTGTAGAAAATCAGCCTTGGCGTATTAGTGATGGCAAGACTTATATTGCTACAGAAAAGCTAGATGGCACTTCTTGTACTTATGCACTTGAACGAAAAGGGCGTAATAAGTTTGAATTTTATGTTTGTTCTCGTAATGTAAGACAGCAGGACGAGAAGCAAGAGTGTTACCATGACCATAACATCTATTGGGATTTGGCGTTCAAGTACAATATCGAACAGCATTTGAAGGATATCCTGAATCAATTTCCTAAGCTTAAATGGGTATGCATTCAAGGCGAGGGCGTAGGCTCTGTTCAGGGCAATCCACTGAAGCTCAAGGAAGATGATTTATATGTTTTTAACTTTAAAGATTCTGAAAGGGGAAGATATAATTCTATTATTGGTAGAGCTATTATTGAAAAGATGGGCATGAAATGGGTTCCCATTCTTGGAAAAGTTCAAATGCCAAACACTATGGAGGAACTTAAGGCGCTTGCAACTGGCAAGTCCAAGGTGAATCCAGATGTAATGCGTGAAGGTATTGTGTACCGTTCTTTGGATGGTAGTGATAGTTTCAAAAATGTCAGCCGCGAGTATTTGCTAAAACATAATAATTAAAGGAGAATGAGATGAAAGATTGTATTGAATTAATTGTTGGATTTATCATCTGGTGCATTATTAAACCTATCATTATTTTCGGTGCTGGTTGGTTTGGCGGTTGGATCCTGATGAATATTGTTGGTGGCGCAGTTGCAACTGGACTGAATACTTTGTTTGAAACTACTAGATTTATGCCAGACATAATTCCTGTTGTGTGCGGTACATTAGCGGTTATTGGAAATTTTTTTAAGACGACTGTAAGTAAAGAGTGAGAATATAATGAACTATCATTCAGATAATTGGATAATGGACGGCGTTCGAGAGCATTATAACGAAGCTCTCGAATACTTTCCAGAGGATAGAATTGTGGGAATCTTCTATCAAGGTAGTGGCAATTATGGACTTGACTATGAAGAGTCAGACGTTGATACTAAACTTATTGTAGCGCCGACATTTAAGGATATTGCAATGAACAAAAATCCGGTTAGTACAACTCATATTCGAGTTAATGATGAGCATACAGATTGGAAGGATATTAGACTTTATATCCAAACATTTAGGAAGCAAAATTTGAACTTCTTAGAAATCTTGTTCACTCCTTACAAAATCATCAATCCAATGTATGAGGATCAATGGAATAGACTTATTGACGCTAGAGAAGATATTGCACATTATTCTCCAGTTCAAGCAATTAAGTCTATGCGAGGTATTGCTAAAGAAAAGTATTTTGCGATGGAGCACCATTATCCATCTCGTATGGAATGGATTAATAAGTTTGGATATGATCCGAAACAACTACATCATCTATTGCGAGTAGAGGAGTATATTACAAGATATATCAACCATGTATCATATGAAAAATGTTTGATTTCTGAATGCCCAGAATATTTAGTAGAGGTCAAGAAAGGATTATATAATCTAGAAGACGCACGAGCACACGCTAATGACGCGATCGACCATATTGATTTACTATGTAATGATTTTTTAAAAAACGAATACACAGTTAATGCAAAAATTGATGAGCTGTTAAATAGCGTACAGTACGAGATTATGAAGATTGCAATTAAGAAAGAGATTGGTGATTAAAACGACAGGAAAAGTTTTAGGTAAAATTACTTCTGCAGAATATGGAATGGTTAGCGATTATCCGTTTCTTTTTGGGCTACAGCTACGTTTTAAACTTAGCGATGGAACTTCTATTGGATGCGGGTCTAGATATACAGAAAACATCAGTGAATCATGTAAGTGGACAACTGCAGAAAGACAGTATGGTATTACAATGTGTGTTGATAAAATATATCAAATACTCCAAGATGCAAAAGTTAATTATGTGTCACAACTTGTTAATAAGCCCGTTGAAGTTGTAATCGAAAAGAATACGTTTAAAGACTTTAGAATTTTGACTGAGGTGCTTTAATATAGGTATAGAATTTAATGCAGGAATTTTATTTATTAAGGAGTACGAATGAATAAACCTATTTTTATAATGATGATCGGTTTGCCAGCAAGCGGCAAGAGTGAACAAGCCAAAAAACTTGCAGCAAAATATGATGCAGAAATTTTTTCTAGTGACGCACTTCGAGAGGAAATGTTCGGAGATGTAAACCATCAGACAAACAATGATGTTTTATTTAAAGAGCTCCACAAGCGTATTCGAGGATGCCTTACTTATGGAAAAAGCGCCATTTATGACGCTTGTAATATCAGCTATAAGCATCGCATGGAGTTTCTTAAGTCTCTTAATAGAATCCATTGTGAGAAGATTGCAGTTCTTATGGCAACGCCTTATGAAGTTTGTCTTGAACGCAATGCACAGCGAGAACGGGAAGTACCAGAGCATGTAATTAAACGTATGTATATGAACTTTAACGTACCTTTTTGGTACGAAGGGTGGAATGCTATTGATGTTGTTTATGCTGAAAATGCGATGGACTATAAAGGATGGGATAGAGAGTGGATCGAATCAGTGAAAGATTTTAACCAAGACAATTCTCATCATGCCTTATCTCTTGGAGACCATTGTTGGAATGCTGTAAAATATATTGATAGTAACACACCATCTTTTCATTCAACGTCCACTGAACTTAGACATGCAGCAATGCTACATGACGAGGGGAAAATCTTTACGAAAAGCTTTTATGATGCAAGGGGGAATCCTTCAGAAGACGCGCATTATTATTCCCATGAGCGTTGTGGGGCATACAATAGCTTATTCTACGAAATGCCTTGCGAACATCTTTATGTAGCACAGCTTATTCAGTGGCATATGCGACCTTATCTTGCATGGGAGCAATCTGACAAAGCTATGCAGAAAGATAGGAAGCTTCTTGGGGAATGCTTATTTAACGATATTTGTTTATTACATGCTGCCGATGTATCAGCGCATTGATAAAATATTCAATTAACCTCTTGACAATACGAAATTATTGACATATAATGTCCATATAGAAAGGAGAGTGAATACTTGTGGATGTACAATCTTTAAAAGAATACATATTAGACAATGAAAAATTGCCAGAGATTCTTCAGGAGATTGGATGCCATAGTATTCACGATCATGGTGGATATATTACATGTGGGAATAAAACTGGAGATAACAAATCAGCAATTGTTATTTATTTAAATGAAAATTTAACTGTTGTAAATTACACTCGTACAATGACGAGTAGTAAAAGAACAACAGACATCTTTGATTTGATTTGTTATAACGAAGACTATTCTTTTCCTGAAGCACTTAAGTTCTGTTGTAATTTATTTGGATTAGATTATTATCAAGAGCCAGAAGAAGTCCCAGAATCTCTTCAAATACTTAAAATGTTACAGCAAATGGCGACAGAAGAAGAGGACTTTGATGACACTCCACTAAAACCTATTCCAGAAAAAATTCTATCTTATTATCTCCCATACGGCAATAAACTATGGGAGGATGATGGGATTAGTCTAAGCACTCAAAAGCTATTTGAAGTTTCTTTTGATCCAATGACAAACTCAATTGCGATTCCAATTAGAGATGAGATTGGGACATTGATTGGAATTAAAGCAAGAAGAATGGAATATGACCCGAACAGCGGAATATCTAAATATTTTTTTCTCGAACCATGTGCAAAGTCAAGAATCTTGTATGGTCTATTCCAAAATATAAAATTAATTCAACATACAGGGACGGTATGGGTTGGTGAAAGTGAAAAATTTGTGCAGCAATTGTATAATATGGGGTATTATGGTGTAAGTACTGGTGGCACAAAGATTTCAAAAACTCAAGTTGAGATGCTAACAAGATTAAATGCAAAGATTGTTTTTTGTTATGATGAAGATGTCGATGAAGAACAATTAAAAAACATTTCAGATATGTTCTTAAATGGGATTCCAGTATATGCAATTATTGATAAAGATCATATTCTTGACAATAAAGAATCTCCTAGCGACAATCCCGAAAAATTTAAATATCTAATTAAAAATAATATATATAGTTTGCGTGAGGACAATGACGAATAAACAGAGAAAATTTTTTAAACATGCAAAAGCTGCTTCTGAAATGAGCAGTTTTCCAAGAGTACATATTGGTGCAATTGTCACATGTGGCAATAAAGTTGTAGGTGTAGGCTTCAATAGCAGAAAGAGTTCACCGATTCAAAAGAAATATAATAAGTATAGAAATTTTGATTGTTCTGCCACAAATACAGAGCCTCTTCATTTGACACATGCAGAAGTGGCCGCACTTGGGCAGTTGAAATATATGGACATTGATGTTAGCAAATGTGAAGTATGGACATATAGAGAGAATCTCAATCATGAGCTTTCACCATCTCGTCCATGCGCTGCATGCATGAATTATCTCAAAGACCTTGGTATTAAAAAAATACATTATACAACTGATGGCGGATACGCCGACGAAGAAATTGTGATTAAGGAGAGTTAAAAGTGTATAAGAGAAATTGTGTTGAAGTTAGTGAGGATCTCTGTAAAAAATGTTTTATTAAGATCGCCAAGCCAAGCAAAAAAAAGATTAAGCATATTGTACTAACAGACTATAATGCGACATGTGACAATTGTGGGCGAAAAGGGCCAATTGTTGATTATATTAATGATGAAGATTATTAATTTGGAGGAAATGAAATAATGACAAACGATCAGAAAGAATTGGTTCAGCCGATTTTAAATACGATTACGAACTCAGATATTAAAGAATTTGCCATGGTGCTACTTGAAGATATGCCAGATTACATATGGCACATTGGTGCTTCAAGTACCGGAAAATATCATCCCACTTATAGTCTTGGAGAAGGCGGGCTTATGCGTCATCAAATTGCGGTTGTAAGATTCTTAAATTTCTTTTTTGAACTTGAGCAGTATAACAGTAAGCTTACTACGAGACAGATGGATTTAATGCGTGTAGCGGGGTTGTTGCACGATGGTCGCAAAAGTGGTTCTCAGCAAGATTATGAAGCGTCTAAATATACAAGATTTAATCATCCACTACTGATGGCAAATGAAATTAGAAAATATGATGGGAAATACTTAGATCATGAGGAAATTGAATTTATCGCTGATGTAGTCTCTAAGCACATGGGGCAGTGGTCAGAGGATAGGAAAAGCAATGTTGTTCTTCCAAAACCTAACGATAGATTCTCTAGGATGCTACATGTTGCCGATTACCTTGCAAGTCGCAAATGCCTTACAATGGATTTTACAGGATATATTGAACCAACAAGTACAACTATTAACCCAGAAGAATATGTGTTACCATTCGGCAAATATAGTGGGCAGAAGCTCATAGACATCTATAAAGCGCATCCTGATTATTGTGATTGGATGGAAAATAATATTCATAAGCGTGATGTTCTAGCTGTTTTAAAAATGGTAAAGGAGAAATGTAAAAATGAAGATTGAGATCCTTGCTGGTGGCAATATTGAAAAAGCATTTAAAGAACTTGATGTAGAATTTGCTACAAAATATTCTGGTGATCAATATAAAGTATGTGAAATTGATAAGAAAGACATGAAACGCATGGAAGATTATGAAGGAGAATGGCCTGACGATTGGGGCTGGTGGAGCTTTACTAAAGGATCAAACATGGGAACTCCTTATAATTTTATTAAGATTAATGGTCGTGATATTATTTGTTGGGAGGGCGATGGTCATTGCAACGATGAATATAATACTCTTCTAGACTATATGAGTAAAGTAATTGGGGCATCACAGCCAAGAAATGTATGTGCTCTGGCGGTTGATCTTGCTCGTGCGAATGGAATGTCTATGTCAGAACTGTTTAAAATCTATCAACGATAATGCATTTCATAGAAAAACACAATAGTATATCAAAAAAATATGGCTCCTAGGCAACTGGGAGCCTTTTTGTTACTTGACAATACAAAACTATTGTGATATAGTGGTATCACAAAGAAAGGGTGCATGCATTTGAAATATAAACTAACAGGCAATAATGATACTACAAATATTTTAAAAACAGTATTAAATAATAGAGGAATTGAAAATTATAATAAATACCTATCATTGTGTGACAATTGCTCCGACGATTGGAATAATTTAGATAATGTAGATGATGCAGTGACATATTTCAATTATCACCTCTCTAATCATCACTCTATTGCAATCTTACAGGACACAGATCCAGATGGAGTATGTAGTTCGACAATTATGTATCAATATATTAAACTACTGGATGCAGACTATCCAGTATCAATTGTTGTGCATAAGCAGAACAAGTCACACGGCCTAGCACCTTGGGACTTTGATATTCCAGACAATACAAAATTATTGATTATTCCCGATGCAGGAAGTAATGATGTGGATGAATGTAAAAAGTTAATCAATGATGGTATTGGAGTAATTGTTCTTGATCACCATCAGGTGTCAACAGACAAATTAAATCCTGCTGTTGTAGTAAATAACCAAACATCTAATGAGTATCTAAATAAGGAAGCATGTGGCGCTCATGTTACATATAATTTTCTGCAAGCATTAGATGATTATTATTGGAATGATTTTTGTGAAGAGTATTTTACTGATCTAGTAGCATTAGCAGACATTTCAGATGTAATGTCAATGAAATCATTTAATACTCGTGCGATGGTTAATTATGGGATAGATAATATCAACAATAAAATGTTTAAAGAGATTCTTAATGCTCAGGAATTTTCTACAAAAGGTATCGTGTCTCCATTTACAATTGCGTTCTACGTTACTCCTTTGATTAATGCATTTTTAAGAAGTGCAACTTATGAAGAGCGTCAAATTCTTGCAAGAGCTTTTTATGAGGACGAATCTGAATTTTTTGAATATACCAAACGTGGGGATGATGTTCCGACAGCAGAAAATATCTATCAGCATTGTGTTAGACTTATGAAATCCTATAAGGGCAAACAAGACCGCGCTAGAGACAAAGCATATAAAACATTTATAAGTCAAAATAGTGATTCAGATGATAAAATAGCAATTATTGATGCGACGGGGGTGCTAGATTCTGCATATACAGGGCTTGTGGCGATAAAGCTCTCAGAAGCGCTTAATAAGCCTGTACTCCTTGTGAGAAAAGTGGATGATGTATTCGCTGGTAGTGGTAGATCATTTGATTATTGCCCAATTGAAGACTTTAGAGCGATGACAGAAGCATGCCCTGAAACAGTATTTGCACAAGGACATCCTAGTGCCTATGGCGTTGAATTAAAGGACATTAATAAGGCACGAGAATGGTTTAATGAAAATCTCAAAGACGTATCTTTTGAAAAAATATATGTAGTAGACTTCATTGTTGATGCAGAAGATGTATCAATTTCGTGGTGCCAAGAACTTGATAAATATAAATCGACTTTTGCACATGGAGTAGACGAACCATTGTGGTTGATTAAAGATTTATATATATCTAATGACAATGCTAAAATTGTCGGCAAGAACGATGATACAATTCAAATTTATGACGAGGATACGAATATCAAATATGTGATGTTCAAATGTGATGAATCAAATGAAGTGTTTAATTGGATGAATAATAATTTTGCAGGAGAAGAGACATATATTAATGTGATTGGCACATTGGGTATTAACGTATATAATGGGCAAGTTTCTCCACAAGTATTAATTAAAGAATGTGAGATCAGAAAGGATTAATCGCAATGGGATGGAATAGTACAAAAGATAAACTCCCTCCAGACATGGTAGATGTTCTTGGCTATACAGATGCAGATAAATTCAAAGTCGTATCCATTAAGAATGGAGTTTGGAACACTTATATGAATGTACTTTATTGGATGTGGCTTCCTGATAAACCAGATATTAAGTCAGAAGAGCCAACAAAAAGACGTGGTAGAAAGAAGGCGACAGATAAAACATGACCAAAGTTGATCAATATAAATGTGATTATTGTGGAGAGGTATTCAATGATTATGACAAGTGCCTTGCACATGAATATGAGCATCAGAATGATGACGTGTCTAGAGCAAAATATTTAATCAAATACAATCTAAGAAAAGATCTTTGTGACTATTGTGAGCATAGCTACTTTGTATATGGGTGTGAGATTGATTGCCAGTTTAAGAAAAACTGCAATTACAAAAACAATTATGAATTATTTGCGCCAGTTAAACCATTCCATGACAAAAGTATTCAAGGTTATTAAGAAAGGATAATTAAATGAGTTATTGGGATTATGAAGAGCCTATGTGGGAACCGTCTGAAGCAGATGAATTATTTGATGAAATAAAATCAAAGCTTATTGATGCAGCTAAAGACTCTTTGAAGAGTGACATGGAAGCGCTTAAAAGACGTAATGAGTATCTTGAGAAGCGCAATAAAGAGCTTGAGGATAAATCCATAGAAGTGTCAAGAAAAGAAAGTGATTTGGAATATAAATCACGAAATCTTCGTAGAGAAGTAGAAAAAGAATTTTATAAGACTGCTATTGACGATATCTTTAAGGATGCGCTTGAAAAATCTCAGCTTTGGATGGCATATAATAAACCACATGAAAAGCCCAAGTGCGACAAATGCGACGAAAATAGGAAATGGGTTTTGATTTGGCCTGATGGGACAACTACAAGCAAGAATTGCACATGTTCACAGCCAGATTATTGGTATGAGCCAGAAGAGACATGGATTGAGGCATTGAGATATAGAGTTAATGACGCGAATTATCCATCGGAAAGATATTACCGCCTCGATAAAAGTTATCAATGCACTGGTGACAGCAGATGGAATGATTATTCTTATAAAGATTTTGGGATCCAGTTTGTATATGATAAGTTCTGTGATGATGTTATTGAAAAGCGAGATCAACTCACATATGGTAAAAATATTGGGTTTACATCAAAAGAAGAATGTCAAAAGTATTGTGATTGGTTGAATAAAAAGAGAACAAGTAATGAATAATTATGTAATTATTGATAGCAAGATTACCCCAACTGACGTAAAGATTTATGTTGAAAATGGCACCCCTTATCTTGATTATACAGGGACATGCTATGCGAGTAACGGTGACAAAATTAAAGTGCATTTTCCAAAAATTGATCTTACACTTACTATAACACAAGAAGAAGATGAAGAGTGGAAGTATCAGTGGGCCTCAAGAAAAATACTTACAAAATTTAATGTTTGTGTGTCAAATGACAAATGGGCTACATTTGAAGTTGTTGAACGAGAAGTGTCAAAGAAACAGCTCGAAAAGGAGCTTGGTTATAAGTTGAATATTAAGGAGTAATTTATGGAAACTTATCCTCTTACAATATGCCCGAGATGCGACACAGAAAATGAATGGATTAAATATAATCCTATATTAAAATACAGAGAGTTTGTAGTTTCTGTTGATGAAAATGGGGCAAGATATAAAATTGGAGATGGAATATCTAAGTATGATAAACTGCAATTTGTATCACTGGAAATGGCAATAACAAATGGAATTATATACTGCACTGGTGGCCAATATAGCCATATAAAGATTGAACTAATAAATCCAAGAAAAATTGAGGAGGCAAACAATGATCTCTAAGGAAGCTTTTATTAATACTATGAAGCATCTTGAAAAGCTGGATACGAAAATGGCAAAAGTTGATAGTGCTCTAAAAGATCTTTGCGAAGACTTTTGTGGATTTTATATTACAGATATTTTTGATATTGTTATTAATTTGCTCGAAGAAGTGCTCCATGACCAAGAAGAATGGATTGGTTACTTTGTATTTGAAGAGGATTGGTTGCATGGATTTAAAATTGGAGATGTAATTGTTAACGATGTACCGGCTATTATTGATGATTGGGGAGACGTTTATGATTTCTTGATTGTTAATATGGAGGAAGAAAATGAAAAAACAATTTAAAACAGCTATTTGCCTTGTTGCTTTGACGATCTCTCTTCTATGTCTAGCAGGATGTGCCTCAACTGGTTCTAAGGATTATATAAAGAATACTAATGGTCGTTTGAGACCAACAGCCATGCAAGACCTATATTATGATACGGAGACCCAAATCGTGTATATACTTTTCAATGAATACACGGGATATGTTGGATACGGCTATATGTCTCCTTATTATGCGCAGAATGGAATGCCTTATACTTATGATGCGTCAACTAATACTTTGAAAGAAATTGAAAGGAATTAACTTATGGACAAGACTACACTTGGTGACAGAATGAAAAACAATTATGAAAATGTTAATAGATTTTATTTAACAAGAAGAATGCCGATTGTTATTAGAACGGACATGAAGGCTGGCCACACTTTTACTAAGGGCATGAAAAAACCTTTTGATGATATTTTTGTGAAGACTATGCAGGATACTATGAAGTATCTTTGTGAGAATATTCAGGGCTGTGTTCTTGGGTATACACAGAGTGACGAGATTTCTCTTGTATTAGTGGATTATGCAGAGCTTACCACAGATGCTTGGTTTGGGAACAATCTACAGAAGATGTGTAGCGTTTCTGCAAGCATGGCTACTCTCGCGTTTAATAAAGCTTTTACTCGTAATATTTCAAAACAATCTAAACGATTTTATACAGAATACCTTGAGGAAAAAGATGCTTCTTATATTGAAACTCTTGAAATTGCAATGAACAAAGGTGCAATGTTTGATTCTCGTGTCTTTACAATTCCAAAAGAAGAGGTTTGCAATTATATGCTATGGCGGCAACAAGACGCTACTCGCAATTCCATCCTGTCTGTAGGTCAGGCCAACTTTAGTCATAAGGATCTTCATGGCAAGTCTTGCAACAACATTCAGGATATGCTTATGACCCAGAAGGGCATTAATTGGAACGATTGTGCTACGACTTTAAAGCGTGGTAGTTGCTGCATTAAGGTCGATGATGGTCTTGCCCAGTACGATGAAGCAGGAAATATTTGTGGTTATACACAGAGAAGCCAGTGGATAATTGATAATGAAATTCCTATCTTCTCACAGGATAGAAATTATATTGAAAGACTTATTAATGTAGGAGGTTAAAAAAATGATTAACGATCTAATTAATAGATTACAGAAGTGTCCTGAATATTCGTGCTCTAGATGCACTTATTATGGGACTCCTGCTTGTGCAATCAAGGAAGCAATTGTTGAACTACGCCATTATGAGCAGGTTATTTCTAAGTAACGAGGTATAAATTATGAAAATTTTAGTAGATGAGATGCCATCGCACCAAATGGATTGCCCACATGCAGAACTGAGTGGGAATATAGAATATAAATGGTGGCATTGTAATTATGGAGATTGTGGATGTAAAAACACAAATAGCTGTCCATTCTTTATTAGCTTTGAAGACTATAAAAATCGAACATATGAACGTACTCGTTTTACATCAATCATGGACTAGAAGTATGAAAGCATATTATTGCTTCTGTATTGACCATTGTTGTATTCTGCTGTAGAAATAAAACAAAATTTTAGGAGGAATATTATGATCCAATGTTGCGAATATGCTTGTCCATATAGAAATTCGTCTTCTGGATATTGTAGTCTAACTGCTTGTTATAAGCAGCCAATTGTGCCAGAGTATGAAAACATGTTAATTTTTCCTCATACTATAGGTAATATTACATATTACAATAAAGAAGAATTAATTAAATGGGTTGAAGACCAGCAGAAATTTAATAAAGATACCAATTATGGAGTAGGAAATTGGTGTTAAGTAACAAATAAAAATATATTTTTAAGGTGAATGTATGGGATTGTTAAAAAAAGAATTTAGAAAGAATATGGTGACTCTTCAAAAGTTTAAACCTGTTTTTACTACTGTAGACGGTCATAGGCATACTGGTTTTGAATATAATTATGGAATTGTAGAAAAATTGCGGTGTAGTGTTCCAGAATATATGATGATTGATATTAAAAGGGATGGTTACTTAGAAGATAATTATGGGGTAATGTACCCGCTAGCAAATATTGTGTCGATTGATTGGCAACTGGTAGACGAAAAAAAAGTAGATGATAAATTTGGAGAATATCAAATTTTCGTAACAACAAAAGATGTAGAGCAAATATGCTAAATGTATGGTGGGTTGGTATATGAAAAATATAACTTTTGAAGAAATGTTAAATATGGAATTGCAAGACTTGTTACATGGTTATCCATCAGGCGGTTATACATATTATTATAAAGATGGTGATGGCGGATATCATGAAATTGTTGAATTGGATCTGTTGCGTGGTAGATTTGTGACAGATGACGGTGACTTCTCAGAGTTTGAATGGGAACTTAAAGAGAGTCATATTTACATAGATGAATGATAAAAATTACATTTTAATATAAGGAGTGAAGGTATATGAATAGGAGTGTATGGTGGGCATGGGCAATCGGAAATAGTGTATGTGTAATTTGCTGGACTACTCTTGCGATTGTTTTCAACAAGTGGTGGATATGTCTTTTCTCCATGCTATTTCTTTGTTTCCTCCAAACTGAAACTGTAAAAAAACATTATAGAATTTGCGATAAATGCGGCAAGCATAGTGAATATGCAGATAGCTACAATGAAGCATTAGACAAAGCGAAGAAAGCAGGATGGATTCATTATGCAGATGGCAATAAAGATTATTGCCCAGAATGTAAGGACAAATTAGACGAATAAGGAGTAACTTATGGATCTTAAAAATTATTTTGTGCAAGCAGTTGAAGAGTACAATATGACCAAGCCTTTAGAAATTCTTAATTGGTATCGTAATCTTTATTATAAAGAAGAAGCGCATACCGAGCACAGAATAATGGCAGAGGCCATCAATAATTTGTTGATGGCATATAAGGACGTATTTTGCGACGATGAGGAGTAAAGTTATGACAGACAATAAAGAATTTGCAACATGTGGCTGTTGTGGAAAAACTGTTAAAAAAGGTGATATGTATTTTGAGGCAGGATTTTTTGACAGATATGAAATTGTAGATAGCGAATATGTATATAAAGGATACGCGGTTTGTGAAGATTGCCATAATAACGACAAGTAAAAAATAGAATTTATGGAGAAAAAATTGTATGGATTATGAATTTCATGTAGGAGATTATGTTGAAACAAAGGATGGCACCATTGGTTATATCAGCTCTGTACGTGCCACTGGTGATGTATTGTGGATATGTACTAGCGATGGCCATGGTTATCATGCAGGTCAAGAATATGGAATTATGCATAATGTTGATTTTCCTTATCTCTATAACCGTATTGGCCAGTACACTTTTACATATCAAGACAAAAAGCTTAAAAAGTTGACAAGTTATGGTTGGAATATTGGCGTATCTGGCGACGATCTTATTTCAAAAATCAACGAGCTTGTAGATGCTGTAAATGAATTGAGGGAGAAAAATGGCAGGCAAGAAAAATAAGTTTAATAGATATGCACTTATATACTGTCGAATACGCGCCAAGCATCCGAATTGGAGCCATGGACAGATTAAATATTGTACTATATATGCTTGGAGAAGAACACAACATGGCAAGCAGTGAATATGATCAGCTTCATAAACTGTTGCACAAATTGCAGACAGAAGCGCCTTGTCATAATAGAGCTTGTAAATACTGTAAATAAATGGAGGAATAAATGATGGGTATTTATTATTTTGCAAGACCTAATCAGATGATTGGGCATAAGTTTACTGATGATGTCGCAGTTGTATATGCAATGAGCAAGGGATCTGCAATTAAGAAGTTCTCTGTATTATATAAAGATGTGCAGGAGAATGAAGTCAAGAAGATTAGTTTCTGGAATAGAGCCATAGTTTTAACAGACTATTAAAATAAGCAAAAAATAAGTTAGGAGATAAAATATGGAATCGGTATGCATAAATTGTGACTTAGGATTAAAGCGTTCAGAATGTACTGATAAAGAATATACTGAATGTGAATGCCGCAAATGGATGATTGAAGAAATGAATCAAACTACTTTGTTAGGTTTTATGCATCTTTTAGATGAAGTTCTTGAAACAGTTTCTGAGAACAAAAATGATTTACGAAACAATAAAGCTAGGATGATTGAATTTTTGAGTAGAGGGATGATTGAGTGAATAAAATTGAAACCATTAAAAATTTAACGGCAAAACTTTTGCAGTATTGCGATGAATATTATAATTTAGACCGTCCGACTATCTCTGACACAGAATATGATAAGAAGTTTGACGAACTTAAATCACTTGAGGATCAAACAGGATTTTGGCTTGCCAATTCTCCCACTCGTAAGGTGCAGGGGCAAGTGCTTGATTGTTTTACGAAAGTTAAGCATAGTAAACCAATGCTTTCTGCAGCAAAGACTAAAGATATTAATGAGATTAAAAGATTTATTGGCGATCAACCATTTTATTGTAGCTACAAGTTGGATGGGCTTACACTTGTAGTTCGCTACGAAAATGGGGAATTTGTTCAAGCTGTGACTCGTGGCAATGGTGAAATTGGCGAAGATGTAACCGCTCAAGCAAGGATGATTTCAAATCTTCCAATGCATATTGATTATAAGGACAAACTTGAACTTCGTGGGGAATGTGTGATTTCTTGGAAGAATTTTCACAAGATTAATGAGTCTCTTGATGATCCTTATAGTCATCCTCGCAACTTAGCAGCGGGGAGTCTCCGTCAGCTTGATACAAATATTACAAAGCAGCGTAATCTTTCTTATGTGGTTTTTGAGTGTGTATCAGATCTATATGATAACAATGCACTATTGGATTCTAAATTAGACGAACTTGGACATCTAGATTGCCTTGGATTTGAAACTGTTGGGCGATGTATTGGAAATATTGATGACTGTATCGAAGGTATGCAACCAGAGTGGTATCAATATCCTTGTGATGGATTAATCTTTGAAATGTGTATGAAATCATATTCCAAGACACTACCAGTTACCGCACATCATGAGGGATGTCGTATGGCTCTTAAGTGGGCTGATGAAATGTATGAGACAATTCTTCGAGATGTAGAGTGGAATCCAACAAGAAGCGGATTAATCGCACCTGTCGCAATCTTTGATAAAATAGATTTAGATGGAGCATTAACTACAAGAGCAACACTCCATAACCTTTCTATCATTGAGCAGCTTGAACTTGGAATTGGTGATACTATTACGGTATACCGCAGCAATATGGTGATTCCTAAAGTTTATGACAATCTAACTCGTAGCAATACACTAACAATTCCAAATACGTGTCCTTGTTGTGGAGAGCCTACTGAAATTAAATATACTGATAATAGTAAAGTTCTCATGTGTACTAATCCAAATTGCGCAGCAAAGAAGTTGGCACAGTTTACGCATTTTGTAAGCCGTAAAGCAATGAGCATTGATGGTCTATCAGAGAAGACGCTTGAGCTGCTAATTTCACATGGATTTTTGCATAATTACAAGGACATTTATCATTTAAAAGAGTATAAGAATAAAATTACACAACTGCCGGGAATGGGGGCAAAATCTGTAGATAAACTGCTAGATTCTATTGAAAAATCAAGGACAGTAACGCTTGATAGATTTATTACTGCGCTTGGTATTCCTAACATTGGCTCTTCTGCGGCCAAAGCTATTAGTAAGCAATTTAATGGAGACCATTATGATTTTGTACAAGCACTAGCTAATGGATATGATTTTTCGCAGATTGATGACTTCGGAGAGATTACAAATAAGTCACTTCATGACTGGTGGGATAGCAAAGATCCAATGGTTGAATTGCTTCCTGTTGAGATGAACTTTATCGTTGAGAATGATGTGGGTTCTAGTTCCAATCTTGATGGTAAAAGCTTCTGCATTACAGGAAGTTTAACTCATTACCCAAATAGGGATGCACTTGTTAAAGCCATTGAAGACAATGGCGGCAAATATGTATCTGGAGTGAGCAAGAAGACTGACTATCTTATTAATAATGATACCACAAGCACAAGCGGCAAGAATAAGAAGGCTATTGAATTAAATATTCCAATTATTAGCGAGGACGATTTTCTTAAAATGCTATCAGAATAAAATTTAGGGGAGAACTTATCTCCCCATTTTTTATGCATTTAACTACTTGACAAATCAAAATTTTGTGATATTATATGTATAGTTGAACAATACAAAATTATAGTTAAGGAGTTGATGCATGATATGATTGAATATAATAATTGCTGTGTCGCATGTGGTGAAATTATTCCTGAAGGAAGACAGGTTTGCTCACAGTGTGAGAGAAAATATGAAGCAAAAGATGATGCGACTGATAATATTCAGAAAAAACAAAACACATTTGTAAATTACATTAAAAAATATTTTATTTAAGAAAGGATTTTACATTATGGAAAAGAACAACATGAACAATCAGAACGCGACGCTAATGGTTACTAGTCTAGAGGATAATGGCGACTATATCCTCTCGTATATTCCGCTGTCTATTGACATGGATCTGCTTCAGCATATTCTAGCTGAGGGCAAGAGCACTAATAGCGAAGTCGTGCAGTACGTGCTAGATTGTGACGAAAAGACTTATTGGAAGGATATGTGGGAGAGTTTCAAGGAGGAGCCAGAGAATGACGCATAAGCTTTATTTTTATAATAGTTATCACGAGGCACGAGAGCTTGCTACATTTGAGGATGGCCTAACTGACGAAGAAGTGCGTAAGGCTGCGTATAAAGAAATTACAAAGTTTTGCAATGAACGTTACTTCGCAATTTATTATACGAGAATGTGGAATGCCGCAGGAGATACTATTATTGACGTAGGAAGCCATACAGAATTTTTCCATATCTCTCCTGCAGTGAGTATTGCTGAGTAATATACAATACAAAATTATAGAGGAGGTTGGTTGAATGAGCAAGAAGTGTACATGCGCTTATTGTAAGTGCAAGTTGAATAAAGAAGATGCGTTTGTAAAGCATGCAGGTAAGCATAATACATTTTATTGCTCGGAAGAGCACTATAAATATGCAGTAGATCGTAAGAAGAAAAGAGAGGAATTTAAGAAAAGACAGGCAATGAAAAGTGGTGAGGTTTAATTGGAGCTAACAGACGGGCAGAAGAAAGGACTAGAGATAGCTTGCCAGCGGTATAAAGATAATAAGCCATATACTGTTATTGCAGGTTTTGCGGGCGCAGGCAAGTCATTCTTAGTTCAATACATTATCAAAGAACTAAAATTGAAAGACAATGAAGTAGTATTCGCTTGTTTTACAGGAAAAGCGTCGTTGGTTCTCAAAGAAAAGGGCAATAAAAATACAATGACGGCGCATAAGTTGTTATACCACTCAGAAGAGCAAGCTGATGGCATATATATTCATACTCCGAAGACCAAACTTGACCATAAATACAAGCTTATTGTCGTTGACGAGGCGAGTATGTTGCCGCAGGAAATGATTGATTTGTTGCTGTCTCATCATGTATACACCATTTTCCTTGGTGATCCGGCGCAGCTTCCACCAATCTCTGGAGAACAAACTATTTTGAGCAATCCACACGTTTTTCTTGATGAAATTGTGCGACAGGCTCTTGATAATCCGATTATTAAACTTTCTATGGATATTCGGCATGGAATGAAGCTGCATTATACTGCAGAGGATAAACGATGCCGTGTTCTTCCTAGAAGTAAAGTGTCAGATAAAATGCTGCTTGGCGCAGATCAGATTCTTTGTGGAAAAAATAAAACTCGAAATGAGTTGAATTATTACATGAGAAAACTAATTCTCGGAGACAACTATAGCGACGAGCCAGTAGAAGGAGATAAAGTAATTTGCCTTAAAAATAGCTGGAACAAAATTAATAGCGTCGGGAACGAGCTTGTCAATGGCACTATCGGTACGTTGCAAAATATTCGCATTATGGAATCAAACTTTTATGGCAAAGTGATTTATGCCACCTTTGCTTCTAATGATGGAGGAATTTACAAAGATTTGATGATTGACTATCAGTTGCTTACTACTGGCAAGCCGACTGTGAATGCTGAGAATTGGAAGCAATTCGCTGGTATTGAGAAACCACTACAGTTTGCTTTCGGCTATGTGTGTACCGTACATAAATATCAAGGCTCGGAAGCTGACAGAGTTGTTGTTTTTGACGAAGCGTTCGGAGACGCGGATGAACAAAGAAAATGGCGATACACAGCGGTGACACGCGCCGCTAAACAATTGGTATTAGTGGAATAACAATACAAAATTACTATTGGGGGTGAGAAGATGGGGAAAGTGACTTGGACTAAAGAACAGGAAGAGTATCTAGAAAAATTATATTCACAATACCTTCCATTAAAAGATATTGTTGAGAAAATAAATGATTTTTCTGGGATTGCCCGTACATATACGGCAGTCTCTAATAAAGCAGGAAGTATGGGGTTAACTAAAAAATATATAAAGCAAAATAATGCTCATTTTGAAGCGATTTATCAAAATTACAATTGGTATTATGACATGTTCGTTGAAAGAGGATTGAATCATGACGAAATGGCAAAAATCGCGAGCTGTACAAAACGAGTAATAGAGAAATGGGGACAAGAAAAGCACCATATAGACACATACACTAGGATGAAAAATAAACAAATAAATGCACAACAGCATGATTTAATTATTGGTTCATTGCTAGGAGATGGACACATTGATAAAAGAGAAGATTTCCCATTGTTTATTGTAAGTCATGCAAAAAATCAAAAAGATTATCTGTATTATAAATATGAAATTATGAAAGATTTGTGTGAGATGACTCCAACGGAGTACAATGGAAAAAAAGAATATTCTATAATGGGCAGTGTATGTAATTGTCAAGATTTTTATAGATTCAATACTAGGACATACTATTCGTTAAAGCCGTTTCGAGATATGACAAAGATAGACTTAATTCGTTGTCTTAATGAATATTCATTCTCTATTTGGATGTTAGACGATGCGCATTGTAATATAAAAGGATATTGGGAGTTGTGCGCTCCATTGGAAACAGAGTCTGAAAGAAAAGAGCTGATATCATCCCTTCAAAACAAATTTGGCCTATCAACAGTTCAGAAAAAAGA